GTCTGGACAAAACGTCCGATTCCAGAGTGGTTTATAGCTGCTTAGTATAAATAAGAATAACACGGCCGGCCCAGTAGCAATACTCGGGCCGGTTTTCTTTTGTCTCATAAATAGACCAAAGGAGTTTTTTATGGCAGCCCAACAAGGATTTCAATACGAAATCAATGCATCAAATTTATTAAAAAAATATGGGATTGTTCCTAAAGACTTTAGGCCTGCTGGAGCAGGTCATGACCAACCAGATTTGATGATTATGAAAGGCAATCAAAAAGCTGGTTGTGAACTTAAGATATCTGCAGCTTCTGCTGGGTCTCTAGTAATTAAATACGATTCAAAAGATAAAATTAATCCGTGGAAATTTGGAGACATCAAATCTACTGAAGATGAAAAACTCTTTATTAAAGAATTAGCAGAAGAAGTCGGCATATTTGATATTATTAAAGAAAACTGGAAAGACAAACCGGCAAAACGCGACAAAGATGATGAATGGAAAGCTTTTTTTGGTAATATGTCAAATAGAGAAATGTATGAGCGTGATAAAGTTCTCTTTAAAGATATTAAAGGCTCTATTCCAGCATCAAAAATTGAAGAGTATTATATAAAGAAAAAAACATATTATGTAAATGTTGGAACCCACGGGTTCTATTTAATGGGATCTAAGAACCCCTTAAAGTTAAAAGGCATTCCACGGTTTGGAACCGCTGCAAATGCTACATACAGAGCGCGCGTCCAATATAAAGGTGGTGGCAATTATCAATTCACTTTTGAGATGCAGTTTAGTATTCCAACAAATTCTAAATCTCCATTTAATATCGCTCCGGTTGATGGGAAAACAGTCAATATTATCGAAAAAAAATTGAACCTGGCATGTTTTTTATAGTGTACATTTTTTCAAAAACGTTGTAGGGTAAACCATGATCAAGAAAAGGTTTAGAGAGTTTGTTGGTTCTGGTACGCTCACGATATTCGATATCGATGAGACGCTCTTCCATACAAAGGCAAAGGTTGCTGTTGTAAAGGATGGCAAGGTTGTTCGAATGTTGGACAACCAGGAGTTTAACACCTACAAGCGCAAAGAAGGCGAGACCTACGACTTCGGAGAGTTTGCGAGCGCAGAGGTATTTCGCAAGACCTCGACTCCAATCTCTCGTATGGTTGCAAAGGCGAAAGCGATCTTTGCCAACTCGAAGAAGAATCCTCACAGCCGGGTAATCATCTGCACTGCACGGGCTGACTTTGATAACAAGGATCTCTTCCTTCAGACGTTCCGTGATCATGGTCTTCCGATTGATCAGATTCACGTTGAGCGCGCTGGTAACTTGAAGATCGACTCTTCGGCAGAAGCTAAGAAGATCATCTTCCGCAAGTATATAAATACAAAGAACTACGTTAAGCTGAGATTGTTTGATGATGCTCCTAGCAATCTTCATGCATTTCTTTCGCTGCAAAAAGAATATCCAAACATTAAGTTTGAAGCATATTTTGTAAACCCTGATGGATCGATAAAGACAGTCCGATGAAATCATTTAAAAATTACATTGTTAAAGCCCGTATGACTACCGTTGGTGAGATTGCTGCTGCTATTGCTCGCCATAAGAAGGCCGGTGAGATCCTGAACCCAGAGTATCAAGATCTTAGCAGTCAGGCACGTCGTGTGTTTGGCAGTGATACCCACCATGTACAAGAGCTTATGCTTAAGCACTTTCATGCTGGTGACAAAACACCAGAGCTAAATGATCTCTACTACTCATGGCCTTCTGATTCGTTTGCCTCTCTCAACAAAGCTGCTAAACTTCTGGCTAAAGTTAAGGATCCAAAGCACAAGGACGTCGTTACGGCTGGTAATGAGGTTATAAAGAAGTGGCTGCCGATTGTAGCAGATCTCAAGGATCTCAAGGGCAAGGTTGTCAAGGTAACGCAAAAACGTGCAGAAGCCAAGGTTGCAGCAGAGAAGGTAATGTCTAGCAAGAAGGCTAGCTCTGCTCCGCTTATCAAGATCCTTGAAGCGCACATGAACGAATACATTGCAATGGCCGAGAAGCGTTCTAAAGATTTTGTTAATGACAAGCTAGAGACGCTTAAGAATCATGGCATGGATCTCAATAAGGTCGCTCCAGCACCTAACTCACGTATGAGCCAATCTGAGTATAAGACTGCACAAGCTAAACGTGATGTCTATCGTTTAATTACAAAGTCGACTAAAAGTTCGCTGAGTAGAGGTGAACCCGATATTCGTGAACCTAACAAGGCTATGATTGATCGTTATATCGAAATGAATAAAAAGGGTGCAGAAGCCGCATACCGTGATTTCATGGAGAAAATGATCCAAAAGATCGGCAAGCCTGTTATTGATGCTAAGATGACTGGTCATATCTGGTCAAATGCTGTTCTTACTGTTACTACAGATGATAATGAACAACAAGTTTGGCATACTCAGATGATCCTGAACTTCTCTAAGTATCAAAAAATGTTTAACCAATTCCCTTCTCGCAGGAAAAAATAATGACAGCATTTAAAAATTTCTTGACCGAAGAAGTAAGTGAAGAAAAGCTTAAGCACCTTGAGCATGCAGAAGATCATGTGATTAATGCTGGCGCCGAAGGGTTCTCACACGCTTATCATAATCTCAAGGATGTGCATGATAAACTAACTGGAAAAGAGAATGCCACGAAGGTAACCATGAAGTATGACGGTTCGCCTTCTGTTGTGTTTGGTCGTCATCCTGAAACTGGTAAGTTCTTTGTTGCATCCAAGTCTGCGTTCAACAAGAATCCAAAGATCAACTACACGCATGAGGACATTGAACGCAATCATGGTCATGCTCCTGGTCTTGTAGAGAAACTGAAAGCTGCCTTGGATCATCTGCCGAAGGTAACTCCCCGTAAGGGTGTGTTCCAAGGTGATATCATGCACACACAAAATGATGTGCATGAATCGGGCAATAAGATTCACTTTACACCAAATACCATTACGTACTCTGCTGATAAGAACTCGCATCATGGTAAAGCAGCACTTCGTTCAAAGATCGGTGTTGCTGTTCATACCAAGTATAACGGTAAGAACCTCGAAGACATGAAGGCCGAGTATGCACCAAACCTTGATGAGTTTGGACTGCACAAGGATGTGCATCTTATCTCTACAGAACATGACACGACTGGCATTGATTATAAGCCACAGCATCAGGCTAAATTTGTTAAGCATATGTCAGCCGCTGCTAAGTTGCATGCAAAGACCGGTCCTGAAACTCATGCGGCCATCGAGAGCCACCGTATTCCTCTCAAGACATATATCAATCATACGGTTCGTACTGGTACTAAGCCGAATGTAAATGAGTTTATGGCGCATCTTGCTAAGTCGCATCAGAAGAAGATCGACTCTGTAAAGACTGCTGCCTCGAAGGCATCAAAGACTGCGGCAATGGAGCAAGATATTGCTCATGTCCAACGCAATCGTGGTCACTTCGAACGCATTTTGCAGATGCACAACCATCTTCAGAAGGCAAAGGATGTGTTAGCTAATACACTCTCGAGCCGTGCTGAGTTTGATCATAGTATCAGTGGAAAGAAATCTAAGCCAGAAGGATTTGTGGTGGTAAGACATAATCGTCCTACCAAGATTGTTGATCGTGCTGAGTTCTCGGCTGCTAACTTCAACAAGGACAAATCGCTGTGAAGGCAATCCATATCACTCAAGGAAGATTCAATCCTGTGCATGCTGGCCACGAAATGGTCGTAAAGCATGTGATGGATGCCGCTAAGAAGGAAGGTGCAGATCATAAGATCCTGACAACCGGTTCTCATGATGCCAAGAAGAATCCTCTGACTCCAGAACAGAAGGTCAAGCATCTGTCTCGTGCCGTGAAGGGTGCAAAGGTAGAGGCTATGGGTAAAGATCATCCTACGTTGCTTCATCAGATGTCTAAGCTACACAAGGCTGGTTACACACACGTAACTATGCATGTCGGCTCAGATCGTGTCCATGAGTTCCATAACTTGCTCCACAAGTATAATGGAACTGAAGGGAGGCATGGACACTATAACTTCAAGAGCATCAAGGTCAAGTCTGTCGGCGGCGAGCGTTCAGACACAGGTGAAGGAATTGCTGCTGCTTCTGGTACGGCAATGCGCAAGCACGCTTCAGCCGGAGACAAGGAGTCGTTTCATAAGATGGCTCCGGCCGGGATGGAGGAAGCGCGCAAGGATGAACTCTATCATGACGTTCGTGAGGGCATGGGCATTCTGCAAGATTCAAGAACTGGATTAACTAATGGCACAATGGGATTCAGCAAACAAAACACTTAGATCTCAAACAAAAACTTTATTTGAAGTAGGTCTAAACAACAATCAAAGCATCTTATCAGCTGACTTCAACTATCAGGTTGCTAGAGGTAAAGTAGATGGTGTTTCTCTAGTCAATTTGTATGGCTATCAAGCAACGGTTGACGGGGTTTGGATCCCGGTTTGGGAAAATGCAACAGCTTATACATATCCATCTAATAGTGGCGAACAGATGACACTATATAGTTCATCTGCTTCTGATACAAACGTAACCGTTTTTATTGATGGCCTGGATTCAGATCACGTTGCAATTTCTGAAACTCTTATTCTAACAAATGGCACAGTAGGTGTTTCTACTGTAAAATCTTATCATAGAATTAATAATGTGAGAGTAATAGGAACTGTAAATCCTGTTGGTATTCTTCGCTTATCTAATACCGGAAAAACTGTAACATATGCTCAAATAAATGTCGGTGTTGGTAAAACACAGTGGTCATTATATAATGTTCCGGCTGGATATACCTTCTTTTTAAATAGAGTTACTGCTGCCGCGTCTGCTACATCTGCGGCCAAGGTTCTTGGTTATAGGGTCTATCAAGAGTCAGCTGCCGGATTAGTTTCTCTTGTATTACAATCGCCGTGGATTGATACGTATGAAACTAATCGTGTTGTACCAAATCCTTATCCAGAAAAAACTTCAATTCAGTGGCAAGTAACTTCTGACACCACATCGCAAGTAGGTATTCGCGTTGAGGGCATTCTTATAAGAAATGATCTTCTCTAAGTTTCTCTTTTATAAATAACAATGCGGTTAGGCTACGGCAATCCCGTTTGTTTACAGATAAGCCCAAGGGAAACTCTGATGGAAGATAAAAAGAAACCGGTACCAGAAAAGAATACTAAGAAGCCTACGGGCAAGTCTGCAACTGGTAAACCACTAGATGGCATTGACGTTAATCCTCAGCTAAACGACAAGCGCCGTACAAATGAGGACTTTGCCGTCCTAGCCGCGTCCCTTCAGGAGCGTAAAGCTTTGACGCTTGCACAGCGTCAGCAAAGAGGTCGTCAGCTGAAGCGCATTCAACCAAAGATTCAGAGAGCAAAAGAGATCTCGCAAGCTCGTCTTGCCGGTCCTCAGAAGCTACAAAGACGTGCAGAAGCCAAGGCACGTGCACTCTTGAAATCTAGATTCTCGGCCCGCAAGGATGTTCCTTACGCCGAACTGACAACATCTGAAAAGATTCAGGTAGACACTGCTGTTGCCAAAAAGACCAAACTCATCAAGAGACTCGCAGCAAGACTTCTACCAAAACTAAGAAAAGCAGAGTTCGAAAGACTCAAGTCTTATCACAGTGGAGAGCCAATGAAGAGCCTCCATACCACGATTGCTGCTGAAGAATTTTCTGGTCTGTTCTCTGATCTAAATGACAAGTCAACACTCGAGCTTGTCGATATCATTGAAAATGCGATTACTCGATTTGAAAAAGAAAGTAATCCGCTAGGCATTACTCTGCGCAGAATGCTGAATGCCACAATTGGCACCGATCAGATTACAGAAACACTTATTAAAAAAGCTGAAAAAACTGGTATCCCGTTCTCGACTCTCAAGGAGGTGTACGAGCGCGGTGCTTCGTTGTATCAAGAAGACGCACGCCAGACACGAGATCAGTTTGCATTCAATCGAGTCAATAGCTATATCGCTAAAGGTAGAGCATGGACTCTTGATGCAGATCTTCGTGAAGAGAGAATTGTCAACGAAGAACTTGACAACGCGTTCAAGCAACTTCTTGAACAAACTAAAAGCAAAGAGATTGTAGATCGTAAACCTGCGGAATCGAATGTAAAAAAGCGCCATCAAGAACTTCAAAAGAAAATTATTGATGAAGGCGAGATGAAGCCATATGTAAAGCCGCACTATGGATCAAGTGATCCAAAGAAGCAGACGGCATGGGTTGCTTCGAATAAGTGGGGCAAGAAGAAGTATTTTGGAATGGACTTCAAAAAGTCTGCTGAGAAGCATGCTAAGATAAACGAAGACTCTCCATCTGAAAGAGAGATTGGAACTGATTCTCTTGTCAAGAAGTACAAGAAAGAAACACCTGGCCAAGAGAAAGCCGATCTCAATGAAACATTCAACATGGCTTGGACTGCTGGTATCGGCGTGACTCTCTCGGCCGAAGCATGCGGAATCAAGATGAAGCCTGCTTTCGAACTTCATCCAGATGTTGTTGATGCAATGGAAGAAGTTCGCACTGCTGACGTTAAAGGTGTAATCGTTCGTACCGCCGATGGTAAGACCGTTGTGCGCAAGCAAAAAAGAAACAAAAAGATCATCGGATCCGGAAATGTAAATGATGGGAAGCCAGATGATACGCTTTAAGCAATTCGTTTCAGAAGCTCGTGGTGAAGATTCTAAGGGGCATTTCATTGCAACCGAAAAGGGTGCTGGAATGACTGAGAAGGGCGTCAAGGCCTTCCGTGCAAAGAATCCTGGTTCAAAGTTGCAAACCGCTGTGACAGGTAAAGTAAAACCTGGTTCAAAGGATGCCAAGAGACGCAAGTCTTTCTGTGCTCGTATGAGCGGTATGCCAGGACCAATGAAGGATGAAAAGGGACGTCCTACGCGGAAAGCAATGTCTCTACGTAGATGGAGATGTAGATGAAATATAGATCATTAGAGTCTAAGATTCGCGATATCTTTGAATCAAAGCATATTGCTATGGGTGCTATCGAGTCTGATCAGAACGATCAGATCGCTGTCGGGTCTTATACTACAAAAGCGTTTGAAGTATCTCCAGAAGCTCAAAAGCTTTATGCTGATCTTCCAAAGGATACAAATGCTTCTGATGCTCAAACCGCAGCTGAGAATCTAGACAAACTATTTGATATTGTCAAGGATGTGCACCACACCGGCAAAGCCACAGCGGCTCATATTGCCCGTGCTACCATGCACGGCGAGATCGTAATGAGACATGCTGCTGGAATGAAGCTTGAGAAAGAACACGAAGCTATTGTAAAAGCTGCTATGAATGCATTACATGCTGCGTCAGGCGAGCATGAAAAAGAACTTAATCCGGATCATGATTACCATCCGGCTGATGACAAAAGATTTCATAATCCACCAAAGGGATACACACCAGATCCTATTCCTGGTCCTCAGGGTGATAAAGATATAGATAACTTGAAAAGATACCTTATTAAAAGGTCTCGTGCGGCAGAACGCAAAATTAAAATCATAGATGCAGACTAAAGGATACCCCATAATGTTTACAAAGAAACTCGAAGATCAGTTTTCTGCCGACCTTCTGAATACCGTTCGTGGTATTCTAGACGAGGCAAAACACGACAAAGAATGTGAATGCGAAAAGTGTGAAAAAGAAGAAGAAGATGATGAAGACGAAGATGGCACAAAGAAAGAAGGCTATATGCCTACTGCTGATGAGCCAACTGAAGCTAATAAGAAGACAGCTCAAAAAATTCGTGATATGATGGCTAAAGAAAAGAAGCCAGCTAAGAAAGAAGTGAAGGAAGAAAAGCGTGGACTGTGGGATAATATCCATGCCAAGCGTAAGCGCATCAAGGCAGGATCTGGCGAGCGCATGCGCAAGCCTGGATCAAAGGGTGCACCTACCGACGCTGATTTTAAAGCGGCTTCTGAAGCAGTTGATCCAGGTCTTGAAGATGAGCTAATGTCACAACGCCAAGGCGAATCTGGTAAAAAGTGGAGAGTTGAGCGTGCTGGTAAAATAGTCGGCACATATAGCTCAAAAGATAAAGCTGATGTTAAAGCCATGAAGCACCCACTGAACAAAGTGGTTGCCAAGGAAGAAGCAGAGCAGATCGACGAACTTTCGAAGTCAACACTGGGAAGCTATATCAAGAAGGCCGCTGGTAGTGTTGGTCAAGAAGCCATTACTGCTGGTTTAAAGATCAAGACGGGCGAGAACCCAACTAAGAATCTAAATAAAACTCTCCGCCGCCAAAAGGGCATTGAAATAGCTGCAAATAAGCTGACCAAGGAAGAGCAAGAGTTCATCGATGCTCTAAACAATGATACGCTTGAAGAAGAGAAGAATCTTACAGGTCTTCCAAAGTCGACTGCTGAAAAGAACAAGCAATACATTGAGGTAACTCATCTTCTTGGGCACAAGCGCCGTGTTCCTGTTCATCCAACAAATGCTTATAAGGCGCTGAATCGTTATCGCAACGATCCTTCGACAAAGAGCGCTCGTATTGTTTCAGAAGAAATCGAGTTAGAAGAAGGTAAGATGAAGGATCTAGTCACTAAGCACATGGATGCTGGTCACGACTATGAAACCGCTCTAAAGAAAGCCAAGAAAGATCTAGACGTTCCTTTCGAAGGACCTTATAGAAAGCCTGGAGTTCGTAAAGATCAGTATGGCAATGTTGTAAAGAACGTTGCTAAGCACCTTGCAAAGAAGGCGATGGCTAAGGAAGAAGTTGAACAGATCTCGGAGATCGGCGACACTCCAGCTGGCAAGAGAGCTCTCGGCCGTTATATCAAGGACCGTCGTGGTACCATTCTTGGCACAGGTATGGGCATGGAACGACAAAACAAAGATCGCAGCACGACTGATAAGCAACGCAAAGATCTAGGTCGTAAAGCAAGCAATGCCTTTACAGGCGTTGCAAGAGCTGTTGATCGTCTGACTAAAGAAGAACAAGAGTTCATCGATGCGCTGAATAACGATACGCTTGAAGAAGGCCGCGGTCGTCCTCCAAAGGAAGGTTCAGCAGCTTGGCATGCTAAGCAGCAGAAAGACAATGACGATATGCCAGCTCTTGGCGTACAACTTCGTAAAGCCAAGTCGATGAATAAGAAGGTTCGCTTCATGGATGGCAAGGAACACGAGATTCATCCAAACCATGCCGACCGCTTCGAAGATCATATGGCTGCTCGTAAGTCTTCGCAGGAGAAAGCTGCTTTCCAGAAGCAAGCTCACAAGTCACATGCAGACTTTGTCAAGGCAGTATCTGCACCGGTTCCTAAGGCATCGAAGGACACTGGCGAGATCGTAAAGTATAGGCACTGATATGGACGAGCAAGAAGAAGAAACTTACGACGAAAAGAGAAACAAACGATATATGGAGCTCTTTCATCTAAAAGATTCTCGATATCTTGACGATTTGCTAACAACAGAAGAAGAATAAATAAATTAAATTAAAGCTTTTCAGGAGGAACTACAATGGCTCAATGGGGCAATACAGATGACGCTGCAAATTCAGTCCTATGGGCTGTTTCTCAGCTAAATAAGACTGCGAATACCACAAACCAAACAAACCTATATGGTAATACAACCGTCGGTGCATTTGAAACAAATGAAATCATCGGCCAGTTTGGTGTTGATGTGGTTGAAGCTGCTAATACATCTTCGGATTTTAAAAAGGTAGCACACGCCGGCTGGAACTTAAAAACCACTGGCACAGGACCAGTCACTGCATTAACTATTAATGCTGGTGGTACCGGTTATGCAAACGGTGATGTTCTTACATTTACCGCTTCTGGTACAGGTACTGTAAATGCTACAGCAACCGTTGCAACAAACACAACTGGCGGTATTACAGCACTTACAATTACCAACGCCGGCAAGGGGTTTACTAATGCCACTGTGTATGGTGCCTTTGCAAACTCAACAGGCGGTGCAACAGGTGGTTCAACTGCTAACGTTGCTGCAACAGTCGGTGGTAGAGTCGGCCGTGTTTCTTATGAAACACTGGTTGCTATGGGTTCGATTGTTTAAGGATAATACATGACTGATCGTGCTAAAAAGATTACAGAACTGACATCGATTGGCACGGCCAACACGTCGATCGTTAGCGGAGACCTCTTCATTGTCGAGGATGTCTCTGCTAACACGACAAAGTCTGCTACATTATCAACATTACGCAAAGCTATTGTACAGGGTCCTTATGCTGATGACACCGCTGCTAATACCGGCGGTGTTGCACTTGGACAGTTATACTACACTGCTGCAGGGGACGTTAAAGTAAGAATTGCATAATGATTGATAAACTTGATGAAACAAACTTTTTGTTATACGCAGCGAAGCATTATGATAATCCGCAATGTTTTGATACACTTGAGTTCTATGAGGATCTAGCTCGATTCAAGTATATCAAAAGATTGTTTAATCGTTATGAAGAAGCCGGTGAACTGAAAGAAAGACTAGTACTGAATCATTTGATTATTCTTTATAATGTCTTTGGTTCTGCAGCAACTCGAATGCTCTTTTTTAAGTTGGACGGCTATCATCATATGTTAAAGCCGTTCATTGTTTTATTGGGCCAGATGCCAGAGATTATTCATGGCATTGGTGTTCAGAATAAAACTATAATCAGTTCTGATGTTCACATGGATCAGAATATAGTACAGATTCTAAGGAAGATCTAATGTCAGATTTCAAAAAAGGTGAAACTGTCTATTTAAAGACAAAAAAGTTTAACAACACTCCGCATACAGGAAAGGTTGTGAAGGTGACTGATAGTCATGTGCACATCTCCTCTGCAGGTGGAACTTATAAAGCACCAAAGAACATCGTGACTAGAGAATACAAAGATTCTCATCTGTATAAGTCTGTTCGTGAAGAGGTACAGTTTGCAGTAGAAGCTGCTGGTATGATTCATTCAGTACACGTTTCAACATATGATTCTCATGGTGCTAAACAACTCAATTCGCCAGAGTTCAAGAAGCATGTTGAAGTACACGGCGGTGAGGTTCATTATGCTTCTGATAAAGGTGTAGCTTTTAAGTTTAAGCATAAACATTCTGCTGATTCTTTCCACCGTGGTATACAGACAAAGTTTAGAGAACTGAGTTCTGAAAATGATGGCGAGATGCACGAAGAAGTTGCAGTGAATGCTGCCGGTGCTGGTAATGTTGCTGGTCTTGGTGTAGGTCCACAGGGCGAACCAGGTGTAAAGAAAAAGAAAAAGAACATTATGACTTTTAGTAGGTTTATGAGAAAATAATATGTTGAGCATGATTCCTTTTCCATATAAGTTGCTAGCAGGATTAGCACTCATTCTTGGCGTTTTCTTTTATGGATATATGAAGGGATCCGCTCACGCTGAAGCAGAGTTGGCTAGATTCTCGGCAAAAGCAAATGCAAAGATTGCAGAACTAGAAAAGAAGAATGCTGAGATTTCAAACAATGTAGTAACTGAGTATATTGATCGTGTGAATGTAATTAGGGAAAAAGAATATGTCTATCGCGACCTTGGTAAAAACAACGTTCCTGGCCAGTACAATCTGTCTAACGGCTGGGTGTACACGCACGACGCTAGTGCCAGTGCCGGTGATGCCGACCCCGCCAGAGCTTCTGATGCGACCTCCTCAGGAATTAAAGACAATACGGCCCTCCTCACCATCATCTCCAACTACGCCAACTGTCAAGCCAACGCAGAGCAGCTCAGACAGCTCCAACAATGGATAATTGACAACAAGGCGGCAATTGAAGAAGAAGCAAAGAAAAAGAAATGAAAAAGTTCAAAGATTTTGACAAGCCAGAAGAAATAGATGACGCACCGTCAAGAGAGAATCTTGCGAACGTCATTGCCAACTCTTTGAATCGTGTTAGCGGAAAAGATGATTCTAAAACGATGCTAGCACTCATTGCTGCGTTGGGTCTATTGAACACCGGAAAAGATGGACTTCCACTATCTGTAGCCAGAAGACTAGCCACAACTCTTAAAAAGTAATGGAGATAAACATGTGGGGAAAAATTAAAAAGTGGTTCAGTATCTTTGATATAAATAAAGATAATAAAGTTACAACCGAAGATTTGCGCGTTGCAAAAGAGATTGCTGAAAAGAATATTAAAGAAGCCAATGAAGCAATCAATAAAGCAAAAAAACGTGTCAAGAGAGTTAAAGAAGAATTAGTCGACGTAAATGAAGCAGTAAAAGAAGTGATCAATCAGGCTGGCGATGTTGTTGATGCTGCTAAGGGTAAATCAAGAGCAGGCAGGAAAAAGAAACCATGAGTTTATTTAAATTCTTCTCTGTTGCAAAAGAGATTGATACACTTGGTGAACTAGAGATCGAGAAGGGTCGTACACAGCTCATGGTCATGAAAATGGCGGCTGTTACTCTTTCCTTCATCATGTTCACTGTCGCTCTTGCAATGGTAGCCGGACTATTTTTTGGCTTTCTCAATGATTGTTGGTGCCTTTGTTGGTGCTTTTGCTACTATGATGGGAATGAAGACATCTGAGTTTGATCCAAATATCAAAGTGCAAGAAATGGGTAAAACCAACTACAAAGATATTGCAGAAGCAGAGTCAATTCATACTGACAACGAAATCAAAATGATGGCGGCTGTTGATAAGTATCGTAAATCAGACGAAGATTACGGACCGTTCTAATGTCAAACCAAAGTCTCGACAAGCTATCCGAGGACGTCTCGTATCTATTGAAAGATATGGCCGTTGTCGGAGCACTTGTCGATCGCTTAGACGCAACCATTGATAAGCTCACAGACATTTCAAGTAATGTATCCAATTTGCTGGCTGTGCATGAAACTAAACTATCTTCTCAAGAAATCATAAGCAAACAACTCTCTGATTTAGTGGAAGCCCGTAGAGTGGAAACAGACGAAAAAATTCAAATCCTTCATGATAGAATTTCTTCCGGTGAGCGTGATATCAAAGAAAAAATTGATGAACAGTATGATGATTTGATGTTAGAAATCAAAGCCATGAGAGCCGATCAGCAATCTCAACATGCTGCCCTGAGCGAGAGAATCACTACCATGGAAAAGTGGCAGTGGCTGGTGATCGGTGGATCGGCAGTTGTTGGTGCAATCCTCGCAATTATCCCGTGGGATAAATTCTTCTAATCACTACATTTTTTTGTGTACTTATTTCGTAGACTGTGTATAATGATACTATCAGTCGACAGTAGGTATACTAATGCTTTGGTTAGAACACAAATACGTCAATCTTCTTTCATCTAGACTCGAGAGATTCGCACGGGTCAACGCAAACACCTATAAGTTCCGTTGTCCAATCTGTGGCGATTCTCAGAAGGACCCTCGAAAGACTCGTGGTTATATCTACATGCGCAAAGGGGCGTTGAAGTTCTTTTGCCATAACTGCAGTGCATCGATGGGTCTTCCATGGTTCATTAAGACTCTTGACCCGACTCTGTATATTGAGTATCTCAAGGAACGGATGCTCGAGCAGGGTCATAGGAACGAGACGCAAGAGTTCGTCGAGAAGATGAAGCCGCCGGTCTTTGTGAAGACAACCGGCCTGAAGGATTTGAAGAAGGTCTCTCAACTCAAACCTGATCATCCAGTCAAACAATACGTATCTCGCCGGTTAATTCCTTCAGAGGCACATCACAAACTATTTCTTGTAAGAAACTTTAAGGAGTGGGTGAACACCATGCTTCCTGATAAGTTTGATGAGGAATCTCTGAAGAATGACGAACCGCGGTTGATCATTCCGTTTCTTGATGAGAACAAGAAGCTCTTTGGGTTTCAAGGGCGTTCGTTCAAGAAAACAGGGGTCAGGTACATCACTATCATTCTTGATGATGAGAAGCCGAAGCTCTTTGGTCTCGATACAATGGATCCGTCCTATGATATATATGTGGTGGAAGGTCCGATTGACTCACTCTTTTTGCCAAATGGAATTGCATCGGCAGGTGGTGATCTTATCACACCACTACAATTTTTAGATGTACAAAAAGATCGATTTGTTGTAGTATACGACAATGAACCGAGAAATAAACACACAGTCAAACATATTGAAAAGGCCATTGACTTAGGTTATCGGGTTTGTATTTGGCCAAGAAATATCGAGCACAAAGACATCAACGACATGGTCTTGGCTGGATACACACCGGAACAAGTGAAGGAAATTATCGATGAATACACTTACTCAGGACCGACTGCAAAATTGCATTTCGCGTTATGGCGCAAAGACCGTTGACGCGATCCTCAGTTTGCCGGAGGAGGATATTACTTGGGTTGTTTATAATGCCAACATGGTTGGTGCACACACAACCTTGATCATTGAACTTCGCGGCGTCGAGTACTTTTCGAAGTATGTCAGAGTTGCTGCACGAGATGTAGATGACATCGATTCGTGCGGAGCCGGCAAGATCTATTTTGATCCAAACTTATTTAACTACATAGGAAACGGGTATGGTTGATAACGAGTATGGCGTAGAGTTTGACGAGATCGCCGTCAAGAGAGTTAGATTGCATCGAACTGATGGAAAGTGGCTTGTTGAATATCAGCGAACCCCTCGTTGGCCACTGAAACTAGATGCTTGGTGGTGGTGGAACGACGGTTCATATGTAGAGTATCATGACGCAATTGCTCGTGTAAATGATTTAAAGATTTCTGGTGTTGTTCGTAAAACGCGTTTCCAGAAGACAAAGGTATTTGAGGTCGATCAATGAAAGTGATTATTGCCGGTTCGCGTAATATTGATGACTATAAACTAGTCGTCGATACGATTAGTAAATCCGGGTATAATATTACCGAGGTGGTAAGTGGTACTGCTGTAGGCGTTGACCGGCTTGGTGAACAGTGGGCCCGTGCAAATGATGTTCCTATCAAGGAAATGCCAGCAGATTGGATGCGTCATGGTAATTCTGCAGGACCACAACGCAATAGAGCCATGGCTGAATATGCTGATGCGGCTATTATCATCTGGGATGGTCAATCGCGCGGGACTCGAAACATGATTGAGAACATGATCCGGCGAAAGAAGCCATACTATATCGGTATGACCTCTGCAACTTTAGAAGATTTTGTTTAAAAACAGTGTACATATTTTGCAATTTGGGTTATACTGAATTTATTGATGATGAAAACAATGGTGAAAATGATGAACAACACGATGGATAATCCCGCAATGCCGATGCCGCGCATTCTGCGAGAAGGGCCAATAACGCCCGAACTGTGCGACCGGGCGGCAGAACATATCGAGGTTCAAAATGCCAACCTCGCCACCCTCGCCGCGATCAATGCGGAACTGGTGGAGGCGCTGACGGAAGCTGCGGCTGTTATTGAACACAAGGTGCCGATGCTTTCTAACATTTCTTTGCCGGGCAAGAGGCTGGTCGTCGCATCCGTGCTTAGAAAATGCATGGAAACCCTCGCCCGCGCAAAGGAGGCCAGCCATGACGCTGATTGATAATGAAGATTGCCCGGAAGTGGTTTGCGCAAACTGCGGCGACAATCCGCCCACTGGTGTCGATTGCGTCACCGAACTTTGTGAGCTGTGCTTTGAATACATCATGGGGAGTGATGAGGGGTTTGAGCCATGACGCTGATTGAACGACTGCAACAGGCCGATGGGCCGAGCGCACTTTCTGCACAGGAGGCAAGCAATGCGTAAATTGGAAGAAGTGGTGATCGCGCTCTATGCGACCGGCTTCATTTTCGCCTTTGGCCACGCTGCCGCCAATGCGGATCGGTGCAATATCGACTTCCGCACACAAGGCGCTTGCAGTGCTTTCGCCAGTGCAGCCACTGGGTTCATTGCTGGCCTTGCTTGGCCGCTCTACCTTTCATGGGAAATGTTTGAGGAGGCCACCGATGACCCTGCATGATGAACTGGTTGGGCTGGCTGCGAAGGCAACGCCGGGGCCGTGGGAGGTCGATGGCCTGCGTGGTTTGATTTTTCACCGCCTCGACCAGCTAACCATGTATGCCATTGCAGAGATGGAAAGTGCGGATGAGGACAACGCCGCCCTGATCGTCGCCTTAGTCAACAACCTCCCCACAATCCTCTCCGCCCTCAACGCGGCAGATGAAGTGAAGCGGCTGCGGGATGCCCTTGGAACGATTGCAGCAGGAGATGTGCCGATCAGCGTGTCACCCGATCTAGCTGTGCGTTACGAAAAGTTCGCCCGCGCCGCCATAGCCGACCGCGTTGTAGTGAAGGTCGATCTGGCCGGGGTGGATGAACTGGTGGGGCGGTTGAACGCGAAGGCAAAATACACTGACCGCGCCTTTGATAACCACAGTCTGGGCGAAATGTATCGCGAAGCCGCCACGGCGCTTCAATCCCTCGCAGCGCAGTTGGCCGAGGCGCGGGAGGAGAATGAGCGGCTGCTGGCGCGGCTAGCCCATGCTGAGGACGATTGCGAGGACGATTGCATCTATTGCGAAGAAAGACGGCAAGAGATCGCCCGCGCCGCACTCAAGGGGAGCCAGCAATGACCGAACCATGTTCTTGGCCAGATGGCTACTGTCAGTGCTGGGTAGCAGAACAATCCAAGCCAGACCCCTTTGGTCGAGTTTGGATGCACTGCGAAGAAGGGCTGAATATGAGCAATGCCAGCCTAGCGCGGTTCCTGAAGTTCTGCCTAACGCGCAACGTTGAAATCGGCAGCGTTAGCGCCTTCCAGCCGTCCTATAGACTGTCAACAGTAATGGCATCTGTGAGGCTCAAACCAGAACAGTTTGAAGCCTTCGAGCGCGAGACGGGTGGGAGGCTGCGCGAACCACCCAAGTTACAATTGAATTAGGAGCCAGCAATGACCGACGAGATTGAAGTGACACAGGCGGATCGGGAGGCTGCTGATCTTGCGTTCAACGTATGGGATAACACCAACGAATTGGCGCTTGCCTTCGCCCGCCACCGCCAAGCAGCGATCAAGGAACGTGACGCGCAGATCGTGGCTAAACTACGCAAAACCGCGCACAGCCTTTGGGAGCGCGACTACAGTGACGCATCGTTTACGGTCGAGGATTTAGCAGACGCAATCGAACGAGGGGAAGTGTGATGCCTGCAATACATTGGAGTCATAAAGAAGAAAAATATTGGATTCGTGATGGAGACGATATTTTGTGGTTTGACGGTCCGCTTGAAGCAGAAGCGGGGCAGCGATATCTTGAAACCAAGAATTCAATCGATGCTGAGATCGCTTTGATTGCAAATTATTTTAGAAAAATGGGTATGACACAGGTTGCCATGTCCATTGAAGCTGGAGACTATAAAAATGAAAAACAAAATTCTTGATACTCTTGAGGAATCACTTCAGGCTCGAATTAATCAGCAGGTGATGAATATTTCTATTATGCTAGAAAATCCGATGGCTATTCATGACCATACTGATTTTATGGGTGCACTTGAATTAGAACTTGATAAGATTGCAGAACTTAATGATCGCCTTGAAGCTCTTAAGTTGGTATATAAGGAAGTTTACTAATGAAGATTGTTAATAACACCGACAAAGCGGTGGTTGTTCGTTGGAAGAGAAAGACTGCCGATCAGGGAGTAGAAATAACTCTAATTCAGTTATTCCCAAAAGGCTCAGACCGTGAAACAGAAGTAATAGTAGAGAATGCACTAGATGATACGGTATATATTCAGCATGTAGAGGATAACGATAGTGAGTGATATACTACTCGGTCAATACGATCTCATCAAAGCAAAGATTGCAAGCTTAAAAGCAGAAGATATTGCAAACGATCCTGTTAAGAAAGAACTGCTTAACAAACTCGAACAAACGATCGAAGAATTAGGAAAGCTATATAATGTCTGAAGTGAATCTTATCGGTATTACCAAGCCCAGTGCATACACCGATTGTAATACTGCAAATGAACTAATTGCATGGGCCGCTCGAGTATCAAATCCTAGTAACCAGAACAATACCGCCACTGCACCAAAGCTCGTGCAGTATCTTATCAAGAACCAACATTGGTCGCCACTGGAGATGGTTCATGTCTCAATGGAAATACGTACTACACGAGATATCGCCCGCCAGATTCTGCGGCATCGTTCTTTCTCATTCCAAGAGTACAGTCAGCGTTACGCTGATCCAACAAAGGATCTTGGATTTGTTAGACGGGAAGCCCGACTCCAGGATGCTAAGAATCGACAGAACTCTGTGGAACTCGGACCTGATGAAAACCGACTCGCCGAAGAATGGAGTATAGTCCAGCAGTCGGCAATTAACGCAGCACAGTTTGCTTATCAGTGGGCTACCGACCGGGGTATTGCCAAGGAGCAGGCTCGGGCAGTTCTTCCGGAAGGTTGTACCGAATCGGTCATGATTATGTCTGGTTCTCTTCGTAGCTGGGTACACTATTGCCAGCTTCGTATGGATAAGGCCACTCAGAAGGAACATCGTATCGTTGCTGAGCAGTGCTGGGAGATTATCTGTCATCACTTCCCTGATGTAAAGGCTGCTCTTGATAGCATGGCTGCTCAGGCAGAGTTTGAGAAGAAACTTCCATGAATTATAGTTCAATTGTCAAAGAAACGGCTGATGGCGAGTTATATATAGACTTACCACAGGAAATGATGGAAGCCATGGGATGGGACGAGAACACCGTTCTTGAATGGCGTGTCTATGATGACGGAACCGTAGCACTAGGGAAATCAGATGATCACAGTAACGAAGCGTGATGGAACGCGCGAACCACTCGATATTAATAAGTTCCACAAAGTTGCAATGTATGCCTGTGAAGGTTTATCCGGCGTTTCTGTATCTGATCTCGAAATCAAGACTCACATTCAGTTCTATGACAAGATCAAGTCGACTGACATTCAGGAGACTCTGATTAAGGCTGCTGCTGAACTCATTACAGAAGAAGCACCGAACTATCAGTATGTTGCCGGTCGTCTGATCAACTATAACCTTCGTAAGGAAGTGTATGGCCAGTATGAACCATCGCATCTGATGAACCACTACATTCGTATCAAACTGCTAGGATACTATGATGCGTCGCTGGGTAAGCAGTACTCTCAAGATGAGTGGAAGTTGCTGGGAAACTATATCGATCACGACCGCGACAATCTTCTGACATATGCTGCTATGGAACAGTTCCGCGGCAAGTATCTAGTCAAGAACCGCGTTACGGGAGATATCTACGAAACGCCTCAGATGGCATTCATGTTGATTGCCATGACTCTTTTCCAAAACTATACCAAAGATCGAATCAAATGGGTAAAGGACCTGTACGATGCAATTAGTACTTTTGACATTAGCCTTCCTACTCCTATCATGGCAGGCGTTCGCACCCCACAGCGTCAGTTCAGTTCTTGCGTACTTATCGAAACAGATGACTCGCTGGACTCGATAAATGCAACATCCTCAGCGATCGTCAAGTACGTTAGCCAGAAAGCTGGAATTGGTATCGGCGGCGGCCGTATTAGGGCTATTGGATCTCCTATACGCAATGGTGATGCTAGTCACACTGGCGTTATTCCTTTCTGGAAGCATTTTCAATCTGCTGTTAAGTCTTGTAGCCAAGGTGGTGTCCGTGGTGGAGCAGCGACACTCTATTACCCCCTTTGGCATCTCGAAGTGGAGGATCTTCTTGTCCTAAAGAATAACAAGGGCACCGAGGACAACCGTATTCGTCATTTGGACTATGGTGTCCAGTTTAATAAGGTAATGTATGAGAGACTTCTATCTGGAGGTAATATCACCCTCTTCTCACCTGGTGATGTACCGGATCTCTATGAAGCGTTTTACACGAGCGTTGACACGTTTAGAGAACTCTATGAAAAGTACGAACGCTCAACCAAGATCAGAAAAAAGACCGTCCCTGCGATTGATCTCTTCTCAGCCTTCATGCAGGAACGAAAGGACACCGGACGAATCTATCTGATGAACGTCGACCATGCTAACGATCATGGTTCGTTTGATGTCACAGCAGCACCTATCAAGATGAGTAACCTCTGTTGTGAGATTACTCTTCCAACCACTCCATTAAAGGATATTCACGATGAACAAGGTGAAATCAGCCTTTGCACACTGGCAGCAATCAACTGGGGCAAAATTAGAAAGCCAGGAGATTTCGAGCGACCTTGCACTCTGGCAGTCCGCGCTCTTGATGCTCTACTCGACTATCAGTCTTATCCTGTTAGAGCCGCTGAAGTGGGTACTTACAATCGCCGCCCTCTCGGTATTGGTATCATCAATTTTGCTTATTGGCTTGCTCGTAATGACTCCACTTATTCCGCTCCTAATCTGGATCTCGTTCATGAGTACGCTGAAGCATGGAGTTATTATCTTATTAAGGCCTCGGTAGATCTTGCCGAAGAAGCAGGCGCATGTCCGAAGAGCATCGAAACAAAGTACAATGCCGGATTGATGCCGATCGATACCTACAAGAAGGATGTCGATGAGCTGGTCAAGCCGGTATACAAGATGAATTGGGATGAGCTCTCTTCCAGAGCTTATACTCATGGCATTCGTAACTCGACACTGATGGCTTTGATGCCGGCTGAGACCTCTGCACAGATCTCAAACTCGACCAACGGTATCGAACCGCCTCGTGCTCTGATCTCGATCAAGCAGTCGAAGGATGGTGTTCTGAAGCAGGTTGTTCCTGAGCTCAGAAAGCTGAAGAATAAATACGAACTACTATGGGATCAAAAGTCGCCTGAAGGTTACCTGCAGATCACTGCGGTCCTGCAGAAGTTCATCGACCAGGCAATCTCGGTCAATACTTCTTACAATCCTCGCCACTATGAGGACGAGAAGATTCCGATGTCTGAGATGATCAAACACCTTCTTATGCATTATAAGTACGGCGGAAAGACTCTGTACTATTTCAACACCTTTGACGGTGCTGGTGAGATTGAAGAACCAAAACCACTAGCACAAGGGCAACTAGATGATGAGGATTGTGACTCTTGTAAAATCTAACAGGAGTATTCAATGGCAAAGTCTGTTACGTCAAAGCAAGCACACGTTAAAATTGTAACTGGTACATCAATCGATACAAGACGACCAAAGTTCTCAACAATGAATAAGCATAAGAAAAGATCGTTTAAACCATATCGTGGACAAGGTAGATAATTATGTACATTCGAATTGATAATGATAAGTGGGAAGATTCCGGTAAGACCTGGTTCGTGCATGAGCATGCAACACGTGAAAACAGCACTGCCGTTACCCTCACAATTGAGGACACCGAGACCGGTGTTATCGAAACACGAACTGTTGCACAAAACCAAATCGAGTGGTTAGAAGAAAAGGACTAGGATGCTATACACCGGCTCGGGAAATCTTCCTCACCATATCTACTGTTGGGTGGATTCGTCTTTCATTCGTAAGAATGCTAAGCCATTTACATACGAGCCCTGCATCTGGTTTGCTCTTCATGCCAAGGCTGGACATTCGTGGGGATGTCATATTATGCTAGAGTGTGGAGCCGTCTATCGTGGCGTTCCACCTCATGCACTTGCGTTCAATCAAGTACCAGAACAACAATGGCGACTTCACGACACACAGATCTGGGATTGTTACGGCGATCAGTTCTCTGTCGTGATATATAATTATCTGCACAGCCAAAGAGCAGAGATTCGAAGCAACGGCCTCTTTGGCCGTTATCTCTTTACAGTGATTCCAATGTATGATGGATTCACTCAAGACCCATCTCAATCGAAAGAATTCATGTTCATTCAGCTGGACAATGGTAGGTTGACTATCATGCCGACGAATGAACTTCGATTCCATGATAAATCATACACAGAAGGCGATTGGCCGAAAGACCTGAAACTGAATACAAGTATTTGGAGAGTTGAATGACCGTTTTTTCAAACGAAAAGTTTGATGCTACTGAACAGACCTGCTTCTTCGGGAAGCCGGTGAATATTGCTCGTTATGATAAGCAACGCTACAGTACGTTTGAAAAGCTGACCGAGAAGCAACTGGGTTTCTTCTGGAGACCGGAAGAGGTTGACCTTTCGCGAGACGGCAAGGACTTCAAAGGATTGAACGAGCATGAGAAGCACATATTCACGTCTAATCTCAAACGCCAGATCCTCCTTGACTCTGTCCAGGGCCGTGCTCCATCTGCAGCTTTTCTACCTATATGTTCGCTTCCTGAGCTGGAAACCTGGATCCAGACTTGGACGTTTTTTGAAACCATTCATTCCCGTTCCTATACTCATATCATTCGTAACGTCTATTCTGATCCTTCCAGAGTCTTTGATGAAATGCTGGAGATCCCTGAGATCGTAGACTGCGCTAAGGACATTTCTAAGTATTACGATGACCTTATCAAGCTAAACACGAAGCCTGTATCAGCTGACACTGGCAAGACCGTATTCGACTACTATGATCACAAGAAGGCACTATGGATGTGCCTCAACGCTGTCAATGCTCTTGAAGGGGTAAGATTCTATGTCTCGTTTGCATGTAGCTGGGCTTTTGCGGAGGTTAAGAAAATGGAGGGCAATGCGAAAATCATCAAGCTCATTGCACGGGATGAGAATGTTCATCTTGCCTCAACTCAGCAACTGCTCAAAATTCTCCCAAAGGAGGATCCGGACTTTGAACAAATTCGGCAAGAGACACAACATGAGTGCATTGACATGTTTTACAAAGTTGTCGAACAAGAAAAGAAGTGGGCACATTATCTTTTTAAGAATGGATCTATGATCGGACTGAACGAACAGCTACTTTGTGACTATGTAGATCATATCGCCGCGAAGCGCATGGGTGCAATTGGACTAAGCGGTAAGCCGGGTGCAAATCCACTGCCATGGACGCAGAAGTGGATCTCCGGTGCAGAGGTTCAGGTTGCTCCACAGGAAACAGAGATTACTAGTTATGTAATTGGCGGAGTCAAGAAAGACGTAGACGAAAACACCTTCAAAGGCTTTCAGCTTTAGGATATTTTCTAGCGCATTGATTTCCCATTTTAGCTATAGCTATTTTTGCTTTAGTTTCTTCTGAATGTTTACAACCAGATCTTGGTTGAGTTTTACGTCTCTTAGCGGCTTCGCTCATCTTTCTTCTTGTTTCTTCTGAAAGAGGTTTGCCTTTATATTTTTCACTTAATAATTTTTTAAATTCTTCACTGCGGGGTTTAGTTTTAGAACCGGTTTTTAATTGTGATATTTTTGCTTTGGTTTCCTTTGAATGAATTAAACCAGAAGATCCTTCTCCACCATCTGTTTTGTTTAATAATATTCCTGTTTTTAGATCTTTACGACCATACCATTTGATATAACGGCGCTCTAAAGCAAATGCTCCAACTTCAGTTAAATTAGATTCTAATATAACAATTTTAGAACGATCTTTTGGAGTAGAGATGCCTTTATGTTTTGCATAAGCTCTATCATCTTTACCTTTCCCTATATAATAGGGAGTATTATTTGAAGATCTTAAATAGGCATATATATAGTAAATATTCATGCTGGTGCTCCCAATGGCATTAGAGTGGTTGGGTGTACGAGACCGCGAACCACACTTATTTATAAGGAAAACACATTTAATGGATTGGACAACTTGCCCCTCCTGCGAGGAGGAATTTAAATTAGTATCAGACTGCACACTTTCTCCTCTCTTCTGTCCTTACTGCGGTGAGGATCTCCCAGAAGAACTTCTTGATGATGAAGATGAAGACGAATAAATAAATCTTTCCGCTTGTTATGGAATAGATTTATGTGGATATACGAAGGCAAAGAATTTACAAATACTGATGAATGGTATGGCTTCGTATACCTTATTGAAAATCTGACTAATGGTAAGAAATACATAGGTCGTAAGTATCTTACAAAAGCTGGATACAAGACTGTCAAAGGTAAAAGGAAGAAGATCCGTGTAGAGTCCGATTGGGACGACTATTACGGGTCTTCTCCCGCCTTAAAGGCAGACATAGAAAAGCTTGGCAAAGAGAACTTCAAACGAACTATTCTTCGTTTATGTAAATCTCGTGGTGAGTGCAATTACTTTGAAACAAAGTATATTTTTGATCATGATGCAATACTAGATCCAAAATTTTACAATAACTGGGTAAGTTGTAAGATTCAAGCGAGTCATGTCAAGGCTCTACTCTTTAACCCCGAACAGGAGACTTTATGAGGTGGGTAAGGTACTAGAACACAAGCACTTAATCGTAAGAGCAGAATTAGATAATCCTCCGCAATGCACTACAGCCATTGATGTGTGGATGCGAAAGCTCGTCGAAGCAATTGATATGAAGATCCTCATGGGTCCATATTCAGTTTATTCAGATATGGTTGGCAACCGCGGATTGACCGCAGTCACTATTATTGAAACCAGTCATATTGCTCTTCATGTTTGGGATGAGTGTGAACCAGCACTTGCTCAACTGGATGTCTATACTTGCAGCGCGCTGAATATTGAAGATGTGTTTGCAGCAATGGAATCCTGGAATCCTACAAAAGTTGAGTATAAGTATATTGACAGAGAAAAAGAATTGTCTTTAATTCAGAAAACGTGATATATAATGAATTATGTGAAACCATATTAGGTACTATATCATGGCTTATACAAAAAGAACTACTCGATCGACCGGCAAGGGTTCTAGGACCACTAGCACCAAAACTATTACCAATAAGGGGTCGACTCAGTATACCACATCTAGATCGTCCGGAACGAAGGGCGGTTCTAGGTTAACGTCCAGTACTAATTTAAATTCTGGTGGTAGAACAAAGCACTACGTTACTAGAAATGTAGCCGGCATGAGAAAAACCACCCTCTTAAATCCAATATCAAAAACCAAAAAACCACCAAAGGCAAAAATGCCTAGGCGCAGAAGTTCTAAGAATGCATCACTTGGGGTTTTTGGTTGGACTATTTTAATAATTATCGCTTTATCATTACTAAATAGCTGAGGTGAATATGCCACATCCTTCAAAGAATCGTCCTCGTAAGGGACGCCGTAAAATCGGATCGACAAAGCGTAAAGCACGTGCTGCGCGCAAGAATAGTAAGTGAGGTTACATAATGGGTAAAAAGAGAATTCGTAAGACACTGACTTCGAAGGGCCAGCGTCGTTCTATTGTAAATGGCGTGAAGGAAGTACGGGCTGATCGTAGTCCTCTCCAGAAGGCTATGAATAAGTTGGTTGCCTGGAAGAAGGGACTGAATCCTTGGGTTACTGTTCCAGGTCCTGCTAAGAACATGGCTTGGGTAAAGAAGCGTGCCAACGAAGTTTATGGCGATCCTCGTTCAACAGCAAACATTTATAGAGGAAAGAGTTCAGATGAATAAGGTTGTTATCTACACAAAAGATAATTGTCCATATTGTGTTCAGGCGAAGAACTTGTTTTCTTTGAAAGGTCAGACTTACGAAGAAATGAAGATCGGTGTTGATCTAACTCGTGAAGAATTTATTAGTATCTTTCCAGACGTGAAAACAGTTCCTTTTATTATTATTGATGAAGAAAGAGTGGGTGGTTATGACAGACTCGTTGAATACTACGCCAGACCAGAACAGCACTTCCTGGCAGAATGAATTCCTGAAGGAAGCTCTTCATAATGGAACGGTGGAAGTTCTTTTTATAAAGAAGGATGGCACTGAGCGCAAGATGCGTTGTACACTCAAGCCAGATCTTCTTCCACACAAAGAAGATACTCTTAAGCCAGTACATTCGAATCCAAATGTGCAGGCCGTGTGGGATCTTGAGAATGAAGGTTGGAGATCGTTTCGTTACGACTCTGTTATTGGGTTCACAACATGATCTTCATAGTAGATATTGACCAGACTATCTGTTACACCCCATTAATTGATGGTGTTCATCATTATGATCAGTCTGCTCCTATGAAGCACCGTATTGATCATATAAATAAACTATACGATCAGGGCGCAACGATCATTTATTGGACGGCCCGTGGTTCAGGATCGGGAATTGACTGGACCGAACTCACCCACAAACAACTTAACGATTGGGGCTGCAAGTTCCACGAAATCCGTCTAGGAAAGCCATCATACGATGTTTGGGTCGATGACAAGGCTTTTAATGACAGAGAATTCTTTTTCCATGCAGACCACGATTTTGAACTTACTGGATACAATGATGAATAATCAAGACCTAATTGAATTGAATGAGCTCAACAAGGAGTCGAACGGTGGAACAGAACTCACCACTCGAAATCTCTTCCACCGACTTACTCGTGATGAGCTCGATGGAATCCAAATTATCACTGCTCGCGTCCGCGAGTTGGATCCTGAGCGAATTAGAATCTACCACCTACATGATCTTGCTCTCGATCCAGAAGCTGAACACCTTAAAGACCCAGCTTCTCGAGCTCGCTTCCACAAGTTGGTCTTTAGCAGCAACTGGCAGTATCAGCAATATCGTGACTATCTTGGAGTTCCATATAGCCACCAATCGTGCGTTATTGAAACAGGTGTCGAACCAATTCCTCTCGTTGAAAAGCCAAAGGACAAGATACGCCTCATTTATACGTCCACACCTCATCGTGGACTGGAGATTCTGGTTCCTGTTTTTTGCGCTCTAGCTGAAAAGTATCCTAATATTGAACTCGATGTGTTCTCTTCGTTTGGTATCTATGGTAAGAACTGGGAAGGTCGAGATGCACAGTATGAACCTCTCTTCCAGAAGATGAGAGACCATCCACAAATCAATTATCACGGTTGGGCAGACCAAGAGACTGTCCGCGCTGCTTATCAAAAGGCTCATATCTTTGCGTACCCTTGTATCTGGCCTGAAACGTCATGCAGATCTCTTATCGAAGCTATGTCTGCTGGTTGTTTGGCTGTTCACCCTAACTTCTCTGCTCTTACTGATACTTCAGCCGGGCTAACTGTTCAGTATGATGGTGATCATGAAGACATGAACCTTCATGCCAACATCTTTGCTCATACACTGATGTATGCTATTGAAAACGTACAGAATAATGACTTGACAAACCTTCTCACATTCATCAAGGCATATGCCGATACTCGATTCTCTTGGGAGTCGATCATGCCGAAGTGGAAGGGACTGATTGCATCATTGAAGGAACAACACCGTGATCTTGGCAAAAGCGCCGCTTAGAGTCTCGTTCTTTGGCGGGGGTAGTGATATCCCCGCCCACTTCGCCCAGTGGGGTGGAGCTACAATCTCGACTGCTATCGATAAGTATGTCTATGTAGCTGTCATGCACACACCTCATAATCATATCAAAGTCTCCTATTCAAAGCAAGAGTGCGTAGAGCGCGTAGACGAGATTCAGAATGAAATCGTCCGTAACGCATTGAAGTTCTTTGGTATCAAGTCCAACATTGAAATCACATCATTCGCAGACATCCCCACGATCGGTAATGGTCTTGGTGGATCGTCTGCCTTTACTTGTGCTCTTGTCAAAGCTCTGAGTGCATATCTTGGCTATGAGTATATGAATCCATATGGTATTGCTAAGACTGCGTGTCATATCGAGATTGACCTCTGTGGTTGGAAGATCGGTATGCAGGATCAGTTTGCTTCTGCATTCGGTGGCATGAACTACATTCGTTATTCGAATGAACTTGGCAAAGGTCGTGTAGAAGTAAAACGGCTGGATTCGAATGCACTTGAAAATTGGCTTATTCTGGTTCCTACGAACATAGAGCACCACGCGGCCAAGATTCTTGACACGATTAACTTTGAAGCCAAGGCCTTTGTGATTCGTGAATTGGCCCACATGGCAGAGATGCAAGCCACGCAACCGGTGAACCCAAATGAGTATGGTCGGTTGCTCAACTCAGCATGGATACTCAAGAAACAAATGTCTGATGAGATCTCGAATGATGAGATAGATAGTATGTACGAACGGTGTCAAGCCGCAGGTGCACTTGGTGCCAAACTACTCGGAGCTGGTGGCGGTGGATATATGCTAGCTCTCACAGAATCAAAGAATGCAATTCGAAAAGAGTTTTCAGACCGCACGTGTCTAGACATAGGAATTTCACATGAAGGAGCAAAAGTTGTTTACCGCGACTGATATCCTTACTGAGCACAGAGAAAAAGTACTCAAGGCCTTTGATAGTATTGATGTTGTTCAGTTCAAGAGAGCAGCAGAACTTCTCTTTTTGACCAGCTTATCAAATCACAGAAGAAACATCTATACTATTGGTAACGGTGCATCAGCAGCGATTGCACAACACTGGGCATGTGACTATACCAAGGGTTGCCGTAAGGGCGGTGTAGTTCCAAGAGTCATTTCGCTGGCAGCTAACATCCCTCTCATGACGGCAATCTCAAATGATATCTCCTATGACGATGTTTATTCATTTCAGCTTGAGTCATTTGGCCAGGAAGGCGACGTGTTGGTTGCAATCTCGTCGAGCGGCAACTCGCCTAATGTTGTTAAAGCGATTGAAATGGCACGGCTAAAGAAAATGAAAACCATTGCTCTGACTGGTATGTCGCCAGATAACTGGTGTGCACGACTGGCCGACATTTCTATTCATGTTGATTGCGATGAGTATGAGGCCACTGAAGATGTCCATCAGGCAATCATGCACATGATCGCAAAGTACATCAGACAAAAATAGTTGTGTACATTTTTTATGTTACGTAATATACTGAATATTATGAAACAGAAACTCAAATCTCGAAATCCTATTGCTCGGGCAGTCGGCCGGGTGAATAAGCCTAAAGCGATCCCTGCCAAGAAAGGCAAGGGATCGTTTCGTCGTGTAAAGAAGGTGGATACCGATGGCTATCAAGATTAAGACCAAGCCGAAGCCGAAGCAGATGTCTCGGTCGGCTATCAAGACCTTGGATGAAAGGGCTTACGGTCCTGAACCGATTCAGGTAACCAACCTTGGTGATGCTCTGAACTGGTACAACTATATGAGTGATGATGACCAGTCGCGAGACTGGTTCTTCACGTATGTCAAGAAGACGTATACCAAGAGTGATGTGTCTGCTCTGCGTCGGCTTCCAAAGTACAAGATCTCAAAGACTCTTGGCAATATTGCTCGTATCATCATGAACGGAAACGAGCTGCCGCAGAAGAATCTCGACTACTTTGACAATAGCGTCAAGGAGCTGGTCCGGTTGGCATCGGCGATTCGTGAGGAAGTAGACGAATCGCCAAAGCCGGCTGTGAGCATCCAGGATCGTGTACAGTCTAAGATTCACAATCTGATTACTGCCTGCGAAGAAGCCATTGACACCGTTCCTGACTTCAATGTGTATGATTGGCTTGTTGCCAAAGAAGTGTCACCTCAGGCAGCAAACGCAATCCGTGAGTACTACTCAAAGCATGCAGACGATCATGAGCCGGATGAATATGATACTCCTGCAATGAAGAAGTCTCGTGCTCGCCTCAAAAAGTACTGGGAAGAGTTTGTACTTTTAATCGATCGATATATAAATAATAAGAAGGCGGTGAAGGTCCGTAAGCCACGAGAGAAGAAGGTCAAGTCGGCCGTCGACCTGGTGAAGAACCTGAAGTTCCAGAAGGAAGAACCTTCTCTGAAGATTGTGTCGGTTCATCCGGCCGAAATTATTGGATGTCAACAGCTATGGGTGTACAACACCAAGTATCGCAAGCTGACTCAGTACCTAGCAGTGGGACCTGCGGGTATTCAAGTCAAGGGAACGACTCTTACTGGATGGGATGTAGAATCCAGTACATCGAAGACTCTACGAAAGCCCGGAGAATCCCTGACGGCACTCTTGTCAGCCGGCAAGGTTGGTCTGAGGTCGTTTATGTCAAATATAAAGACCACGGAAAGCAAGCCTAATGGTCGACTCAACCAAGAATGCATTCTGCTAAGGGTAGTCAAGTGACAGACAACGTTGTTCTCTTTCCTGGATTCAAAAAAGATTCCCCTCCTCAGTCTCTAGAAGAGATCGTCGATCAGGTCACTCAGAACCGAAAAGAACACGTAGAGGGTGTGATGATGGATCTCATTCCGGATCTCATCCATATGTTTGGTTCTTATGGTCTTGACATCAACTCAGATGAATACATTAAAGACGTCGCCATGATCATGGAATCAATCAAGTCCATGGTAAGTCGTCAATACAAACTTCCGCATTCTTTCCATGAGATGGTTGATACTATTTTTGATTTTAATTATAATGAAGACAATAGCGTTTCGTACACTTATAAATTCCCAAAGGATGAAGAGTAATTTATCATGATTATTGTTGATTTGTCGCAGGTGATGATTTCCAACCTAATGGTTCAACTTGGAAACCATACAAATACAGAACTCGAAGAAGATCTTCTTCGTCATATGATCCTTAACTCGATTCGTTCGTATAATCAGAAGTTCAAGAACGAATACGGTGAGATGATCATTGCGTGTGATGCTGGTAATAACTGGCGCAAGCAAATCTTTCCGTACTACAAGGCCAACCGCCGTAAGAACCGTGAGAAGTCCGAACTCAACTGGGCTCAGATCTTTGACACTCTGGGCAAGGTTCGTGAGGAACTCAAGGAATACTTCCCCTATCGTGTGATTCAGGTTGATGGCGCCGAAGCCGATGACATCATTGGTACTCTTGTCGATGCGTTCGGAGATACCTCTGAAAAGATCCTGATCATGTCTGGTGACAAGGACTTCGTCCAGCTGCAGAAGTACATGAATGTCAAGCAGTACGATCCGGTTCAGAAGAAGTGGCGTACCACTAACGATCCTGATCGGTTCGTCAAGGAACACATCATGCGCGGTGATACCGGTGACGGTATTCCTAACTTCCTGTCTGCCGACAATACGTTTGTAATCGGCGGTCGGCAGAAGCCACTCAGTCAGAAGAAGCTGGATAGCTGGATCAATATGGACCCTCGCGAGTTCTGTGACGAGAACATGCTGCGTGGTTATCTTCGCAATCAGCAGCTCGTTGATTTGAACTTCATTCCCGAAAAGCTGCGTTCAGAAATTGTCACCGAGTATGAGGCTCAGGCTGGCAAGGGACGTGGTAAGCTCTTCAACTACTTTATTGAAAAGCGCCTTAAGAACCTCCTTGAAAGCATTAATGAGTTTTAATATGCCAAGACTAACAATTGCACAAATCATCGACACAGCATCTAAGATCGAAAGCGTAGAGGATCGAGCTCAGTATCTTCGCGACAACGATTCTACAACGCTTCGTTATATCCTTGAACTGGCACTTACACCCGGTGTTGTATGGGAAATTCCAGAAGGAGCTCCTCCGTACAAGCCATGTGAGTACCTTGATGTTGAAGGCCGTCTTCATCAAGAAGCTCGTACCCTCTACATCTATCTTCTTGGTAACAAGCCAGAACTTACCCGCCTGAAACGAGAAACACTGTTTATTAATCTTCTTGAATCCATTGACAAGCGTGATGCCGAACTTCTTATTAAAGTCAAGGACAAGAAGCTGCCTCGTACCATTTCCACCAAAGTCGTTAACCTAGCATTTCCAGGGCTAATCAATGAGCAAGTCAATCAAGCGTAATAACAAGTACTATGGCTATGATGATGATCACTTCGAAGATCATTACGAAGATCATGGCTCTAAACTGAAAGAGAAGCGAATTCGTTCAGCACTTCGCTCTCGTAATAAAAACGCAATTTTTGATCTAATCGAAGAAGATTATTAATGCCAATCTATGAGTTTAGGGACAAAGAAACCGGGGAAACCTGGGAAGAGTTCCTTTCAATATCTGGTCGAGAAGAATATCTCAAGAACAATCCACACGCTGAATTGGTCATTGGCGCTCCAGCTCTTATCTCTGGTATTGCTGGTGTCACCCACAAGAATGATGGTGGATTTAAAGACCTGTTAAATAGGATTGGCAACGCAAATCCAACTTCTCCACTTGGTCAACAGTATGGAGACAAGGGTATCAAAGCTACTAAAACCCGCGAAGCCATTAACAAAGCCAAAAACAAAAAATAAGGATGATTCGTGACTGAGGCAAGACTTACCAAGAGACAGAAGCGTATTCTAAGACAGAACGGAGAACACGAACTACTGAGTAATAAACCTACGTTTAGTTCTCCTAATTTTAATTTGAAACGAGTTCATCCACTTACAGACAATCAAAAGAAAACATTCGAAGCCTTCCAGCGCGGTAAGCATCTGATGCTTCACGGCATGGCAGGTACCGGCAAGACTTTTCTTTCTATGTACCTGGCAATTAATGATTTGATGTCTGGTACGAGTGATCAAGAAAAGATCTATGTGATTCGTTCTGTTGTTCCGACTCGTGACATGGGATTCCTGCCAGGATCTCAGAAAGAGAAGATGAAGGTCTATGAAGCACCTTACTACGCTATCTGCAACGAGTTGTTCGAACGTGGAGATGCTTACGACATCCTGAAGCAGAAGAACGCAGTCGAGTTTATGAGTACCTCGTTTGTTCGTGGTACTACATTGAACAACTGTTATGTGATCGTAGATGAATGTCAAAATATGACAGATCAAGAATTGCATAGCGTCATGACCCGAATTGGTAAGAACTGTAGAATTATTTTTTGCGGTGATTTTAGGCAAGACGATCTTTCTTCTGAAAGAAGAAAAGAATATTCTGGTCTTATTAACTTCATGAAAATTCTGCAAAACATCCCTGAATTTGAATTTGTTGATTTTCAGATAGAAGATATTGTAAGAAGTTCTATTGTTAAAAGATATATTGTTGCTAGACATAAATTAGGAATGTCCTAAGTATCTAGTTCATGCAATTTATAAATAGAATGTAGGAGGAAAAAATGTTCTACATCATTTATAAAATTACTAATCTAATTAACAATAGATACTATATTGGCATGCATGGAACACAAGATCTTAATGATAACTACATGGGTTCTGGTTTAGCAATTAAAAATGCTATTAAAAAGTACGGATTAGAAAATTTTAAAAAAGAAGTATTATCTGTTCATGAAACGAAAGAGCAGATGATTTTTGAAGAAAAAAATCTATTAACAACAGAAGCCCTAAAAGATCCGCTGTGCTATAATATAGCCAAAGGCGGCCAAGGTGGTTTTGTTTTTTCTGGTCTTCCTAATCAGGATAAAATGAAAAAGATTATAGGAACAAAGGTCAGTATGGCTAAAAAGGGTGTGAAGTTTTCTGAGAAGCACAAGTCTAATATATCAAAAAATCATGCAGACGTGTCAGGTGAAAAAAATCCTATGTACGGTAAAAATCATAAAAATTCTACCTTGACATTAATAAGAGAACGTGCTAAAAATAGAACTAAGAAAACATGTTCTCACTGTGGTAAAAATGTCGATGCCAGCAATTTCAAACGCTGGCATGGTGATAATTGTAAGGAATACATCATTGCTCGCCAGAAGCTTGGACTACAACCGTAAAGACTTTCAACACGATCTGATTGAGTTCGCTCAACTTAATCGTATTGATGGTGAAACTCGGCTTTATGAGACTCCGACAGGAGAACGCTATCCATCAGTAACTACCGTACTCGGCAGAATGACTGATAAGACTGCACTCAACGAATGGAAAAAAAGAGTTGGGGAGGAAGAAGCAGCCCGAGTTTCGGCTCGAGCTGCTTCACGCGGTACTAATATCCATACAATGTGTGAAAAGTATATTCTCGGCGAGGAGGTTGATACCTCTATGCCGTACAACATGTCAATGTTTCGTCAAATCAAAATGGTCCTTGACGAGAAGGTTGATATGATCCGTGCTACTGAGTGCACTCTCTTTAGCCACCATCTTAAGATCGCTGGCACGTGTGACTTGATTGCTGACTATGATGGTAGACTTTCAATCATCGACTATAAGACATCGACCAAGCGTAAGAGGAAGGAATGGATCGAGGGATACTTCCTACAGGCAAGTCTGTACGCCTATATGCTCTGGGAGATGACTGGTATCTCGGCCAAAGACATCGTAATCATGATCGGCATTGACGATGAAATCGATGCTCAGGTCTTCGTCGAGCGGCCATCGAACTACATCGAAAAGGCTGCAGACCTTGTTAAATCGTATCATAGGTTGTACACATGAAACTCAATCTAGTCATTGCCGAAAACTTCTACGACGATCCTGATGCCGTTCGGGCCATGGCTTTGAACCTTCCTTTTAACTTCAAAGGAAATTATCCTGGTGTAAGAACGGCTCCGATGTTGAACGACTCTATCAAAAATGCCATTAGCCATTTGGTTGCAGCTGCAGGACCGGTGACAAATTGGCATGAAGAGTCCGGATACACCGGTGCATTCCAGTTGTGTACGGCACAGGATAGAACCTGGATCCATGCTGACAGCTTCAATACGTGGGCCGGTGTATGTTATCTTACACCGAATGCACCAGCAAGCGGTGGTACGGCATTATATCGTCACAAGGCCACAGGCAATCGAGAAAAGGTAGACTCCGATTATGAGGCCTATGACTACACTAAGTGGGAAGAGGTAGATAGGATTGGCAACGTCTACAACCGGATCATCCTCTACCGCGGCAATCTGTTCCACGCATCTGTAGATTATTTTGGATCCACCTTCGAAGACGGTAGATTGTTCCAGACGTTCTTTTTCGATACCGCATACTAAGTCATTCTTTACATTGAAAACTAAAACGCACTCTGGGTTTCTGGAGTGCGTTTTTTTATGTACAAAATTTTGAAAACTATGTAGGGTGGTAAAGTAAGCTAAGGAGAAAAAACATGTCCAACACCATCACCTTCGATTTCGACTATAACCATAACATCTTCACCACTCTCACTCCTTACTACCCCCACATCACCAATATCAACTACAACAACAATCCCAACAACAACCTTCCCACTATCACCATCACCTTCACCACTCCCGAAATCCTCCTCCAATTTAAAACCGAAAATTATCTCTAATTTTCAAAAATAACTGTGTACATAATATCTAAAATACTGTAGAATGATTATATCAACAGTGAAAAAGGAATTGATCATGGCTTATCCTAAGACTATCCTCATCGGCGATCGCGTCCGCTATGAATCGGCTGCTGGTACCATCCGTGGTGAAGTCGTCAAGATCATGAAGGACTGGAATGCTGCCGGTGACCTGATTGACTGGATCTACATCGAGTACTACAACGAAAAGTCGCCGACGAAGTATTCGATTGTTCGTCTCGCCGAACCTGCTCTCGAGATGATGAAGTTTAAGGTGATCTTCCGCGACTGTACCAACTACAATGCTGTTGCCGAGCGTCATGCTCATGAACTTATGATGGAGATGTAAGAATGTATATTGCAAAGCTTATCGATCACATTGCTAAGGAACTTGGAGCTTCTGAATCGGCTAATATTGCGTTTAAACTCGGATACCTCGAGAGTATGATGGAGGATATTATTTCTCGTGTTCCTGAAGCTCGAGAGCTCGTGGAATATCATGCTGCGGCGCATGGTTTTGTGGAGGAAGTGTAATGACTCGGTTGTATGAATATATCCTTGCTCAGGATGATCCTCACGCCTATATCTATGAAGCCATCTGTGGCGCTTATGGCGTAGAGATCCGTGATACTATGACCGACCTCTACAATGATATTTGTGTAGATGATGCATTGCATCCGGATGATGACTTTGAGAAGATCATCGACAACATGGTTGAATATATGGAGAAGGCATAATGTTTAAGTATCGACTTCATCTTATGGAATCTGAACGCGGTTGGGGCCAAGACTTTTGGCACGAAGACTATGATACTCGTGAAGAAGCTGAAGAGCGTATGAAGTACGTTAACAGCTTCAATACCTCGCCAGTTGCACCAGCGTACTATATGCAGGCTCAACGAATTGAGATTGTCGAGACTGTATGAATCACGTAGAGTACAGCGTTGCTAGTGGTCTTGTGATTGTCCAAATCGGTCACAAGGTATTCGCTGCACCAGCCGAGGACTGCATCGGCTATCCTGAAGAGTTCTTTGAGACCGCGAGTCCAGAAGCTCTTGAAGAGATCGGTTTTGAATTTTCTCATGGCCTAAATGCATATTAATGCGTTTTTTTTGAAAATAACTGTGTACATAATTTCGAAAATATCGTAGAGTGAATAATAACGAATGGAGATGAACATGACTCGGACTAACATTCTTTACTCGCTCGCTTTCGGTGCTTTTGTGTTCCTCATCTGCACCATGTGGGAAGTTCAGCAAACTCTCCCCGCATAATTTTTTAAAAAAAGTTGTGTACATTATTTCGAAAATAGACTATACTGAGAATATCAAAACGGAGATTGTCATGAACTACTACACTCGTGAAATTGCTAAGTTGCTCGAAATCAGCCTCGAAGATGCTCTTCGCATTCAAGATGAAATGGAATGCAACGGCTTCGACTTCAGCGAAGCAACTCAGAATCAGTTTATGCGTGAAATCAAGTATCAGCGTCAAGCTCTGTCTATCTAATCTGAATTGAAAAGGAAACTATATTATGGCACATATGATTGAATTCCTCGATGGCAAGGCTTCGATGGCTTATGCTGGTGAAACTCCGTGGCACGGCCTCGGCACTCAGGTTCCGGCCGATGTGACTCCGGATCAGATGCTCAAGGCTGCTGGTCTTGACTGGACCGTCACTCCGATTCCTGCCTTTGCCGAAATCGGTGGTAAGCAGGTCGACATCGGCCGTTCGGCTCTGGTTCGTGACATCGACAATAAGGTCCTCGACGTGATCACGAATGACTGGATTCCGAACCAGAATGAAAAGGCTTTCGAGCTCTTCAACGACTTCGTTGCTGCCGGCGAAATGGAAATGCACACTGCCGGTTCGCTTCGTGACGGCCAGCTTGTCTGGGCCCTTGCGAAGGTCAAGGAAAGCTTCGAACTGTTCAATGGCGATACCGTTGAATCCTACCTCCTCTTCACGAATCCGCACAAGTATGGCTGGTCGATCGACGTCCGCTTCACTCCGATTCGTGTGGTTTGCAACAACACTCTGACTCTGTCGCTGAATACTCAATCGAGCAAGATCGTCAAGGTCAGCCACCGTCGTGAGTTTGACGCTGAACTGGTCAAGGAAACTCTTGGTGTTGCTAAGGAAAAGCTTGCCAAGTACAAGGAAATGGCTGCTTACCTCGGTTCGAAGCGTTATAACGACGAGTCGATCGTTGACTACTTCACTCGCATCTTCCCGGTTTCTGGTTCTAAGAAGGAACTCAGCAAGAATGCTGAGATTGCTCTCGAGATCATGAATCAGCAGCCCGGCGCTGAGTTTGCTGAAGGCAGCTGGTGGCAGGCGTTCAACGCCGTTACCTTCATGACTGACCACATGATCGGTCGCAGCGCTGATACGCGTCTTGCTTCGGCTTGGTACGGTGCTAACAAGAACCTGAAGACCAAGGCTCTCGAGACTGCAGTGGAGTTCGCTGATGCTGTTTGATATTAAGAACCGGTCCCCAGAATCCTGGGGACCTCTTGCATCTGTTGCTGAACATCGGTTCAATCAGATCCTGAATAACCGTAAGGGCAGTACCAAGGAGATGATCAAGAACGAGGCCAAGAGAGCGAAGAGGCTTAAGACTTATAAGGTCACCTTTAATAAGGAATGGCGCTCAGACTCATTTCAGCTACAGGCTGAAAACGAATATGAGCTTAGTGGGATCGCTGCTAAGTTTTTCGAAGATAATTTCGATAAGATTGGTTTCAAAGAACGTCCTCGCAGTCAATGGGCTGGAGAATACAAGGGTTACGACACGATTAGTTATGTAAAGGTAAAATCTACTGCGAATAAATAACTGCATGCAAGAAGAAAATGGCACTTACTTCGTAGGCATGCTTCTAGAGACCGAGGAAGAAGAGATTCTCTTTCCGGTGAAGTTTCATACGAAGAATTATAATGAAGCTCTTAGACTCACCCGTTGTATCACGCCAGGTGATCCACGAAAACGTGTGATGTTTGCCGAAATTGATGAAAGGTTCTAATATGAAGAAGCTTATTGCATCAGCCCTTGTAGCTAGCATGCTAATCACCACTCCAGCTCTTGCTGATCATCGCGATCGCAGTAGAGACAGAGACTATAGTCAGCATGAACGTCGTAGAGACCGTGGTGGTTGTGGATGGCTCTGTGGAGCAATTATCGGTGGAATCGTTGTAGGTGCCATTGCTTCTGAAGATCGTCATGATCGAGAATACGACAATCGCTACTATCCGCCTGATAACCGCTACGATCGCCGTTATTGCGTTCGTGAACAGGTAACTGAATGGTATCGTGGCGAGCGTTATATCTACTGGCAGACTCGCTGCAATTAAGGATATCCATGAAGAAGTTTATTGCCCTGGCGTTTTTTGCGCTAGCTGTTCCAGTTACTGCACAAAAGACTCCAGTTGGTGTTACATATGACGCCAAGGTAATTAAGATTGCTGATGGTGACACTGTGCAGGTTGAAGCGCCATGGGTTCCTGCTCCAATTAAGCCTGTGATTTCAGTTCGCATCTATGGCGTGGATACTCCAGAAAAAGGCCATCGTGCCCAATGTCCAGCAGAAGACGCAAAGGGACAAGCGGCTAGCGCCTTTACAAAGGATCTAGTAGCAAAGACAAAGAAAGTCCAATATGTCGTATACGATTGGGACAAATATGGCGGCCGTATTCTTGGCGATATGATGCTTGATGGCAAGAGTCTTCGTGCTCAACTGATTGCAAATGGCTTTGCTCGTGAATATTTTGGTGATGCAAAGCAATCTTGGTGCAAATAACTGTGTACATTAAAAACAAATTGATGTATATATAGATTATCAGTTGTTGACAATCAACAATAAAAGCGGAGTAGACGGGGGTTCGAATCCCCCCACCTCCACCATCTACACTGTGGTCTTGAATTGACAAGATATAGACCGCGGACGTTACGGGCAGTGTAGTTGATGGGGGTGTTACTGGGAATCGATGCACGCAGAATAAGGCGGTTCGAGACTGATTGCTTGGCAAAGTTGCCACTAAACGTAAACGCAAACGATAATGACGTTGCCTTTGCTCTAGCCGCTTGAGGCTAGCATTGGGCCCGCCGGAGCCTCGAAACAGAATCCGGCAACTTAATGGTATAAATATTATATCGCGACGGAGGTTGACACCTCCATTGACTCTTACAAAAGCTTCAAGTCTTAGGGCTAGAAAGCAGTATCTTTAAGATACTACCGACGAAACCATAATGATTTTGCATTTCCAGTAAGAGGGAAATGGATGGAAGATACCTTCGTTATTTCATTTTGTATCTTCTCATAGCGACGGACAAACTGTTAGGCTGAGATGCCTTCGAAGCAGTCTCTGGTTGCCAGGATCATTTAAGATTAGAGGATACAATGAAACTATTCGAAAACAGAAAGGACTTTCCTTATCTACGTTGGGGCGAAGGTTTTTTTCTAGGTGTTATTGCAGTTACTGGTGTAGCTCTTGCAACTCCTCAGAAAGAACCAGAGGTCAAGGTGATTAAGGTTCCCGAAGTTCAAGTAATAGAAAAGGAAAAGATCGTAAAGAAGCCTGTTTACCTCAGTGCTTACGATAAACAACAAATCCAATGCATGGCCGAGAATACATATTTTGAAGCAGGCCATGAACCCTATAAAGGTAGAATTGCGGTGAACAACGTCGTGTTGAACCGCGTAAAAGACAAGCGATTCCCAAAAACACCATGTGCGGTCATTAATCAAAAGGCCAGAGGCGTATGCCAGTTTTCATGGAAGTGTGAGGGAGGAAAGCGAATTGGCGATTGGGCCGCGTATCGCAAGGCCAAAGAAATCGCTGAACATGTGTACCTAGGAAATTACGGAGACGTAACAAGAGGTGCAAAGTTCTATCATGCCGACTATGTAAGTCCGTCATGGGGTAGAGTTTTTGATCGCACTGCTAAAATTGGTGCTCACATTTTTTATCGAGGATAATTGATTATGGTGGACGACGTTATTCTGCAAAAGACTATGTCAAACGATAAGTTTATTAGGGAAATTGAAAGATTGGTGGCAAAGTATAATCTAGACTATATGGATGCCGTCGTCCACCTTTGTGAAAAGAATAACATTGAGATCGAAGCTGCTGCCTCGATTATCAAGAATAATATTAAGATCCGATCAAAGATTCAGGCTGCTGCCGAAGATCTGAACTACCTTCCTAAGTCTGCGCGGTTGCCTGTATGACACCATTTGAGTCTTACAAGACTTTCCTTGCTGTCAAGAGCCACTTCACCACAGACAATTATGACTACGTAAAATACAATGGTAAGGTGACTGCCAGTGCATCGAGTTTTGAGACGCGCAAGGACAAGTACCAGTTCTATAGACTCTCCAAGCATAAGAATCCACTGCAGTACCTGGTTGCCAACTTTGTTGATGGTGATCTAAAGTGGATCGGCGATCTGTTCGATGATAAGTCCGAACAGGTATACGCAGATTGGCTGAAGAGGCAACAGTCTTTGACTTATATTTTTGAGCAAGACTTAAATAAACTGTGTACAAATTTTGACGATAATGTTATTGTAAAGAATGGACAACATCCATATCTACTAAAGCAATACTTACGTAGAGAGATCTCGATCGAGACTATTATTATCCTAAACGATATTCTTGGTTTCTTTGGACACTGGAATAAGAAGATTGATGATAGTATTCTTTGGCCGAGCATATATAAAAAGTTATGTAAGTACAAACCATTCTTTCATTATGACATGTTTAAGTGTCGCAAGATATTGAAAGACAAATTTGCGGGTGATTGATGACTGATTATTTTCGTTACACTACAAAGCCGGCCGATCCGGCAATGACTGCCCCAGCTCCTCTGGCATCTTCTCGTGAAACATTCGAAAAGATGATGTCTGCAAAGCAGGTCAACGACGGCAACTACTGGAACACAATGCGAGAAGTCTTTGCCGAGGACTTTGAAAAGCTTCCGAAGGAACGCTTCAAGGTTTGGGCATCGGTGATGTCAGTTCCTTTTATGACTCGAGCACGGTTCCTTGATTACTTCGCTGTAGTTCTGCAGTGGAAGGAGAATGCCAAGGTTCGCTATGCTCTCGAGGATCCGGAAATCGGAATCACCGAACAGGATCGTGGTATCTATAACCTGTTCGAAGACTTTACAACAACAATGAATCGTGTGCAGCACCTGGCTCATCTATTGATTAATGGATGGGATCCGGAATCACTGTCTAAGCTGGATACGATTGTAGAACTTGGCGGTGGTATCGGCGACATGGCTGATATCGTCTACAAGCTCGGCTTCAAGGGTAAGTACATTATCTACGATTTCCCTGAGGTCGGTGCAATTCAGAAGTGGTATCATGATCAGTTGGGTTATACCAACATCGTGCACACATCTGATGTGAATGATCTGCATGATGCGGATCTTATGATTGGTACTTGGTCATTTACCGAAATGCCAATCGAACTTCGTGATGAAATCATGACAAAAATCGGTGGAACAAAGAACTGGCTTATTGCATATTCCAACGAAATTTTTGGCATCGATAATGATAAATACATTCGAGATGTATTTGTTCCCCAATTCGAGGAATCCAGTACAATTGAATATACTGATATTCCGTTCATGCCTTGGGATGGTGGAGCAAAGTACCTCTCGATTAAACACAACGACTAATACACCGTACACAACGACATACAAGGAGAATTATTATGTCATTTGCTGATCTCAAGCGTTCCTCGACCTCTTCTTTTGAGAAGCTCACCAAGGAACTCGCCAAGCAGAACACCACATACGACCGTACCGGAGACGACAAGCTCTGGAAGTGTGCCACGGATAAGGCAGGTAACGGCTATGCAGTGATTCGCTTTCTCCCCGCACCTGAAGGTGAAGACCTTCCATTTGTCAAGATTTGGGACCATGGTTTTCAGGGTCCGACTGGCCTATGGTACATCGAGAAGTCGCTCACGACTCTTGGTAAGGACGATCCCGTAGGCGAACTCAACAGTTCACTCTGGAATTCAGGACTTGACTCCGACAAGGAAGTTGCACGTAAGCAGAAGCGTCGTCTCGCTTACTACAGCAACATCTATGTTGTCAAGGACCCTGCAAATCCTGAGAACGAAGGTAAGGTTTTCTTGTACAAGTATGGCAAGAAGATCTTCGACAAGCTGAACGACCTCATGAACCCTGCGTTCGAGGACGAGAAGCCAACAAATCCTTTCGATCTTTGGACGGGTGCAAACTTCAAGCTTAAGATTCGTAAGGTTGAGGGTTACCCCAATTACGATAAGTCTGAATTCGACTCTCCCGCACCACTGTTCGATGATGACGATAAGCTTGAAGCAGTTTGGAAACAGGAGCATTCCCTTCAGGAACTCGTGGATCCAAAGCACTTTAAGTCGTATGACGAACTCAAGGCACGTCTCAACAATGTTCTGGCCCTAAATGCTCCGGCAAAGGTCCGTGGTGTTGAACTTGACGAGGAAGAGTATAAGGCTCCGGCCCCAGCCTTCCAGGCGGCAGCTGCTCCAGCTGCTCCAGTTGCTTCGGCAGCCGTCGATGATGATGACGAGGATCTGGCTTTCTTCAAGCGGCTTGCTGAAGAAGATTGATTGGTGGGAAAGGGGGCTCTCGGGTCCCCTTTCTTTTTATCTAGCTACTTTAATTGGTGCGTTTGTTTCTTTATATCCAAAACGGCTTAGATAGTATTGCACACTATTTCTGTCAATCATTGTAGGTGCATTTTGTACAGCAGTCGAACCAGCCGCGCTGATATTCGGTGGAGATACTGTCAAACGCGGTGCAGGTTTGTTTGCATCGCTTTTTATTTTAGCAATTTCTGCAGTTTGTACAGCCGCTTCATTTGAAATGAGTTTTGCAAAATCAGGAGCGGCGGTTGTAAGATCGCGAGCAACCCCAGGTCCGACAACCTTTCCGCCAATAGTACCAATAAATTCTGCCATGTTTGTAAGAGTTTTATCGACAACCTCGCCGCCTTTATTCACAACTCTTTCAGCCACCGATTGCCTAGCAGTAACTTCTCCTTGTTCAGGAGAAAGACCCTTTCCGCCGAACTGAAAGTGGCCACCATGAGTGCCTTTATATTTGTTTTCTACCCACCCATACTTAGCACCGTGCTTTTTTATCCAAGCGTTTGATTCACCATGAATGTCCATAGCAAGGCCACTTAAATGAAGTGATCTTGTCGCAGGATTATAACCCTGCTTTTTCATTTCTTCTTGATACGCACGCGTTCTTTTACTGCTCGTAACGTCGCTCGGCTTTACCACGCCATTCGAATCTATCATCATCTTATAAAAAGCTTCAGCGCCTTCTTTAGTGAATACTACAGGACGCCCTCTTTGATCGTTGGCGCCAGCAATACCCCATCCTTCTCCAGTAGAAGGATGGCTAACTTTAATCACTTTACTTGAAGGCGACTTTGCCGCTGATTCCTGTTGTCCAGACTGGGCACTTGGTGCTGATTTCCCGCCCGCCCAACTTGGTGCATTTCGTTCCCACCAACTTCTATCATCTTTTACTTGCTTAGAACTTGTAGCTGGTTTAGATTCTTGGGTCGGACCTGCTGTTACAACCGGTTTCTTATAATCACCCGCTTCAGCTTGGCCTCTCAGCGATCCGGCTGGTTTAGCAGGCGGCGGAATCGGTTTTGCATCAACGGGAGCCGGTGGAGGTGGTGGAGGGTTCGTAACACCGGCTTCCGCTTGACCTCTGAGAGTTCCGGCAGGTAATGCTGTTGGAAGCGCCGTGGTTTCTATTGATTCTTCTTCTGGTTCGTCTGGCAAAAAACCATTAAAAAACGAGGTAATCTCTTTTACAGTGTCTGAAATGAACGTCCCGGCTTCAACAGTAAAATCTACAACACCTTTAATTGCGTTCATAATAGGATCATATGCCAACAAACCAATACCTGCAAGCGCCAGAAATCCAAGTCCGCCTTCTTCTGAGCCGTGAACTTTTTCTGCGTCTTTGAGTTTTTCTAATCGGCTTTGTCGCTCTATTCTATCTTCTTGCTCATTCAATTTATTATTTTGATATGCAATTTTTTGATTAGTTAGCTTTTGTTTAAACAAGTTGTCCATTATAGAAAGTTGATCTATAACGGCAACTAGTTTTTTAGAGTTTAATTCTGTTTTTTGATAAGAAACTGCATCGTCGTTGGCTGCAATTGGTTTTGCAGCTCTTTTAATATCACTTTCATTAAGTAAAACAGAACCAACGATGCCAAAAGATTTAGCCGTGTTGGTTGTGTCGATGGCAGTGATAAGAACCTTTAATGCCATTATGATGCCAGTCTATAGTGCCCGAGATATTTTTCAATCCCGCCAGTACCAGGATAGTTTGGATCAACAACAGAAATAGATCCGTTTGGAGAAATAGACTTTAAAGCACGAGCAGCCGGCGGTATATTGGCAGCTGCGGTGTTAGTCTTTTTCTCACCCATCGCAATTTGATTTTGAATTTTACTAGACTCTTCAGAAATGAGTTTTGCAAAATCTGGTCCGGTTGTAGTAAGATTTCTTACTTTCCCTGGGCCTAAGATTTTCCCGCCAAGAGTTCCAATAAACTCGGCGACGCTTGTTAACATTTTATCGGCAGCATCTGCAGCAGTATCAGCAGCTTGTTGTAATGGACTATCAGATGAAGCAGCTGGACTCATTGGAACACTATTAGTTCCTTTAAGAGTTCCTTCCTTTTTCAGGATATCCATTCTTGCTTCTTCAAAAGAACGAGGATCGGATCTTTGTCCTGTACCTCCATATGACGGAATATAGTAAGCCCATTGCTTATTTAGAGTACCTGCTTTATTGGCTTGATCATAAATCGCCTTAGCAGCTTTATCTTGTGTTGCCGCATTAAAAGTATCAGTTAATTTAACTACGCCTTGATCAACCAGACCTTGTAGTGTTTTTGACACAATTTGATAAGCGCCCATGGCACTAGAATTCATACTTCCAGAATTAGGAATTAAAACGTTTCTTCCGAACCATAATGCCTCGGCAACAGTAAGTTGTGATAGCTTTCTACCATTGAAGTAGTCTTCTGGTTTTCCAAATTTGCCATAACCCAATACGACATCGTATGGCGACTGGCCAGCTGTAGAGGCTGATTGAGTTCCTGATGGAGTAGGTGCAGCAACTTGTTGTCCTCCCTTTAACTCTTCAGCCATCTTAGATGGTTCATAGGCCCCAGGATCTGCTTGTATTCTTTTTGTTGCTTCAACAGCAGCGGCGTTTCTTTTATCGCCAGGACCATACGCATTTAAAATATCTTGGTATTTTGAAGGAAGCGCGTTTGGTTTATATGTTTTGCCATCGGGAAGAGTATAGCCTGTAGTCCATCTGCCAGATTCATCAAGAACCGGTTTCATGCCATACATCTGTTCCAATTCTTTTCTTGCCTGCAACGGTTCCATCGCAGTATTTTTCATGAACTTGTCAACACCCCACACAATAGCACCAGCCGCGGCCAGCGCAGCGGCAATTGGTCCGATCGGAAGTGCTCGTGCAAGTCCTAATAAACTCTTTATATTCTTTAAGAAAGAAATTCCTCGTAGCCATTTCCAGGCTGAAGAAAACGCTTCAAAGGCTGTGACCAACCCCTTGAGTAATGCATCTAGTCCTAATTTTCCAAGACTGCCAAGCGCACTTAGAATACCGGCTACGATGCCGCCACCGGGTTTTTGGTTATCGTTTGCTGCACCGTATCGCTTTCCAAGTTCTTCGAACGTACTGTTTTGTTCAACTTTTGCTTCTCTGGCAGCAAGAGCATTTTCTTCATATACTCTTCTGTCAAAGTCAATTTGCTTCTTTAGAGTACCGTTGATTGATACTAAATACTTCACAACATCGGTCAGAAGCTTTTCAGTATCATTCGTTTTTGCTTTGTACGTGCTTTTAGCCTGAGCCGCTGGTAGTGTTCCAGACCCGGAAACCCGCTGTTTGGCGGCGGTACCGGCCAATCCGAAACTAGCATAAATTACATTCGAGTTTTCTTGGCTTATCTTATCTTTTGAAGAGAGCATAGCAGAAACACCCGACGCCAGGCCAGTTACTGCTTTAGATCCGCCTGTAAGAGCACCTTGTACGGCGTCTAATAATCCTGCCATTACTTCTTTCTACTCTCTATTTCTTGTCTCTGCTTATCTAAAAATTCCATGAGCATATCGACATAAAGATCTCTTTCATAAGGAATCAAATTTTCAATCTCTGTAATAGAATATTTATGATGCTGAGCCAGAGAAAATACCATCGAGTAGTATCTTGCTAGGTTTGTATGGCTCAGCCCCACATAAAAAAATCCTTGAGATTTGTTAACTCAATCTCCCTATCATTCCCTAGGGAATTTTTATACTTGATAGTGTGATGAAGTCTTGGAATGCTTTCAAAGAACTTTCTGATCTTTTCAAACGTCGAGACGTCCAAGTTATCTAGGAACTCAGAAATTTCTTTCTCTGAATAATCTGTTGCTGGATATACATTGTCCGCGTCGTAGATCACGTCGATGCAATTGACAATGAAGAAGGTCATGAGCTCTACCTCGTTTGTGATATTGCCCATTTTATCGGTGATGTCTGCAGTAGGGTACCGCATCATCATTCCTACGTCATCATTAATTTCAATCTTAGAATTTACTTGATCTGGCATACTTACTTCTACATCATCCAGATTTAATTCAAAATCATAAATCTTTTCGTCTTCAGTATCTTTATAAGATAGCTTGATGATGTTATTCACCGATCGCGATCTCAACTTTAAGAACAAATATTCTAAGTCAAAGATAGCAAGATTATCGATATTCACTTCACTCTGAATACAGTTTCCAAGAATTTGCTTGATTGCCCTAATAATTTCAGAATCGTTTCCACTCTGCTGAGCAACCAGCAAGATTTTCTCTTCCTTTACTAGGAATGGTCTAAACATAACTTTTTGCTGAGTCGAAGGAATTACAGCATCAAAAAGAGGTTGATCAATTTTTGGCAAAGTCATTTCAAAAATACTCCATTAATTAAATTTCAGTTCCACTAAGATTTTTAGTAGTTATTGTTCCGGTTAAATTGCTTGCGCCTGTAGATTTTTGTGCTCGGTTGTTTATAGCGTCTGGTGAAGTTGCTCCTATAGAATTTTGAGGATTCAATCCAACACGGCGACTATAGTCTTTTTTGTTTTTCTTTTGCTTTTGTTTTTCTGCAGCTGATGCAGCTGCGTCGGCTGCAGCTTGTGCTTCAAGGACTGTTTCTAGTTTTCCGTTTAGTGCTCGCGGAGTAAGTGTCGTCATATTAGTAAATGCAAATGTCACAGTAAGCTTTTGTACTTCGTTTTCTTGTGTCCAAGCCAAATTTTGAGATTGAATATTCATTGGAAACACATCATAAAGAATATACTCAGTAACCGTATTTAACTCACGATCATAAACTCTAATACGTACGTTAGGACAAGTATATTCGTCCTTGTATCCTACTTCATAGCCAAGGTAGTTGTTTAATCCTGGGCGATCACTTACATTTTTTAAACTGCTAATTCCGGAAGTTTCATACAATACAATTGTATTCATCCACTGATGGAAGAAGTCAATTAGTTCGGATCTTTTATCGACTAGCCAAGTAAGAGTCAAATCGTTAAACTGCATTCCATACGGAACTTTTTCTACTGGGCCATATCCATATCGTCTAATGTTTTCTTCTTCTAAAACTTGTATGGTCGGAAGTATAACAGATTCACAACGGAAAATTAACTTATTAGAATTATACCTTACAAATTCTGATAGTGGAGCATTTGCTTCAGACCCCAGTCTGAACGGAGCAAATGTCACCAGATAACTGTGTGACGGCAAAACTTCGTTTTTATTCAGTTCTGATCTAAAATTGGCGATGTTGAAGCTTTTTCTTCCGCCAGTAACGAGGATCTCGTCTTCTAGGACAAACGGATCAGTTCTAAACTCGGCTGTAGCTTTTGTTTCTTCGTTCTGTGGTGCCTCAGACATTACTTTCTAATCCCTAGCATTCTCTTTGAATCGTTCCATACCTGAGTCTTTGACTTCTTGGCAAAACGTTCTGTTGGTAAGAAGAGAGCAATGTCCCACTCAGAAGGATACACATACATGAAACGTGAACGTACATGCTCATCTAGATAGTGCTTTACACAAGGAGCAAAGAATCGCATCTTTGCAATGCTCGTGAGAAGCTGATAGTTTAATTTGATCTTGGTTGACTCGTCATAACGAGTGTTGTTGGCATAATCATACAGAGCATCCATTAACTTTGCTCTGAGCTGTGGTGGAAGATAGTGAAGGTTGATTCCATAGAATCCACCAGGAACTTTACGAAATGGAAAGACCAGAGGAAACCTGTCATAGTACGGTAGTTCCTCTTTCCACTTTGGATCATAATTGAACATGTACATCGAGCCAACGATCGGGCGATTTGTCAATCGGCTTTGATCGCCCTTCATCATCGTACGTTCGTTGACAGTTCTCATCTTACCGGCTGTTTCACGAAACCAATCGCGTGCTCCCTGTGTCCGAGCCGGAATTTGTCCGGAACGAACGCCTTGAGTAATGATTGTATCAAATATAGTTGCCACTTTAAACCTTTGTAAATATAAATAATTGTAGTTCGCGGACCGCCATCCCAACTACTCTAATTCTGTGAGGGGAATCAGCATATGAATATTTATAAAGAACTTTACGAGTATCTCAAGTCTGCAGACGTTGAGGCGCAAAATCGTGCCTTTAATACGCCTGAATATGTTTTTGACTTAACATATGAAGAATTTTGTAAGCAAATAGAGCCACTTGGAAAATACAATGACCAATCTGGCCATTTAAATAATATGTATGGTAAAAGGCACACCAAAAGCTCTAGAGAAAAAATGAGCAAAAGCCGAACCGGTCGGCCAAGCGGTGCATTAGGCAAAAATTGGAAAAGAAACGAAGAATCTAAGAAAAAAATGTCTGAAACATGTAAAGGCAGAAAAAAATATACAAGACCAGATGGTTCATGGACTTGGATATATCCATCTAAAACTTTAGATTAAGATGATCTTCTGTTAGTATCTCGAAATCCCAGCCACGGTCTTTACAGAATTCTGTGGCTGCTTTCCATTTGGCTTCGTTTACGCCCCACGTCATCACTTCGTTGATATAACGCTTGTTTGGTTTATTTATTACCTTCGGTGGGACAGTCTGATGCTTTGGCTTGATTTCGATCAGTGCACACTTCGTCTTGCCGTTTGGCATTTTCTTTTTAATATAAAAGTCGACAAAGTATCTGTGTATTCGATTGTCGATAGGAGAGCGATAAGGAATTACGTGTTCCTCACTTGCCCATTCGACTATGTTTGGATCTTTATCTAATCGAGACATGTAAACGAGTTCCCATCTCGAACGGTAAACAATGTTCGTGGGATCGCCTCTATACTTTGAAGGGTTCAATGGTTTGAAAAAGCCTTTGTATGCCATGATTCTATTTATAAATAAAGAGAGAACTTTTAAAAAGAGAAGCTGATGGCCCTTATCAAACTCAATATTAACAACTTCAAAAAAGACCTAGGTGGTATTGCTAACCGGCTAGTTGATAGTGTTGTGAATAAAGTAGAGCAGAAACTAGAAAATGCTGTAGAAGATGCATTTGCAAAAGGCCTTAAAAAAGTTGGTCTTTCTGATAATATCGCCGGCGAGCTTTCTGCAAGATTTGGAGACGCGTTCTCTGTTGGTCAGGCCGATAGATTCTTTGGAACATCTACGGCAGAACAGAATAGAGTTTCTTCAAGAGACTGCGTGGATAATATCCTGAACCGCGGTGCTGAAACTGTGGTTGATGCGCAACGATCGATTAATAGTAAAGTTCAAGCAAACGAAGGTCTCCTTCAATTTCCGCCAGATGTTGGCGAATATTATATGCTTATGAAGTTTACAGAATACTCTAGACCAAGTCCACAAACCGTTGCGGTTCGTAAAGCGCTTAAGAATTTTATTCTTCCGGTTCCTCGAGAACTAAAAGAACAGTTTGCAAATAATATTGATCCAAAGGGGACTGGTGTTTTAGCTGGCGGATTGGCTGACATCGGTACTGATATCTTTAGAGGCGGTGAAGGTGGAGGAGACAGAGCTAAGAATCAACTCGCTGCGCTGGCGTATGCACAAGGTGTTCAAATGGCTGGCCAGTACGGAGATCTACTTGGTCAGTTTGGCGGAGCAGTTCCGAATCCTCACTTGCAAGCAATTTTCTCCGGTGTTCAAATGAGAACACACAGTTTTCAGTGGACATTTTCGCCAAGAAATGCTCTTGAGAGTCGACAACTTCAGCAAATTATCTATGAACTGAAAAAGTATTCACTTCCTGCTTTTAGCAATCTTGGCACAGCTGCTCTTCAATATCCGCCTCTGGTCGATCTTGAATTGTATCCATGGAAGAAAAATGGAGAAGATCTTATTGTATTCAAACCATGCTTGATTCAAAATATTTCTGTAAACTATTCTCCACAGGGGTTGCCAGCATTCTTTAGAGGAACTAAACAGCCAACGTTTATTCAAATTTCAATTGACTTTATGGAAACAGAAATTCAAACTGCATATGATTATGGAACAAAAGTTGGTGAACGCAATGACCAAGCAACCAAAATCTATGAAGAGTTAAAAGGCGCGGCAAGTGAAAAGTTTCCAGGATTGACCGGTGCAATTAGCGAAGCAGTAGATTATGGAACCAAATTAATAAACACAGCCAGCGCAGCAGCAGATAAGGCTAACCAATAATGTCTAGATATTTTTCGAGATTTCCTCTTGTAGATTATAATGGTGCTCCTGCTAAAAACATTTTAGCACGTGTTGACTTTACAGACGAAGCGAAGAGAGACATCTATTCAAATTTTGATTATGTGATTCAAGACGATTTGATTCGGCCTGATTTTCTTTCTTACACATACTACGACTCATCACAATATGACTGGATGATCTATCTTTCAAATAGCGTTATAGATCCATACCATGATTATTATTTGAGCGCAGACGATTTTGAAAAATACATTATTGGAAAGTATGGAACACTGGCATCAGCTAGAGAAAAAACTTTATTTTATAGAAACGATTGGGCTGCAGACGAAAGCTTAATCACAGAAGCCACTTATGAATCTCTTGAAGCTTCAATCAAAAAATATTGGAAACCACGCCTTGGTGCTAACAATCAAATTGCTGGCTATGAAAGAGTGAAAGAAGACTGGACAGTAAGTACTAATAAAATTTTAGAGTTAGTCTTATCGGCCAATGTCGCTGCTTTTGATGCTGGTGATATTATATCTCAGTCATCTACTGAAGCACGGGCAACAGTTGTTTCTATCGATACTACAAGAAATTCTGTCATCGTCCAGCACGTAGAAGAAGAGTTTGAAGTTTCTGTTGGTGAAGGTCTATTAGAAATAAACACACTCAAAGTTAATATCCCAACGACAGAAAATGCTTTTTGGAGTAGGGTAAGTGCTTATGATTATGAGCAAGAAAAAAACGAACTGAAGAGATACATCAATCTCATCAAAAAATCGTATCTTCCGGAAGTAGAAAAATTGTTTATAGAGCAACTTAAATCATGAGTTCAAATGTTGTAATGCGTGAAGGAAAGTTTAAACTAAAAACGTTTGAACTCACTACACCTATCGATTGTAAAACACTTAAACTTGCACCGTATTGTGCGAGAGCCGACATTTATGAGAGTGTTCTAGAACCAACAGTCGTTGCAGAATTTATTATTACTGATAAAGTAGGAATCTTTAACCACTTTAACTTTTTAGAACAACGTATTAATATTGAGTTCACTACATATGAAGATAACGATGACGCAAGTGTAAAATATACTTTATATCCTATTTCTGTTGACCCGGCAGAAACATTACCAGATGACAAAGGTATCATATACAAACTTACTTGTGTATCTAAAGAAGCAATCAAATCAACACAAATCAAAAACATTCCTCTTGTAAGGAAAAAAATTGAAAGCGAAACTATTGTTGATGCTCTCTTACAGCTTGTAGAAACAGACAAGAAGTATTTCTTTGAAAAAACGCGTGGGCTTCAAGCTTGTAATTTTACTGAGCTGACTCCATTTGAAGCAATTGATCAAATAAGACTTAAGTCTATGTCCAGCAAGTACAATGGACACTGTTTCTTATTCTATGAAAACAGTAAAGGCTATCACTTTAAAACCTTCGAAGGTTTGATTGATGATGGAAAGAAAAAGATTGGTGACAAGTATTTCACTCAAGTAGCTCTGGCCGACGTATCTGTTACTGGATCTCGATGGAGAAATATTCTTGGGTTGAAGGTGATTCAGTCCGGAAACCAAAACGTAACACGATTGCTGGGCGGCGGTAAAGTTTTAATTAAGAGAAAGAATATAATTACCGGCGAGATCGAACCGTTTACAACAGATTCATCTAAGATAGAATTTGTTTCTTTGAACAAAGGATCATTGAGTCAGAACTTGACATCAAAGAAAGAACTTTCGAAAGATGAAGGCAGAATCGAATTAGTTTATTTTGATCCATCGGTTGAAACTGTTGAACAAGCCGAAGCAAAGTCGCTTCGACCATATTATCTTTCGTTTCTTTTTAATACTGTTGCACACATCACCGTGTATGGTGACAGCACACTTACAATCGGCGATGTGATCACATGTGATATTCCTGAACACACTGCACTAACGCTCGGTGAGGAAAGACCATTTGTTGAGAGCAATGAAATGCTAGCAGGTAACTACCTAGTAACTAAGTGTCGCCATATTCTTTCCTTTAATGAAGGTGCAGAATATATGCAAGCGCTTGAGATTGTGAAAGATGGGTATGGCGGTGAAATGCCAAGGCCTACTAAATAGGAGATATCATGAATATTCAAAAGTGGTTTGAAGGCGAAATTGTAGATGTAAACGACCCTGAAAAACTGGGACGTGTAAAAGTAAGAGAGACGCTTGGCCATAGCAACAGAGTAGAATCTGAAGATTTGTTTTGGTCACATGTTCTTATGCCGCCAACCGGAGCAAATGCCAAAGGTGCTGGCGTTGCGCCAGTTGGGTTAACAGAAGATTCCAAGGTAATCGGATTTAGAATCAACGAAACTCTTTCCTATGTCATAGGCTCTGTTGCCTACGTACCAAATGAAGCAGACCATTCTTTATCAAGACATGCCAGAGGTGTTGGTCCAGTTCAAAAAGAATATATCGAAGAGCTTGGTGAAAAGAGAACGGCATATGCGGCAAAGTATCCACATAATAAGACTATTACCACAACATCTGGTCATGTTCTAGAGCTTGATGATACGCCAAAAGCAGAACGTATTCATGTGTATCACAAGTCAGGAGCTTATGTAGAGATCTTTCCGGATGGATCAATCGTAACCAAATCGATGAAAGACTCTGTGAGCGTTACTATGAACGATCACTCGATTAGCGTAGTGAAAGGCGATCTACAGATTGTAGCAAATGAAGGTAAGATTCAAATCAACTCTGATGGAGATATTGATCTTGTCTCGAAGTCAGGTGTAGTGAATATTGCCGGCACCGAAGTTGGAATTACTGGCAATCTATTCATCGAAGGCGATGTTGAGATTGAAGGAAAGCTTGATGCTACTGACGAGATCACATCTGATAAAATTAAATTGACCAAACACAAGCACTCGCCGAAGACCGGTTTACCGACTGAATAAATATTTAAAAAGAGAGTTCAATGGTAGATATCACACGTATCGATAAGATAACGCGTACTGATAAAGCTTCTGAGAAGAAGCCTTATTATAGTGACTTCTACACGAACTTCAATGCTCACCCACAGAACAAACGGCTTGTAAAATACACCAATGAAAATTCTGTAAAAAGAGCTGTTCGCAATTTAATTCTTACCGAACCGGGCGAAAGACTTTTTCAACCAGATATTGGGTGCAAAATCAGAAGTTTGCTTTTCGAAAACATGTCTGATATTACAGCGATGCAATTAAAAAATGCTATTGAAGAAACAATAAGACTACACGAAAAGCGTGCTAGGGTAATCACGGTAGAAGTTATTCCAAATGAAGATCTTCATACCTATGACGTATACATTATTTTTGAAGTAATAAATAGTATCACTCCTATTGCCCTCAACATCACTTTATATAGAGCAAGATAATGGCCGCCAATTCAAGTATCATTCTTACACAACTTGACTTTAACGAATTCAAAAGTTCGTTAAAAACTTATCTTACTGCACAAGATGAGTTCAAAGATTATGATTTTGATGGAAGCAATCTTTCTGTTTTGCTCGATGTACTTGCTTATAATACATATCAGAATGCATTTTATCTGAATATGATTGGTAACGAAATGTTTCTTGATAGTGCACGTCTTCGTGACAGTGTAGTTTCGCACGCAAAAGAGTTAAACTATCTTCCTCGATCATTTACTTCAGCTACTGCAAAAGTCCAACTGAGAATTACTCCAACAGATTCGAATAAAAATTCTATTGTTATTCCAAAGGGAACCACATTTATTTCTCGTGTGGATGATTTTACGTATACATTTAGTACAAATGAAAACATAGTAATTACAAATAAAGTAAATGGAACTTTTGTAAGTGAAACCATTACTATTTACGAAGGCAATTACTTAAGTGACACCTCTGTTGTTAACTATAGCAATCCTTTAATCTATAAAATCAGCAACAGAAATGTAGACATTTCTAGCATTAGCGTTACAGTGCTTGAGGACAACGGTTCTACAACACTTGAATATTCTCGTGCAACTTCGCTTTTTGGGCATGATGAAAACTCAAAAGTATTCTTCTTACAGCCAGCTGTTGGCGACTCGTATGAAGTAGTATTTGGCGATGGCGTAGTCGGTCGTAAACCAAAGAATAATGCAATTGTAATTATTGAATACCGAGTATCAAACGGCGAATTACCGAATGGTGCCTTTAAATTCATCAACGCCGGTCGTATTGACAACGAAGCGAACGTGGCAATTACGACGGTGAGTGCAGCTGCGGACGGTGCTGTTGCCGAAGATCTAAACTCGATCAAGTTCAATGCTCCACGTGCTTTCACTACACAAGAAAGAGCTGTAACTGCAGAGGACTACGAGAATCTTCTCAAGGCAAACTTCCCGGAGATCAATGCAGTGACTGCATATGGCGGCGAAGATGCTACACCTCCGCAGTATGGTCGCATCTTCGTTTCGGTTGACCTGACAGATGTCGATGGTCTACCAAAGATCAAAGAAGATGAGTACAAGAGATTCCTTCGCTCACGTTCTTCGGTAGCGATGGAGCCGCTGTTTATTACTCCGGATTACACGTACCTGAAGATCGATAGCACGGTAAGATACAATATCAACAGAACTGGGCAGAATCCAGAAGATCTTCGTGCATTCGTTATCGACTCTATTCTGAATTATGCCTCGACAAGCCTGAATAGCTTCTCGAAGACTTTCAGATACTCGAAGCTAGTTCAAGCAATTGATGCTACAGACGCTAGCATCATCAGCAATGAAACCGACATCAATCTTGTAAAGTACTTGACACCAGAACTTGGTGTGCCTCTGAACTTAACTATTGATTTCAAGTGCCCTCTGACTCAAGAGATTCCTTTGTTGAGCGATGAACATCCTATTGTTGACGTTCATGCGATTACTTCAACACCGTTCACATATACCGGAATCCAAAACTGTGTTCTAGAAGACAACGGCGACGGCGTTGTTCGAATCGTGACACCAGTTGGGGCAAATCATAAGAAGATTGTTGATATCGGAACTGTTGATTATGACACCGGCGTGGTTAGATTAAATAACTTCAATATTCAAAATTATTCTGGTACATCGCTAAAGATCTATGCTGAACCAAGATCGCGTGATATCACCGCTATCCAGAACGTGATCTTAAATATTATCGAGCCAGATGTGAATATCACTGTCGAACAGATTAGAGAATAATGAAAAAAATAGAAGCAATCATTTCTCCATTCATCGAGAACCAGTTTCCTTCATTCTATAAGGAAGAGGGCCCGCAGTTCATTGCTTTCGCCAAAGCATATTTTGAATGGATGGAAACTGCTAATAATGTTCTGTATCAAGCTCGTAAGCTTCCAGACTATCGTGATATCGATACGACAGTTGACGAGTTTATTGTACAGTTCAAAGAGAAGTATCTCAAAAATATTCAGTTCGATACTGCTACAAACAAAGAACTTCTGATCAAGAACTCGCTTGACCTGTACCGCTCAAAGGGTACAGAGCGTTCTATCGACCTATTCTTTAAACTGGTATACGGCACGTCTGCCGAAGTACGCTATCCTGCTGACAACATTCTACGTGTGTCTGACGGCGTTTGGGAACGACCAGAATATCTAGAAATTACTCATAACAGATACAACGTAGATTATGTAGGCAAGCAAGTTGTCGGTGCACTGTCTGGTGCAAAGGCTTTTGTCGAGAAGTTTATTCGCCGTCGTACCTCTGCTGGATATGTAGATCTGCTTTATATCTCTGGTCGACAAGGCGAGTTTACCAATGGCGAACTCATCGGCTTGAATGTTAACAATCAACCGGTATACGACAGAGCAAAAAGAGCAAAGTTACTTGGTTCTGTAAAAAGAGTATTGATCCAAGACCGTGGCCGTGATTTTCGTGTTGGTGATATTGTAACATTTACCGGATCGACGAATGGTACTGGCGGATTAGCACGAGTTGAAGCAGTTAGCGAAGCCACTGGGATTGTTGATTTCATCTTTATTGATGGCGGATACGGATACACTCTTGACTCTGAATCAATCATCTCTGAAAAAGTAATTACCCTTGATAATGTAGTTGCCAACACAAATAGCGACCAATACTTTAAACTATTCGAGCAAGCAGTAGAGCCAATTGTGAATGCCACATTCACCAGTGCCACTGCAAACCTTGCGATTGGTGATACACTATTCCGTTATGCAGCAAACGGTCAACTAGCTGGGGCCGGTAAAGTCATTGATCTAGATCAGACTGATACCAATGGTACAGTGATGATCTCACATGTGAATGGTGTGTTTACGAATACCACAACTTATTATACAACCGGAAACGCCGTATCGTTTTACGCCAATACGATTGAAGATCGTACCATTGGCGGAAAGGTGATGGGTATCCCTGATGTATACACCATTTCTATTACCGATCAGACTGGCACCCTGACAGTTGGCGATTCTGTCTTGTACAAGAACACATCGGCAATTGTTGGCAGTGGCCTAGTTCAAAGTATCACACAAGTTCCTGGTGGCAATACACTTGTTCTTACTTCCGCCCGCGGAACATTCCCAATTGGCCAGAGACTTGAAGTTTCAACAAACTCGGCAGTCTCTGCAAATGTGGCTGAAGTAAATCTTACAGTTGGTGTTTATGAAATTAAAAAGTTCATTAACACACTGAAGTATTCGTCGGCCAATAACAACGAATTACCAGTGAGTAACAGAATCTATCGCTATGATAGTGCCGGCAAGAAGATCGCTGAGGGTCTTCTGCTGACGGTTTCACACGATTCTGGAACTGGAACTGGTAACCTTACATTTATTCCTGTGAAGGGATACTTTACAGAGACGGATAGATTTTATACCGACTCGAATACATCACAAGCTACAGTTGTAACATACACCGTTGCAAATGCTGGCGGTGACTATGTTGCGTCAGAACATGCAAGACTGTTCACACAGACAACAAACACGACAGCAGTTCCATTAACTACTAGCTTTGGATCTGGAGCAGAATTTAACGTCGGAACTCTTGGTGATACAGAAGATGTTTTCATCGGCACCGATCTAATCTCTGCAAATGGAGTCGGAACTCTCGATTATGATCGTGTTGTTCTGACAGTAACATCGAATACTGGATTTACTGTTGGTGACAGAGTCTATCAAGAAGTAAGTAAAATCGGATTTAACGCAAACAGTTCGGTGAATGCAACAACCGGATTCATTACTCTTCCGACTGCAAATACACGATTCACAGTCGGCGACATTGTCAGATATGAAGTAGCAACAGGAAACACCGCTCTTACCGGGCTGTTTAATGGCGATTACTATTACGTTGCTGCAGCGAATACTACAGGTATTATTCTGTCGTATCCTTATCGCAAATCCGATCAAATCAATTCAACTAACTTCTCGACATTCGCCAATAATAAAGTTAATGAAGTTGGTCATTATCTGTATAAAATGGCACACGGAACAGTTTTTGAAATCGGTTCTGGCGTGATCCGAACAAAAGATAACCATAACACATTTGGAAATACCGGCGGAACTGCAAATACCACAACATATGCAAATAGCAATGTGATCAAGTATAGTGGTACTACAACAAATACCGCTATCAACTCCATTACAGTATACACGACTCTTACACAAGCAAACCAGGCATATTCTGCTCTTCCGGTTGCGGCCGCTGCTTTTGGATTCCCAAAGAATCCACAGGGTGATTCAAAGAATACTATCTTCTCGTGTCTTTCGTTTAATAAGTTTACGATAGGGTCGATCGGATCACTATCTGGTGTCGACCCAGGTTCTGGTTATAACGTCGACCCATATGTTATTGCACACCAGCCATACATTTCTGGATTCAATCGAAAAGACTTTGTGATCACTGTTACTGATTCTACTGGTGTGTTTGTTGTAGGTGAAAGAGTAAATCAAATACTTGCCAATCTTGTGTACTATGATCTAAAGGTAGATGATGGTGCATACAGCAATACGTTTGATGAAAAAATCGCAACAGTGAATACAAAAGACGAGATTCAAAGTGCAAATGACTTTATTTTGTATGCATCAAACACTGTAACATTTAATACTACAGATGAAGTCAACTCAAATACCGACTTTATTACAATTGCAAATGCAGACGTAAATTATCCAGCAAACTCGTATGTGCGTTATTATACCAACACCGGAAATACTGCACTAACTGGTCTATCAAATAACGCGTTCTATTTTGTTGCGTATGCTAACTCTACTGGAGTTACTCTTTCATCAACCGTCGGCGGCGCAAATCTAAATATTACACAGACTTCGAACGTAGCGACATTCAACTCAAACACCTCTGTAAATGGAACTGCTAACTTTATCAGTATTACGAATGCGAACACATTGTTTGCAAACGGCCAACAAGTCAGATATCTGACTGCCGCCGGAAATACTGTAGTTACCGGCCTGACGAACAACGCACTATACTATGTAAGATACGCAAACAGCACCGGTCTTGCTCTGTCCGAAACCGTTTCTGGAGCAAACGTTGATATTACCGCTCTCAATCCTGGAGGTTCCGGCCACTTCCTGAGATATTATAATGCAGATGCAAACGGGCATAATCTGGTAAAGTATGCAAACGAGTTTGCCAACAACCAGAGACTTCTGTACAGAACACCAGCATCAAATACCGTGATTGCAGGTCTGGCAAATAACACTGCGTACTATATTGTCAATGCAAACACAGTTGGATTCCAACTATCTGATACTCGCGGCGGTGCGGCCAAGACTGTAAATGCTACAGTCGGTGCAGCAGAATCACATACATTCTCGACCGTTCCTGGATTCTTACCAGGAGATCGTCTGTATGTAAACAGTTCACCGGTTGTGAACGTTACGGTGCAATCAATCTATACCGTCGGAGCAAACGGATTTGTTCGTGTGTCTGGTAATACCGGTGCACTTACAACAAATACTCTACACTCGTATTCGAATCCATACGCAAGCGCAAACGTTTCAAATATTGCGCTGTATCAAATCACCTCGACTGCAAAGGGTATTGTCAAGTCGGCAAACACATCAGTTGTTCGTGTGAAGAGACTTACATTCGAAAACACATTCCAAGAAGGATCGTTGCTGATTGGTGATGTTTCAGGTGTTTCTGCAAATGTGGTTGGCGTAGCACAAGATCTAGATGTTCTATATCCGATCGGACTTAATGCAGATATCGAAGCAAATGTTATTACCGCAAACGGACAGGTCACATCTCTTCAGGTTGTTGACTCTGGTATCGGTTATTCGAATGGTGATGTACTACAATATACATCAGAAGACGGACTCAGAGCTGGGTCGATCAAGGTTGTAATTGATGGTCACGGGATTGGCAAGGGTTATTACAGAAGTACAAAGGGCTTCCTCTCAGAAGACATGTATGTGCATGATGGCGATTACTATCAAGAATATTCTTATGAGATTCTTTCAAAGATCTCGGTTGATCGCTATGCCGATATGTTCAAGAAGGTAATGCACACAGCTGGCACGAAGTTCTTCGGGTCGGCAGTTGTTGTTGAAGAAGACTCGGCAACAGTAGAACTTTCAGAGATTGCAACCGGTCAAGAAGTACAGTTTAACTCAGCCACAGATGTCAGTTCTGTGAATGAAACGATTGATACTGATATTACGCCAAATCCATTTGCGAATGGAGATATTGTAAGATATACTACAGCTGCAGCAAATACTATTGTCCAGGGTCTAGCAAACAATACTAATTATTATATTGTTCAGACATCCGGAACTACAGTAAAGCTTGCAAGCACTGCGAATGGAACTCCTATAAATATAACAGCTAATACTACAGCAAGTGGAGCTGCAACATCAGGCCACTACTTGACAAAGACGATCGAGGAATAAATGTCAGTTACTCAGAAACTTGTAACAACAAATTTTAATGTAGAAAGCGCCGCAAGTTTTGTGAGCTCTTTTGCAAACAACGATTACTTTGTCTTTGCTGGTAAGCATACTCCATATCCTGGAAGTGATGCAAACCTAACTACACCGAATAATAGTTTGAAGTCAACAAACCTTGACGTCTATGATAACATGATCTTCGCCAAGAGAATTTCTTCCAGCGATGTTGTACATGTTGTTAATAAGTATCTTTGGACTTCAAATACTTTCTATTACAAGTATGATCATCGTGATGGTGATCTTTACGACAAGAGATTCTATACTGTTGTAGACGATAGCACAGAGTTCAATGTTTATAAGTGCCTATTCAATGCTAGCAATACTACAGTCAATGTAAATTCTACTGTTGCTCCTTCAACAAAAACCTTAGATCCAATTATTACCGGCGACGGTTATATTTGGAAGTACATGTATAGCATCTCAAAAACACAATATGAAAAGTTTGCAACTGGAAATTATATTCCAGTTGTTGCTAATACAACCGTACAGGATGGTGCAGTTGACGGAACGATTGAAGTAATTGATATTATTACTCGCGGACGTGGTTATGACAACTATATTGAAAACGGTGTGTTTAGAACAACCGATCTTTCAGTCGGAGGATCGAGTGAAGTTTATGGTGCACCTGACGATGCCGAAGCTGAAGATGACTATTACCGTGGTTGTGTAATCAAGATTACCAACTCCTCTGTAGGAGCTGCAGGACAATATCGTCGAATTGTTGATTATCGTGGTGTTGGTGGTCAGAAGATCTTTACTTTAGACTCTGCATTTACGACAGCACCCGCTGCTGGTGACGAGTATGAAGTCTATCCGTATGTTTATGTTTGGGGTGATGGAACAGAAACTACTTCCGCTGAAGGAAGAGCTATTATCGATTCTACTGCCAATTCCATCATAGAAATCGAAATGCTGAATGTTGGTGCTGGTTATCGCTATGGCGAATCATATGCTGGTAAAACACCAGATACTATTCCAGTTACGATTAATAGTGCCTTTATTGATCTCCCTGCTTCTATTGCAAATAATGCTAATTTCACGGCTGCAACACTTCAGCCGATTATTTCGCCAATCGGCGGGCATGGGGCTGATCCTCTTAAAGAACTTGGGGCAAGAAGAGTTTGCATCAGCACAAAATTTACAAATAGCGAAGGCGGAACTATTCCAGTTGAGAATGATTTCCGTCAAGTCGGAATTGTAAAAAATCCTTTATTCACAAATGTAGATATTATTTTAAGATCGGCAAATACTGTAGGCGGCAGCTTTACGATCGGCGAAACAGTACATCAATTCAAGCAATATAAGCTACACGGAAACGTATCAGTAACCGCATCAAATAGCACTATTAAGAAAACAGACCAGGGACGTATTTCATCAACTGTTACCATCACAAATGGCGGTACCGGATACAACAGTGCAGTTGATACAATTACTGTAAACAACACCGGCACAGGTGGATCTGGCTTTGCTGCGACCTTTGCTAATAATGGATCAGGTGTAATCACTTCGGTTACAGTAACCAATCAAGGTAATAATTATGTTACGGTTCCAACACTTTCGATTAGTACAGCTACCGGTTCGAATGGTCAACTTGCGGTTGCACTAGCAAACCCGCAGGCCCCGACATTTAAAGACAATTTTGCTGTTGGCGATTATGTTTTAGTAACTAACGGAAGCAATAACTATCTTTCGACTGTTGCAAGTGTACCTTACGATTATCAGATTACTGCATCTACCAATTCTACATTTACAGCCGACAACTGCGAAATTTCAGCTCTTGTTCTAGAGGCATCCGGAACAGTTACTTCGACAAGTGCCGGGCAAATTACACTTTCAAATGTTTCAGGGGTGTTTACAGAAGAATCAAAGATCATTGGTCTTACTTCGAATACGACTAGCATTATCCAGACAACTGCTCTTGCCGGTCAAGCTGCTATTCAAGTCAATGATAAAACTGCAGGATCTTTTGATACGGCAGTTCAACTATCAAGACTTGTTGGCAACTTCCCTTCAGGTGGTACAGACTTTATTTCTGATGAAACCATTCAACAGAATAGCCTAGTAGAATATGCTAAGCCACGTGGTGCTTTCCACTCTATCAGTCTTGGCGGCGGTGTTGATGACGATGTCATGTATATCAGTAATAAATTTGGAATCTATAATCTAGACCCGGCTGGAGTAAGAAATATCGTTGGTGCAACTTCTGGTGCTACCCTTCAGAATTTGAGTAATAAATATCCTGGAGACTTTGTTGTTGGCAGCGGTCAAGTTCTATATATTGAAAATCTAGATCCGATTACTCGAAGCGGCAACAAATCAGAAATAATTAAGATAATTTTGGAGTTCTAAATAAATGGCTCTGCAGACAGACCTAAACGTATTTCCATATTACGACGACTACGACCCGAACAAGAATTTCTATCGTGTTCTTTTTCGCCCGGGCGTGGCCGTTCAGGCGCGTGAGCTAAATCAGCTACAGACTATTCTGCAGAATCAAATCGAACGATTTGGCGACAATATTTTCAAGCGCGGTACAATCATTGAGGGTTGTAACATTGTTCGCCATCCAGTGCTGCCATTCGTCAAGATCAAAGACACCGAAACTGACGGAACACAAATTGCTGTTACTGCATACGAAGGTATGTCCGTTCGTAACAGTTCGAACGTAACCGGTTATATTGTCAAGACGGTTGCCGGGTTCGAATCGCGCGCACCTGATCTTAATACTCTCTATGTCAAGTACAATTCGTCAGGTTCTGATTCGAATACTTCGACATTTGCTGCCGGCGATACACTCACTGTATTCAGCCCGCTTTATCCAATCTTTAAGACACGCGTAATCAACGGATCATCGCTATTTAGTAATAATGATGGAGTCGTGTTCGTTTCGGCTCTTGCTGTACAGAACTCAACCGGGGGCGCAACATTCCCTGGTTCGGCATTCGTAGCAGGTCAAGTAATTCAGAACGGTGTTGCCAACCTACAGATTATTGAAGCAAATACCACAGCAAATACTCAAGCTCTTATTCTTAAGGTGAAGCCGCTTGCTGCTGACCTTCTGACTGCAAATACAACAAAGTGGCGTTTTGGTGCAGGTGAAACCATTCGTAACGCAACAACTGCAAACACTGCAAATGTTGTGGCGGTCATTGGTTCTGGTGCAGCTGGTTCGCTTGTAACAGACGCTCTTGGTAAGGTTACTTCTATCTCTGTTACCGGCCAGGGTGGTGGATACTACGTTGCTCCACACGTAACCGTTATGAAGCAGACTACATCTTCACTTTCAGCAACTGAAATTGCTGATCTTGATGTGACTGCTCTTAACTATCTTGCCGATGTCACTGTTGCTAACTCATCATTGACACCGGTTGGAACAGGTTATGGTGTGACAGTTGATGAGGGAACGATTTATCAGAAGGGTTTCTTCTCTCGCGTTTCATCACAACTCGTTGTTGTAAGCAAGTACTCGAACACAGACTTTGATAAGTCGGTTGGATTCTACACCGCAGAAGACATCATTGACAGCAACGAAGATACTTCTCTTCTAGACAACGCTACTGGCACATACAACTATGCTGCTCCTGGTGCAGACCGTCTGAAGCTGACTCCAGAACTTCGTGTTCTTGACAAAGAAGAAGCTGACGCAAACACAGACTTCCTTCCAATTATCGAATTTGCTGATGGGCGTCCATATAAGCAGACACAGAGCACTGTCTATAATGTTATCGGTAACGAGATTGCTAAGAGAACATATGAGGAGTCTGGTAACTATGTTCTAGACCAGTTTATTCTTTCTACTCGCGATTCTTCTACATTCTCTGAAACACCATCTGTCTTCAAAATTAATGTCGATCCAGGTAAAGCTTACATTAATGGTTTTCGTGTAGAGACAGAACACTACAGAGCAAATGTCGCCAAGGGTATTGCTACTGCAACTAACAGTTCGGCCAAGATTCGTCTTGGATATGGTAACTATGTTCGCGTAAAAGAACTGGCTGGCAACTTTGCTTTTAACCTCGGAGCTCAAATCGATCTCCAGAGTGCAGCTGCGGGTTACGTTACATCGAATGCCGGTAATACTATTACGGCCACCGGAACCAAGATTGGTGAAGCACGAATTCGCTCGATCACTCTAGAGTCTGGTGAACCAGGTTCTGCAAACGCAGTATACAGACTGTATCTGTTTGATATCGTTATGAGCAGTGGTAAGAACTTTGGTGATGTGCGTTCTGTCTATTATGGTGGAACAAACAGAGGTATTGCAGATATCGTTCTTGGTGCTACCGGTACGGCAGTGCTAGAAGATGCCGGCAGCACCGCTCTTCTTTATAGTTCGGTTCCGGCAATGAAGTCGGCTGCAAATATTTCTTACACATATCGTACAATTAATGAATCAGAAACTGCGAACACGACTGGATACATTGAACTGAATCTTGGCGCCGGGGAAAACTTCCCTTACACCGGCGCACTAGGCACTACTGCCAAGAGAGAACTTCTTATTGTTCCAAAAGCCAATTATCAGGCTTCTGCTGCAGCATCAGGAACGATCTCAATTTATTCGAATACTACTGTTGCCGGCGCTGGTGGTACAAACTTCCTGAACGTATTCAGCCCAGGGGACTTCGTCAAGTTTGCAAATAGCACAGGCGGCACAACTGTAATCGGTCAGGTTGCACAAGTCACCGGTGCGTCGTCGATGATTCTGACTGCAAATGCTACAGCAACATATTCTGGTGGTACAGCAACACTGTACTTCCCAGCAAACGTTCCTATCTCGCTGACAAACAAGACATCGCGTTGGGCGAACGTAAGCGTTTCGAATAGCCAAGTCATGACTATCTACCTTGCAAACAATATTGCAAACTCAACAGGTAGTTCGTCATCTGCTAACGTAATGGTGATCTACAACGCTACGCGAAACAATGTAAGCTCGGCTGTAAAAACATCAAACCGCTCAGTTCACACCCGCCTCGTGTGCTCTAACAATGCTGGTGGTGTGCGTGGACCATGGGCTCTTGGTCTATCTGATGCTTTCCGTCTCAGAAAAGTATATCAAGCCAACGGTGCTTCTACTGCAAAGACGTTCAATGCCAATACCGGTGTTTTAAACTCCGGCACTGCAAACGCATTTATTCAGATTTCCAACAATCCATTTGCTAATGGAGACTCACTTGTTTACGCGGACAATGCTACAACAATTACAGGACTATCTGACGGCGGAACATACTATGCTGTATATGCCAATAGTAGCGGTATGGCTCTTGCTTCTACTCGTGGTGGAGCCAATCTGACTCTTACCGCAACAGGAACATCTGAGAACCATACGCTCACCGGTCGCGCGATCTTCTTTACCGGAAACACGTATGGAGTGCTGGATGTCACAAATGATTTCTATATTGACACAAACCAGAAAGAAGACTATCTAGATACTTCTTATCTGTACAGAAAGCCACGTGCAACTGCTCTGTCGACAAATGACGTTCTACTTGTTCAGTATGACGTCTTCACCGGTGGTGACGCTAGCGTAAAAACAATCAGCTCTTATCCAATTGATGATAGCCTTGGGTTTACTGCTCTTACTGCGTCGGCTAATGTCCATACAATGGAAATCCCAGAGATCCTGGGAACAAGCGGAATCTATTATGATCTTCGTGATCAGTATGACTTCCGTCCTCGTTCAGCTAATACAATCAACTTGATCACAGATATCTCTTCTGTTGCTGCAGGAGCAAATGCTGCTTCTATTATTAACCCAACAGAACCAAGTGCTGCAAACCGTTTCACTGCTTCTGAGAAGTATTTCCCCGCGCCTGACACTGATCTGACAGCAAATATCGAATACTATCTTGGTAGATCGGATCGTGTTGTTGTTGATAGCAACGGCGACTTTGTTGTTCGTACCGGCAAGAATGGATTCCAGAATGAGATTCCACCCGAACCACAGAACAGCTTGACTCTTCAGGTTCTAAACATCCCACCGTATCCTTCACTTCCACAGTCACTGTCAGAAGACATGGCGAAGATCATTGATACGAAGGTTGCTAACGAATCGTTCGGAAGAAGAGTAAAGAATTATTCTGTCACTACTCTGATCAGCGCTACAGACCGTTCACGTATCCAAGTGAAGGGATACAAGATGTCGGATATTGCTTCTCTCGAGAAGCGTATCAAGGATCTTGAATACTACGTATCGTTTACTCTAGCAGAGGCGCTGGCTAAGGCAAGATTTATTCCTTCGTCGCTTGATGCTCTGACCGACCGTTTCCGTTTCGGATTCTTTGTTGATCCATTCACCGACTACAATTATTCTGATCTTGGAAACCCAGAGTTCTATGCTACAATCAAGGACGATCAACTTGGTCCAAGACTGTCTGAGCTCAATCTGGAGTTCAAACCACAGGATAACTCGGTAGGTGTTGTAACGCTTCCATACAACGAATTCACAATTGTATCACAAAATGATGCAACTGATGGTTCGGTCGAAGGACCTGTTGAGGTTACCGTTGTTACTCAAACCACTTCGATTGCTCTCCAGTCTCAGCGTAGCACATCGAAGAGCGATAGCGGAACGGTATACGAAGAGTTCTTCTATACATTCAGTAGTCTGGCTGGACCGGTTGAGTTCTACATTAACGGCCGCGATAACAACCTGGCTCTGGAAGTGTTCCAGTCTCAGACACCTGGCGGTGAATATGTAACCACATATACTTCGGCAGCCGCTCTTCCTCTTACAAATGCTGATATCTCGGCTAAGGGTCTAAGCGTCCTGAATGATGGAAGAAAGATTGAACACCCAGGTTCTATGGAACGTAAGTCTTATGGTCCTGTTGGTGGTTGGATCGAAGATCACTTCAAGCTTCTTTGGACACACAATCCAAATGATGGTCAGTACTATAAGTTTAGAATCTATAAAGGCAAGTTCGACAGCGGTCTCTTCCAGAGTGCCAAGGCAGGAACCTTTGGTTACAAACTATACTACCCATCGGATGTTGTAACTCGCGAAACACGTATTGTACCAAATCCAGCCAATTTCGGTTATACTGGTGTGGTACATAACGTTTCTCCATCAGAGTTTACAATTTCTCTATCGACACAATATGTCTATGGCGATTTCTTTGGTTCGATTCCAACCGGAGAATATATCTCTGATGCTCAAAAGTTCTCAATTGCAATCACTGGTCTAAAACCAAATACATATCACAAGTTTGTATTTGACGGCGAGGATCAGACGTCGAAGTGCTCGCAGTCAAGAACATCCACAACAAATACAAGTGGACTTCTGACTGACGCAAATGGTACGCTCACCTTTGATTTCTACTTTGATGCTGGAATCAATGAAGCTACCAGTGATCTTGAGCAACAAAACAAACTGGCTGCGGCAAAGGCTGGAATTAAGGTCTTCACCGTCCAGTCATATGATGGCAACTCGAAGACAACAGGTTCTATTGGTCTAAAGTATTACACAAGCCTTCCATATGGTTACGCCGATCCGGTTGGCCTGAATACTTCGCAGACTGCTACAATGGCTTCCACTGTTGAATCGCCGACTGTTACAACAGAAATTCCAGTTGGATTTACTTCACAGTATATCAATGATGCAATGGATAGAAATAATGTTCGATTCATTGACTGGAATGGTCTTAACGAGCAGCTTTACTAATAATAAATAAAGAAAAGACTAAGAGGAATTAATGTCGACATTTGACTATATTCAAACATTCTATGTAAATCCTGATACGGTTGCAAATGCGACTGAAATCATGTTGACTTCCGTAGATCTGTTCTTTAAAGCAAAGCCTGCAGAAAATGCTAATGTCAGTGGTACAACAAAGCCAGGCATTAACGTTTGGATTTGTGAAGTAGAAAACGGCGATCCAAACCCAAATCTTTCGCTAGTTAATTCTGTCAAGGCGATTGATTACGATTCTGTCAATATCAGCAGTGATGCACAAACACCGACTGTTGTTGGCTTTTCAAATCCCGTTTTAATCAAAACAGACAGATATTACGGGATTGTAATCAAGTATAACGATCCTGCTTATGACATTTGGACAAATGTTCAGGGCGACAGACTGATCGGATCGGGTGGAGTTACCAATACTGCTTCGCCAGGTTCACAATCACGTTTTGATGGTTTCCTTTATAAGGCAACTAACTCAAATAGTTATGACAAGTTCAGCAACAAAGATCTGAAGTTCAAGGTCAAAGTAGCGCAGTTTATTTCAAACACTGTGACAGTACCTCTTGTAAACAAAGACTATGAGTTTTTTACCATCGACTCTACTTCATCCGGAGCATTTATCGGTGGCGAATGGTGTTATCAGAATGTTGCAAATGCCACCGGTACTGTTACGGTGTCTTCTGCATCGAATACGATTGTAGGATCTGGTACAACTCTCACCGGATATAATATCGAAGACAAGCTTGTTGTTTCAAACGGAACAGTGAGCGATGTTCTTACAATTACAAATGTGATTAATGCTACTGCCATGACTGTTGATAGATTCCCAAGCTTTAGTGCTTCCGGAATCGGATTCAAGGTTCCACCGATCGGTGTAGTATACTTCACAGACTATACAAAGAATAAAGTGTATCTTGTAGATTCCTCTGCAAACAGTTCTGTCAAGTTTGCAACCGGAACCAGAATTATTGGTGCAAGATCCGGTGCTTCTGCAAATGTAATTTCACTCGATAGATTCCAGGTTGATAACTTCAAGCCAACATTCCTGATTGGTAATCCAACCACTTCAGATTATTCGATGGTTTACAATATTGCTAACTCATCGAATGCAATGCCAGCCACTACAAATAATCTTGAATTGCTGAAGTTCAATAATGCGACTAGAGAGTCTTATATTCTTTCGAGATCGTTAGAAGTTGATAACATCAATCTGTATGGCGCGACAAGAAAATCTGCGGTTGTCAACGTTACATTTAATGTGGCCGTAACCGAAGCAAATCGATTCTCTGTTCCTTATCTGAAGACCAATGAACTTGATTTCTTCTTCTATCAGAATGATATCAACAATACCTATACAGAAACTCGTGGAAGTATTACGGACTACGACACCGAAGTTGATCGCAACGGTCTTGCAAAATCAAAGTATATCTCGAAGAAGATCTCGTTTGGTGAAGGCAGATACGCAGAAGACGTAGTTGTCTATCTTGCAGGATATCGTCCAGCCGGTACACAAATCAAGGTGTATGCAAAGCTGCACAACGCTGCTGACAAGGAAGCGTTCGATGATAAAGCCTGGACACCGTTAGAACTCAAGAACAACACCGATCGATTCAGTACAGAAGATCCAAAGGATCTGTGGGAATATACCTACGGTCTTCCACAATATCCAGAAGTTCATACCGCTCTATCTGGTACTTTCCTGACAACTCTCAGCAGCAACTCGATTGCTACCTCTACTGATCAATCTTCTATTGTTTCTACTGGTGATTTAGTTCGTGTATATAGTGTTCTTACACCTGAGAATCATGAAGTATTCCCAGTGTCGAGTGCAAACTCTACTGCTATTACTCTCTTCAAGCCAATATCAAACACTAATATTGTTGGCGATGTTGGTGTTCAAAAGCTGAAGTACAAGAACGTTGCATGGAATAATATTGCCAATGACAATGTAGCAAGATATGTTACTTCATCATATACAGAATTTGATACGTACAATACTATGCAGATTAAGGTTGTTCTACTTTCTGAAAATACACATACTGTACCAAAGGTAGAACAAATCCAAGTAATTGGGGTATCTGCATAATGTTAGCAAAAACAAATCATCATGGTTATGTAAAAGATACCGATACCGGTGTCATCATAAATAACGATGAAGAAGAATATAAAAAGTTCTTGGCAACACGAGAATCTATTAAAAGAAACAACAATCTGTGCAAGAGAATAGATGAAGTTGAAAACGATCTTCGTGATATCAAAGAACTTTTACTACAGTTAGTACATAGGAATAATTAATGGCAAGACAAGTAGCTAACGTAGACATTATTACTGATAGTTTTGAAGTTTGGTTGCTTCAGACTAACGAACTGCTGCATGCCTTTTCACGTGAAATCATCACGGCCAATACCACATATGCTAACACTGGCAACTCGACAATTAGCCGTACCTCTCAACTATGGGGTACCTTTGGTGCTAATAATCTTGTAGTAACAGATGCTCTTCGTGGCGGTAATGTCAACGGTCTTTCTGCCAACCTGGTAATTACCACAAATGCTACTGCTTATGTCGCCGCTGATGCTGGCATTCGTGTGCTAGCAGGCAACAGTACTTCGAACAGTTTCCTTAGTCCAGTTGGCGTTCACTTAGGTCTTGGTACTGCTAATACTGTCGTTAACAGCATAGCTATTATAACACAATCCAACAATGTTGTAAACACAAATATTAGCCCAACGCGCATTCAAATTGCAAATAGTACGTCAACTGCAAACATGACACCGACTGCTTTCAGCACCGGCCTGTTTGTTGGTAATACTACTGCGATGGCTATTGGTGCAAATGTATATGCCAATGCTACTTCTGTATATGTCGGTAACTCTACACTGAATAGTACATTCGGAAATGGAACATGGTCGGGTACTGCTAACCTTGCAATTACTCCTACCGGTTATCTTACAGTTACTGGTGCTGCTAACGTTACAAGTAATGCTAATTTTGCAAATACAGTTACGGTTACTGGAGCAACAACTCTCTCGAATACTCTTGCAGTCACAGGAAATGTAACGCTTTCAAATACTCTTGCTGTTACAGGCGCTGCAACTCTTTCTAGCACTCTTGGTGTGACTGGAGCGACAACACTCTCGAATACATTGACCGTATCTGGACTTGCAAACGCCGCAGCCGGATTAAATACCACGACAGCAAATGCTTCTGTGGCCGTGAATGTTGGAGCAAACGTCAATTTAACAACAACCGCTGTAAATGTTGGCAACTCAACAGTTAATACTGCAATTACTGCTACAGCAATTGACACCGATGGAACTCTAGCGGTTCTCGGTGCTACTACTCTCTCAAATACGCTTTCAGTCACCGGCCTGACTACTGCTTCCGGTAATTTAAATACACCAACAGCAAATGCTTCTGTGGCCGTGAATGTTGGTGCCAATGTTAACTTGTCGACGACACGAATCAATGTTGGCAACTCGACAGTTAATACGTCTATTACTGCTACATCTATTGATACCGATGGAACTCTAGCAGTCCTTGGTGCTGCTACTTTGTCAAACACTCTTAGTGTGACTGGACTGGCATCTCTGAATGGTGCGCTAAATACTACAACAGCAAACGCTTCAGTTGCATTGAATGTTGGTGCAAACGTTAATCTTACTACGTCTAGATTTAACGTTGGTAACTCAACGGTTAATACGTTCATTACATCCACTGCTATTGAAACAGACGGCACGCTCACGGTTCTTGGAGCAACATCACTAGCAAACACGCTTGGTGTAACCGGCGCTGCTACGCTTTCAAATACTCTTGGTGTATCTGGAGCTACGACCCTTTCTAGCACTCTTGGTGTGACTGGAGCTGCAACGCTTTCGAATACAATTGCAGTAACTGGTGCAGCTACGCTTTCAAATACATTGAACGTAACTGGTCTATCAACACTAGGTCTTCTGAATGCGACAACTGCTAACGTAACTACACTGAATGTTGGTGCTAATGTTAATCTGTCGACGACACGAATCAATGTTGGCAACTCGACTGTTAATACATTCATCACTTCGACTGCAATTGAAACTGATGGCACGCTCACGGTTCTTGGAGCAACATCATTAGCGAATACTCTTGCAGTTACTGGCGCGACAACACTTTCGAACACGATTACAGTTACCGGTGCGGCTAACGTACTTAGCACCTTTGGTGTTGGCGGTGCCACATCTCTGGCTGGATCTCTTACCGTTGGCGGTGTTACTACACTTCAAAACGAATATGTAATCGACGTGGCAGCAAATGCTGACATTGGTTCTACTGTTGGTCCTGTACTTGTTTACAGATTCCCGAAAGCAACATATTCTTCGGCGAAGTTTGAAGTCCAAGTAAAAAATGGCAATACACAACTTTCGGAACTGGTTCTTGCTCATGACGGCGGACTCAATGCTTTTGTGACTGTGTATGGTACTGTTGCTTCAAACGGTGGCGCTTCTCCACTCGGAACATTTACTGCAAATACTGATACTGCGAATGTGAATCTCTATCTCGTTCAGACTGTTGCAAACTCGGCCGTGAAGGTCGTAGCTCATCTAATTAAGTAAGGTTGACATGGCAAATACTCCATTTAAAACAGACAACGGACTCTTAGTAACAGGCGGTGATTCACTCTTTCAGGCAAATGTTGCTGTTAATGCACACGCAACAGTAAACCAGACTTTAACTGTTAACGGGTCAGTTACTCTTAATTCAGCGGTATCGGTAAATGGTAACATCAATGTTTCTGGTGATGTGATTCCGAATGCAAATGGAAGATTTCTTGGGAATACCACAAGAACTTTTGATGTATATTCAAATAATATTACTGTAGCAAATTCTATTATCGTTGCTAATTCGGCGTCGATTAATCTAAGAGCCGGTTCTGGTATTGTTGCAAATGCTATCGGTTTCAGCGTTAACGCTTCTTCTATTTCCAACGGCATCTTGAATATTGCTCAAGGTGGTACCAACGCAGCGACTAGATCGGCCGGCCTTAACAATCTGCTACCAGCACAAAATGCAGCAGTTATCGGATATATTCTAAAAACAAATGGAACAGATGCAGAATGGTCGGCCGGTGCCGGTCCTACTGGTCCAACAGGATTTACAGGGTCGCAAGGTTCAATTGGATTTACCGGATCCGCCGGTCCAATTGGATTTACCGGATCTGCTGGTACAAATGGTACAGCAGGTCCGACTGGTCCAACAGGATTTACAGGATCACAGGGTGCCCAAGGATCACAAGGGCCGATCGGTTTCACTGGATCTGCTGGTACTAATGGATCGAATGGTGCAACAGGACCGACAGGTCCACAAGGTCCAATCGGATTTACTGGATCTCGTGGTGATGTAGGCTTTACTGGATCGCAGGGCGCAACTGGTTCAACAGGACCGACTGGTCCTCAAGGAACTACTGGATTCACTGGATCGCAAGGCGTTGCCGGATCTACAGGACCGACAGGTCCTCAAGGTCCAATCGGATTTACTGGATCACAAGGTGCCCAAGGCCCAACAGGCGCGCAAGGACCAATTGGATTTACTGGGTCTCAAGGACCACAAGGTTCAACTGGTCCAACCGGCCCGCAAGGAACTACAGGATTTACTGGTAGCCAAGGTTCAACTGGTCCAACAGGTCCTACCGGACCAACTGGACCACAAGGAATAACAGGACCAACTGGTCCTCAAGGTCCAATCGGATTTACAGGTAGCCAGGGTGCAACAGGTCCTACTGGCCCAACTGGACCTCAGGGAACTACTGGTTTTACTGGATCTGTAGGAGCCCAAGGACCAATCGGATTCACAGGATCTCAGGGTACTACTGGCTTTACTGGTAGTCAGGGCTCTACCGGTCCTACTGGACCTACTGGTCCGACAGGCCCACAAGGTCCGCAGGGTACAACCGGTTTTACTGGATCAAAAGGTGATCCTGCGGCCGCAGCCGCCCCAATTATTCGCCATGTAACTACTGGTTATACAAACGGTGGGCAAGTCTTTGTTCAAGGTTCGCAGCCAACAGCCTCTAACCAAGGCGACATTTGGATTCAAATCTAATGGCAATGCACATTTGGAATGGGTCTGCATGGAAAGCAGTAAATAAAGACGGCGGAAACGTTTCTGACCGTGGACTTGTTGTATGGAATGGATCTTCTTGGGTAAACGCCGCAAATGCTAAAGTATGGAATGGATCTACCTGGAAAGGTTTTCTTGATAATGTAACTCTGAATGATGATGCAGTTACATATAGTACTGGTAATATTGTTGCAACAGTGCAATGGGTAGTTCATGCCGTTAGTGGTTATATTCAATACACTAATAACGCCGGAAATACTATCGATCAATATCTCTGGTGTGCAAATTCAGACAACACTGGACAATATGAAGTACGAGTAAATCTTCAAACAGGATCTTTTGATGGTGGATCGGACGTAACAGGAACTTGGTTATCTTGCTCTTCTACTCGTACGTGGAGCGTCACCGATACTCGTACGTGGAGCGTCACCGATAGTATTGGCGGGACCTCTGCAACATTCAATGCTCAAATAAGACATGCGATTACTCAAGAAGTTTTGGCTGATAATCTTGTAACCATGGATGCATACGCAACACCATAATACTTAAGAGAAGAAGATGGCAATTAAAGCTAATTTAGTTATCGATCAAGGAACAACATTTCAAACGTCAATTAACGTCACTGATGACAATGAAGTAGCGGTTGATCTTACAAATTATTCAGCAAATGCACAAATGCGTAAGTATTATACGTCTCTAACGTCTTATGCTTTTACAACTTCTATTTCTCCGACTCTTGGTATTGTTACATTATCCATGAATGCAAATACGACTGGATCGATTGCTCCAGGCCGATACATGTATGATTGTGAGCTCACCGATCCGAATGGCGCAATTACTCGTCTTGTAGAAGGTATTGTGACTGTCACTCCAGGAGTTACAAGATGACTTTCAATGTAAAAGTCAATCCGAATCCAGAAACAAAAATAATAGCCAAGGTCACAACTGACCAAGGCTACTTAAGTCCTAAATCTATCACTGTTAAAAATCAGTTACGTGAATATCAAAATCGAAGATCTGCCGAATGTTGACGAAATAGATGTTGACAGCGGTTCAACATTAGTATTTAATGCTAATACTAACAAGTATGAAGTAAAACCTTTAGATATTACTAATGTTGTTGGTATTATTGATGGGGGCGAGTTCTAGTAAAGTGGTAGTCGCCATCCACTCCTAGACTGCTTCCACAGAACATTCCATCTCCTACCATCTCAAACCCGATAGTCTTCAGATAATCAATCACTTCCTGTGCCTTTGGTGCACCGAAGTTATAATCCTTGTGCTGCAACTCAAGAATGAGATGGTTGACTGTTTTGAGTGTTTCAGTAGCACCCTTTAATGCAGCTAACTCAGCACCCTGAATATCCATCTTGATCATGTCTGGCTTCGGCAAGCCCATTGACCAGACAATATTATCTAGCGTCTCAGTTTTTCTCTTGACTTTCTTTTCTTCAGGAAAGAGTTCGTCAGCTAAAGGAGATAGTTGATTGTTTTCCTTATAAAGCGAGTTGCCGCCTGGGTGTTCTAAATTTTCATAGAACTCAACTTCTTCTTCCTTGTCACTCAATAGACACCCGGCAACCCATCGATCGATTCCTACGCTAGCATACAGCTCTGCAACTTCATCCATGGCTTCAATAGGAATAATTTTGGTGTTTGGCCATACACCCTTGGCTTTATTTGTCCAGTGAAGCACACACGCACCGATGTCATAAATTACTTTCGGTTCGATTTGTTGCTTGTACTTCATGTCCCACAGATAGTCAACATGATCCTGTGGAAGTAATGGTTGATTGTAAAGATCTCTCAAACGCTGTTGAACCGGATTGATCTTTGGCAATTCTACATGCATAGTTGTCGAACCAATATGACCGCATAGAATCGATGGATCACACCAAATAGAATATCCAGCTCTTGTAACCTTTTTACAAAAGTCGTTGTCTTCACTGATCGTATTATTATGATCAAGAGCCGGATGATATTCGAATTGTGGATATCCAATTCGAGCAAGGACAGCGTTCTTTACAAGAACACAACCGAACCCGCAACCACCAATTTGAACTAATGACTTTCCATGAAGATCTTCAATCTTCATTCTTCTTTGGTTCAAATCATAAATTTCGATATGTTGTTCCGGAAGGCGTTGTCGATAAATGCCAGACACCATATCGACGTCATGCGCTAGCATTTTCTTGAGCGTATCAGGAGCAAATGTGACGTCATGGTCTACTGCAAACAAATAATCAAATCCGCGTACAACCCAATCTGCGATCAGGTTACGAACCTGATCTACTCGATAACCATAGAAAGTCTGAAAGGTTGTTTCATACCCTTCAGGGATCTCCAAGTCATAGATGGATTTAAATGTGTCTGCTTCAATATAACGAGCAGTTGGAATTGCAATTAGAATCTTTTTCACAGAGGCCTCAAATCATATTGTCCAAGAGTAAACGGTGAATTATTTAGAACATGTGCAGCTGTCTTGTTCTGTTCTTCTGCATTGACTTTATAATCATTTAATGGATTAGCATCATTGTAGTGATATACTACTTCCGGAACGCAGACAACACCTTCAGGATCAGCAGTTTCGATCATAGCATAGAAAACTGCTGTATCGCCACCGGCCTTTAGCCAATTGCCATCTTCATCGCGGAATGCATAATTACCTTTTAGGTGTAGGTAATTATGCATGAGGTAAGCTTTAAACGTACGCAGATGAGTATATGGCATATTCCAATTAAATTTATACTCACGATAAGCCTTATTAGCCTTGACCTCAGGCGGATATTCCTGCGCAATTAATGGAATATTATCACATACAGACCAACAAGATCCGTAAGTGAACTGAGCTCCTTCGTTGTAGAGATTGTTGTACTTATGGAATAGATTCGGATCGTTGATCAGCCAATCATCTCCATCAAGTAGCATGACGATATCGTGACCACATTCTTTTTCGATAGTGTTCACTTGATTCCAGACGGCCCCAAGATTTTCTTTGTTTTTATGAAGAACAAAGTTGTATCGAATATCCTCTGGTAAAGAGTCGATATACTCTTGTGCTACTTGCACCGTATTGTCAGTAGAGCAATCATCGATGATATGCATCACATAGTTCTGATAGTCTTGCTGTGCTACTGATTCAATACACTTTACAATGTAATTCTCTGCATTATAGACCGGTGTAATAACTGAAATTGGCCAAAAAGGACTTTGATGTGTTTCACGCATCTCTTCTTTATTCAAGAATCGGCGGTTGAATACTCTACGAACTTTGTCGTTGATCTTGGTTACCTTGCGGTATTCATCGATTGGTAAGTACTTACCGAGTTTATGGTAAAGATGCTGCTTCCATTGCAGAGCAACAGTATCCCACGTACAAATATCCTTGATCTGATTGCAGGCATACATCTTCTGTTGATGAAGATACGGAGTATTATATGCCTCTACAACCTTGTCAACAAAGAGATTAACTTGTGATTCTTGGTTTAACCATTGCATAGCCCAGTTTGGTTCAACAGGATACTTGATCTTCCATGATGCAAGATCGATAGCAGTTTCCTCAAGAGCACCAAACTGACATGTAATCAGCGGTACGTTATGGGCCAGAGCTTCGAGTGTAGAGATACCAAACGTCTCTGGGAATCCAGCAGGATAGATCATATAACTGGCTTTGCGCAGGATATCAGAGATCTCTTGCTGAGTAATCACGCCCGTGAAGTGAATATCCTTGCCGTGCTGGAGCGCTAGTTCAGTCCAATCCTTCTGTTGCTGGTCAGGACCTGCTGCTTCACGGAACTTATAGTATCCGCCAATGATCTTGAGCTTTGCGTCTGGAATACGACGCTTGACTTCCGGCCAAATCTGCTTGACAAGAGGAACCATGCCCTTGGTCACAGAGGCATTGAACACGAAGAGATTCGGATCTTTCTCACGAATATCAATCCAACCAGGATTCATATTCCCGATACCATTGCGCGTCATGAAGATATGGTTCTTTAGGACGTCGTAGTTACGACGGAATCCATGATCACAATGCGTGACATAGCCGGTATGCCAGTCAGTGAGCGTAAAGATCTCTTGCAGTTTACCGATATTAATCAAATATTCGATCTGATCATCGCCTTCACAGAATGTATCATGCATCCAGAGGCAGACGTGCTTTGCATTAGCAACAACTAACCAACCATCTGAAATAGGTTTAACTGATCGCGATACAATAACTACATCGAAGACGGATGTGTTTAAATGTGCATTTTGGATAGGTGTATAAACTACACCATCATATATACCATGCTTTGAATCGTCTGACGTACAATCATTAAAGACTGTGACATCGAATCCAATCTTAGCGAGTTCTTGGGACATGCGAATGACGGCCGATTCGGATCCTCCAAGACCTCTCTTCGAGAGTGTGGATCCATCATAGGTCAGGCCGAGTGTATCGATAAAAGCAATCTTCATCATGTTTCCATTATAAATAGTTTTTGAATAAAGTACACACTAAATAGTGTGGCTATAAGATATATATCCACTCCCGGGAGCCATATGGCAAATACCTTACCTATTGTCCATAAAAGGACATTTGTATCTGGGCGTCTCCCAGAAGTAGCTAATACAGCAAACACCCGTTATATTTATCCAGGTGAGTTGCTATATGGACCTAATTTTGTATTGAATGCAAACTACGAATTGCATAGAGAGAATAAGGACAATCATCAATACCCTATTGATGGATGGTATTGGTTCAATAGCAGAGAAGAGGCTACTAGCTTTTTTAATTACACTGAACTGACAGGATAACATGAGCATAGTATACACATCTACTAATACTTCTTCTCAGACAATCGATACATTCGATTTGCCGACAGAAAAGACTATTCATTATCGGGTCCACGTAACAGCTGGAAATACTACGTACTACTCTGTGATGGATGTGAGTCATGATGGAATCCAAACGTCAGAACAACAAATTGCCCTTGCTAAAAATGGAATCATTCCACTCGAGTTAGTAGTTTCTGTTGCAAACAATACCGGTATTGTTAATGTTACTCCAACTGTAATACCAACCACTTTCTCGATTGAAAGATCGGCAGTACAATGCAATTTGTATTCTGAGAATACTTTGAGTGGAAGAAACATTAAGACAACAGAGGGTCTTGGCATTTATTTCAACGGCGCAAATAATCTTTCAATTCGTCAGTCAAATAATAATACCTTTACATATGCAAATGCTTTTGTAACATCTGGTGTAATGGGTCCAATCAAAACAAAAGAAAACATGTTATCGACTTGGACTGCGGCAAATGGTAGTATTCGAACTACGGAAGACGATTATGAAGTAGCCATCTCCTCTGGCCAGAAAGACAACTGCCAGACTCAAGAATTGGTAGTGTCTCCAGGAAAAAGATATATTTTGACCGGAAGTGCCTACTATACGTCGGATCAAAACTTTTCTCAAACACACGAAGACAGAGATGCTGGTCCTTCACGAATTGAGGTCGGCACTCGCTTTGGTGACAACGATTATGGTGGTTATATTGCCAACTCAACAGATACTGCATTCTCTATTGTGTTCTCACCAACATCAAATAGTGCTCATGTATCATTCGGGTTTGGCGATATCAATAATCGCCTCTTTGTCAAAGACTTTGAATTGAAAGAGTACGTGCCATTCCACACTTACAATCAAGATGAAGGCGCGATCTATATTAAATGGGATGTTGTTGCAGCAGGGAATACTATTCTTAGTTTCAATTCAAATAATGCAAATAACCGAATTTACGTCGATTCTTCCAACAATATTTTTGTAAATACTACTAATTGCGGTGCTCAGCAAGTAACAAACAAAATTGTACTGAATTATAATGCAAATGGAATAAGTGTAAGCAGAAACGGAAATTCTATCATAACGGCCTCTGAAACTTTCAATAAATATATTGCAAATGCAGTTTTTGTTTCGACGCCATATGAATTTGCATATATGTCGAGCAATATATCAAACACCGTAATGGTAGCGCTATCGAATGTCTAAAGATACAATTCATTTATTCAATAATGTTTCTGTAAAAGGTATTATTGCTAACGGATATATTGGATCCGCTGGCCAAGCGCTGCTTTCAAACGGGAGTGCAGTATATTGGGGCCCAGGTGCTGGGTTCACCGGTTCAAAGGGCGACAAGGGTGATCCGGGTTCTTTTGGTGGCGCTGCATTCGACTATACGTTTAGCACGGATGTTACGTTATCAGACCCTGGTGACGGGTATTTAAAATTTAATAATACTAACCTATCTAGTGCCACGACTCTTATTATCAATGACGTAGATGATACTACGGCCCCTATTTACAATTATTTGCAGACAATCGACGATTCAACATCTGCAATCAAAGGTCACTTCACGGTTACCGAGAAGGGCAATACAGCTAACTTTTCACAGTTCTCAATAGTCGGTTCTCATATCTATTCTGGAAATAGTTTTCAAGTTCCAGTAGCTTATCTGGCCGGTTCTACATCATTAGCAAATAACCTTGATATCATTATCACGTTTGCAAGAACTGGTGATCGTGGCGATACTGGATTTACTGGATCATCAGGTTTTACCGGGTCACAAGGATCAATCGGTTTTACAGGATCACGTGGTGCAACTGGTTTCACAGGTAGCCAAGGTTTTACTGGCAGCCAAGGCAATATCGGTTTCACCGGCTCCAAAGGTGATATCGGTTTCACAGGCTCATCCGGTTTTACGGGTTCTGCATCGGTTGTCCCAGGTCCAATTGGCTATACTGGTAGCCAAGGTTTTACCGGCAGCCAAGGCGCTACAGGTCCTACCGGGCCTCAGGGCGCGCAAGGTGTTACAGGTTTTACCGGAAGTTTAGGATTTACCGGTTCACAAGGTGCAGGATTTACCGGAAGCCAGGGCGCAACAGGTCCACAAGGACCAATTGGTTTCACTGGGTCTTCAGGTTTTACCGGTAGCCAAGGTGCACAAGGACCGATTGGCTTCACGGGTTCAAAGGGCGATGGCGGTCCACAGGGTGTTACCGGGTTTACTGGATCTACAGGCTTTACAGGTAGCCAAGGCGCACAAGGCCCTATAGGCTTTACTGGTTCGCAAGGTGCTCAAGGTACAACAGGTTTCACCGGTTCGCAAGGTGCTCAGGGTCCAATTGGTTTTACCGGTTCGCAAGGTGCCCAAGGCACGACAGGTTTCACTGGTTCAAAAGGCGATGTGGGATCGACGGGTCCGACCGGTCCGCAAGGCACGACCGGCTTTACTGGTTCGCAAGGCGCCCAAGGTCCGCAAGGAGCAATCGGATTTACAGGTTCTCGTGGTGACGTAGGTTTCACAGGTTCTCAAGGCGCACAAGGTGCACAAGGCCCAATTGGATTCACTGGTAGCCAGGGCGATATCGGCTTTACTGGTTCGCGCGGCGCGACTGGTTTCACTGGTTCCCAAGGCGCTACTGGCTTCACTGGTAGCCAAGGTGCGCAGGGTGTCATTGGTTTCACTGGTAGCCAAGGTGCTCAAGGCGCGACCGGCTTCACAGGAAGTCAAGGTGCCCAGGGTACAACAGGTTTTACTGGTTCATTAGGTGGAACAGGACCTGTTGGTCCGACTGGACCTCAAGGGCCGATTGGATTCACCGGTAGTCAAGGTTTCACCGGTTCTGCAGGTTTCACTGGTAGCCAAGGTGCTCAGGGTGTTATTGGTTTCACTGGTAGCCAAGGTGCTCAGGGTGTTATTGGTTTCACTGGTAGCCAAGGTGCTCAAGGTGTAGTCGGCTTTACAGGTTCCCAAGGTGCACAAGGTGTTATTGGTTTTACTGGTAGCCAAGGTGCACAAGGTGTTATTGGTTTCACCGGTTCACGCGGTTTTACAGGAAGTATTGGTTTCACCGGTTCACGTGGCAATTCATATATTGGAAACACTGCGCCATCTTCACCAAACGCTGGTGATACTTGGTGGAATTCCGATACCGGGCGTCTCTATGTTTACTATGATGATGGTAATACGGTCCAGTGGGTTCAAGAGTCAGCTAGAGGTCCTGAGGGATATACCGGTTCGCGAGGAACGACTGGATTCACAGGTTCTGTCGGTGCAACCGGTCCTCAGGGTCTTATAGGTTTCACTGGTAGCCAAGGTGCAACAGGTCCTCAAGGTCCTCAAGGGATTATTGGTTTTACTGGTAGCCAAGGTGCTGGCGGTCCTCAAGGTCCTATTGGATTTACGGGAAGTCAAGGTGCCCAGGGTACAACTGGATTTACAGGTTCCCAAGGTGCGCAAGGCCCTATTGGATTTACTGGTTCTGCAGGTTTCACTGGTAGTCAAGGTTCTACAGGTTTTACCGGATCTCTTGGTGCACAGGGTCCAATTGGTTTCACCGGATCGCAAGGTCCTCAAGGCACAACTGGATTTACTGGCAGTGTTGGATTTACTGGATCATTAGGTTTCACCGGTTCCAAGGGCGATATTGGTTTCACTGGTTCTAGAAGCAATTCTTATATCGGAAACACGGCACCATCTTCACCGGCGGCTGGTGATACCTGGTGGAATTCAGATACCGGTAGATTATATGTTTACTACAATGACGGTAATACCGTCCAGTGGGTTCAGGAGTCTGCTCGCGGTCCAGAAGGATATACTGGTTCTCAAGGAACGACTGGATTTACTGGATCTGTTGGATTTACCGGGTCATTAGGTTTTACTGGTTCTGCAGGTTTCACTGGTAGCCAAGGTTCTACAGGTTTTACTGGATCTCGTGGTGCTGATGGTAATTTCGGCGGCGCTACTTTTGATTATACTTTTGATACAACAACTACTGCTTCAGACCCTGGTACAGGTCGTTTAAGATTCAATAATGCTAACGTAACGTTAGCTACAGCAATGTATATTGACGCGTCGAATGATGGCGCAACAGATATTACATCATTCTTAAATACTATTGATGACTCTACTAGTACAATTAAAGGCCACTTTAGAGTTTCTAATAGATTAGACGCATCTGATTTTGCACTATATACCATTTCTAGTATTACTAATAATACTGGCTGGTTTACGGTCAATTGCGGATATGTTTCTGGTTCTGCTACATCTTTTACAAATCTAGAAGATGTTATTATTACTTTCGCAAGAACCGGCGACCGTGGCGATACTGGATTTACTGGATCAGTCGGTGCACAAGGTCCAATTGGTTTCACTGGTTCACAAGGGGCTCAAGGCCCGCAAGGTACAATAGGTTTTACTGGTTCCGTTGGCGCGCAAGGACCAATCGGATTTACTGGATCACTAGGGGCTCAAGGTCCACAGGGTGTTATTGGTTTCACTGGTAGCCAGGGTGCAACGGGACCACAAGGCATAACTGGTTTTACTGGTAGTGTTGGATTTGTCGGATCATTAGGTTTCACTGGATCTCGTGGTTTTACTGGTAGCATCGGTTTTACAGGATCTAGAAGTAATTCCTATATCGGAAATACAGCTCCGTCATCGCCAACTGCTGGTGACACATGGTGGAATTCGGATACTGGTCGCTTATATGTATATTATGATGATGGCAATACAGTTCAATGGGTTCAGGAATCTGCACGCGGCCCGGAAGGATATACTGGTTCTCAAGGTCCAATCGGATTTACTGGATCACTTGGTGCGCAAGGTCCAATCGGATTCACGGGTTCGGTTGGTGCCCAGGGTCCTCAAGGTCTTATTGGCTTTACTGGATCACTAGGCGCGCAAGGACCACAAGGCCCAATTGGATTTACTGGTAGTCAGGGCATAACAGGTGCAACAGGCCCCCAAGGACCAACGGGATTTACCGGTTCTCAAGGAGCTACTGGTCCTCAAGGATTAATTGGATTTACTGGTTCACAGGGCGCTACAGGACCACAGGGACCGATCGGATTTACAGGTAGCCAAGGTGCTCAGGGACCGATCGGATTTACAGGATCTCGCGGCTTTACTGGAAGTGCCGGTTTTACAGGCAGCCAAGGTTTCACTGGTTCTGCAGGTTTCACTGGTTCACAAGGTGCCCAGGGTACAACCGGATTTACTGGATCTCTTGGCGCCCAAGGTCCAATTGGATTTACGGGAAGTCAAGGTGCTCAGGGCACAACTGGTTTTACTGGTTCTGTAGGTTTCACTGGTTCTGCAGGTTTCACTGGTAGTATCGGCTTTACTGGAAGTATCGGTTTCACTGGGTCGAGAAGCAATTCATATATTGGTAATACCGCCCCGTCGTCACCGGCTGCAGGAGATACTTGGTGGAATTCTGATACTGGGCGTCTTTATGTTTATTATAACGATGGAAACACTGTCCAGTGGGTTCAAGAGTCTGCCAGAGGTCCTGAAGGATATACTGGTTCACAAGGAACGACTGGATTCACCGGTTCGGCCGGTGCGCAAGGTCCAATAGGCTTTACTGGATCATGGGGCGGTACAGCCCAAGCAAACGTTAATATGAATAACTTTAGCATTAATAGTGCTAATATTATTAATGTTGTAGATTTGAGTGCTACCGGCACTATTGGGTTAGATGGCATTTCAGTAAGAGATACATCAACTGCAACCACAACTTCAACTACACAAATTACTCTTTTTCAATATCCGATAGCAACATATGATACCTGTGATTTGGTAATTAAAGCCGTGTCTGCTGGTGCACGACACGCCACAAAGTTATTAATTACAGCCAATTCTACTGTTGCAATTGCTACAGAATATGGTACTTTATTAACCGGATCTTCATTATATTCTGTTGATTGCGATATATCCGGATCAAATACTAGAATTCGTATTACCCCGGCATCGGCAACTTCAACGGTGTTTAAAGCATCATATGAACTAATTACAACATGAGGTGAATGATGGCTATTGTTTATAATACAAACATTGCACGTTCTGGTAACATTATTCATTGGGACCCTGGAAATTTAAAATCATATCCTGGATCTGGAACTGTTGTAACTGATTTAAGCGGTAATGGAAAAAATGGTGCTTTGCTAAATGGTATGTCCGTATCAAATGGCGTGTTCACGAATCCTGATACTCGTACTGAAGCAATTCGAATTCAGTCACAAGATTGGTCTTCGTATACTAATTTTACAGTCGATATATGGTATAAGCGCACAGGTATTAATAATACTGGTACAGGGGGTGCTGGCCAGCCTAGTTATTATCAAGGCATTTTTAATTACTACTGGCAAGGCGGTCATCAAATATTTGTAGGAACGACATCTAATGCTGCATCGACCAATTTGTCAATATTTGGTGTTACAACAACACTCGAGTTAAATCAATGGGTTCATATTGTAGGTATTACAGGTTCAGGCGGCAAGTCTGCATACATTAACGGCACATTAATAGGAACCGGCGCCGGTACTGCAATTAATCCTAATCTTGATGTTTATTTTGGCAACTGGGATACATCATGGGCAAGTTTTTGTGAAATGGGTCCAATTAAGGTATATAATCGAGCATTATCTGACGCAGAAATTAAACAGAACTTTGAAGCACATCGTGGAAGGTATGGATTATGAGTTTAGGTCATGGCGCTTCTATAGTACGAAGTAACTTAAACTTTATATATGATTATTCAAATGTCAAATCTTATCCGGGTTCAGGATCAACACTTTTTAATTTAAGTAACGGTAATAATGTTACTTTGAATGCAGGATATACTTATGATTCAACTGGTAAGTATATAACATTTAATGGCACACAAGGCGCTTTTGCTCGAGAGCAAAATGGCGGGCTTGGTAATCATGGGACTAATAGTTTTACATATCAATTTCTTGTTCGTCCTAAAGCCTCATCAAGTGTAGATACAGCTGCTGAAGCTCGTATATATGAACAAACAGGTTATCCTACATCATGGCATATTTTAGCAGTTATTCATAACAATAATGTACCATATTTTAATTTTGGTGGATACTCAACTGGCGCAACTAGTTTTAATGTTAATTCTATTACAGGTATTACTTTAAATCAATGGTACTTTTTAACATGTGTCGTAGATCGTATTAATAATAAAGTTCAATTATATGTGAATACAACTTTGTATGAAAATAATGTTACAATATCTGGTAATGTGGGTACAGCAAATGACTTGAGATTTCCATCATCATATGCAGAAATTAATGCTGATTATTCTATCATACTTGGCTATACAAGAGCCTTAACATCAGCTGAAGTGAATCAAAACTATAATGCAGTCAGAGGAAGGTACGGTATTTAATGGCTGTGTTTTCTGGACCTAATTTTCCATCTAGCAATTTGGTATTTGCTATAGATGGTGTTAATATAAATTCGGCAAATACGTATAGCACAAATCTTTTATTTAATAAGATTTGGAATACTGGTAATTCTACTACTAATGGCAGTGTTTTAACTTTTTATAGTCTCAACGGACCGTCTGCCGAAAATGAAAGAATTTATGATGTAACACCGGCCGGAAATATAGATGTTATTTGGTCATCTCCTTCTAATGATGCGGCTAGCAATGATGACGGCGGCTGGAATACTGAGCGCTTTACAATAGATGCTTCTAAGAAATACAGATATAGCGTATGGATTAGAAAAAAAGATATAATAGGCAACGGCAGAGCATATCTTGGATTATATGGGTTTAATGCAAATAATACTAACATAGGCGTATATAATAGGACAGACGGAACAACTTTAAATACCAATTTTTACTTTATGAGTAGGAGATTTGATAATAGCGATCTTGTTCCTGCAGCAACTGTCAATGAATGGGTGCTTTTTGTTGGTCACGTGTGGCCGGCAGGATCACAAGCAAATACAACGCCAGATTCTGAAAGCGGTGTATGGAAGCGAGACGGGACAAAAATTGCTCCAGGAGCTGACTGTATTTGGCACCCGGATACGGTGAGAGCGACCCATAGATCATATCAGTATTATTCTACTACAACAAATGAAAAGCAGCAATGGTGGGATCCGAGAGTTGATGTAGTAGATGGTACGCAACCGAGTTTAACTAGTTTGCTGGCCGGTTTTAATGAAACAAATCAATTTGATCTTAGAAAAAAAGTAAAAATTCGTATACCAAACAATGTTAAATCAAGTAGCAGTTTTTCTTTTAGTAGTGCAGTGGGCAATACGCTTAATGATGACAGAGAAAGAATTGTTATCGATAGTTCTAATGTGTCATTTGCTACAGAACAAACTATTATTATGGGACTGCGTCCTACAAATTTTAGTCAAAGAAGAACTCCATATAACCAATCTTATTGGTCCTTTGGCACAATTACACAAGAAACAAATGGAACTTTAATTTATTATTCTGGTTCAGGCGCTAATACAACTTCATATTCAGGATATTCTGGCCCTGTTTTAGCTAACAACGAAACAGTAGTTATTGGCGTTACAAGAAATTCAAATAACGTGGTATGGTTTAAAAATGGATCATTTGTAAGTAGTGCTGTCAACCAATGGCCTACATCTACTCTATTGAGTACAGAAGACAGAACAATAACTATAGGATATGGATTTACAGGTTATGGATATGTTGGTGACATATATTTCATGCATGTATATGATAGGGCTCTTTCAAATACTGAAATGATGTCACACTTCGAAGCATATCGCGGTCGATACGGATTATAAATAAAAACAAAATGCCTAAAGGGAGAGTGAACTTTGGCGAACGATAAAAAGTTTGTAGTCAAAAATGGACTACAAGCAAATAATATTGCTTTTGTAAACGAAACGAATACAAATAACGTCATTACGGCTTCAATGCTGTCTTCTGACGTTCTTTCCTTTAGCGGCAATACAGGTCAGTTGTTTTCTATTTCTGATACAATGACCGGTGTAATATTTTCAGTCAACGATATTTCTGGCGTTCCATCCATTGAGGTTGATGATACTGGTGATGTTCGTATTGCCGAACTTACAGGCAATGTATCAATTGGCACATCTTTAGATACCCACAAATTATATGTTCAAGGAAATACCTTTGTTAATGGTACTATTAGTATCGCCGGCACTATTATTAATTCTACTTTTTATTCTGGACAATCTAATACTGCATTAACTGCAAATAATGCTACCAATTTTAATGGTCAACCAGCATCATTTTATACAAATGCATCAAATCTATCAGCCGGAACTGTTAATACCGCTAGATTAGGATCTGGGACTGCTAATACTACTACCTGGTTAAGAGGTGATGGTACTTGGCAAACTGGTCCTTTAGGTTTTACTGGTTCTCAAGGTACAACTGGATTTACCGGTTCTCTTGGTGCCCAGGGACCAATCGGGTTTACTGGAAGTCAGGGCGCGACCGGATTTACTGGTTCAGTTGGTGCACAGGGCGCACAAGGTCCTCAAGGCACAACTGGTTTTACTGGTTCGGTTGGTCCTACAGGCCCGCAAGGTACAACCGGATTCACAGGCTCTCTTGGTAGTCAAGGACCAATTGGTTTTACCGGGTCTGCAGGCGCTGCCGGATCTACAGGACCTACAGGACCAACTGGACCACAAGGTCCAGTTGGATATACAGGCAGCCAAGGTCCAGCCGGTCCAACCGGGCCTCAGGGAACTACAGGATTTACTGGATCTGCCGGCTCTCAGGGTCCGATTGGTTTCACGGGCAGTATCGGTTTCACCGGTTCACGTAGTAATTCTTATATTGGAAATACCGCACCATCGTCACCTGCAGCCGGTGATACTTGGTGGAACTCTGATACCGGCCGACTTTATGTTTATTACAATGATGGTAATACAGTTCAGTGGGTTCAGGAGTCGGCTAGAGGCCCTGAAGGATACACTGGTTCTCGTGGTCCTACAGGATTTACTGGATCTCAGGGTGCGCAAGGTGTTATTGGCTTTACTGGTAGCCAAGGTGCTACTGGTCCAACAGGACCACAAGGAACTACTGGTTTCACAGGTTCTCAAGGTGCCGGTGGCCCTCAGGGTCCAATTGGATTTACTGGTAGCCAAGGTGCAACTGGTTCTACAGGACCACAAGGACCTATTGGTTTCACTGGTTCACAAGGTGCAACAGGCCCGCAAGGAACAACTGGGTTTACTGGATCTGTAGGTGCACAAGGACCAATTGGTTTCACCGGTTCACAAGGTGCTCAAGGAACTACTGGTTTTACTGGATCTGTAGGTGCACAAGGACCAATTGGATTTACTGGTTCTCGTGGCGCCACAGGATTTACTGGTTCTCAAGGAGCCACTGGACCAACAGGACCAACTGGACCTCAAGGAACAACTGGGTTTACTGGTAGCCAAGGTACAACAGGCCCGCAGGGACCTCAAGGAACAACTGGGTTTACTGGTAGCCAAGGTGCTACTGGTCCTACTGGTCCGCAGGGTACTACTGGGTTTACAGGCAGTCAAGGTGCTACAGGTCCGCAGGGACCGATTGGATTCACAGGATCACAAGGTCCAACAGGACCACAAGGAACTACTGGTTTTACTGGATCTGTAGGTGCACAAGGTCCAATCGGATTTACCGGGAGTCAGGGTGCAACCGGTCCTACTGGGCCTCAAGGGCCACAGGGAACTACAGGATTTACTGGTTCTCAAGGAGCTACCGGGCCGCAAGGTCCAACAGGACCACAAGGAACTACAGGATTTACTGGATCTGTAGGTGCACAAGGACCAATCGGATTTACTGGGTCTCGCGGGTTTACCGGTTCTCGCGGCAATTCTTATATTGGAAACACTGCACCTTCATCGCCATCTGCTGGTGACACCTGGTGGAACTCTGATACTGGTAGATTATATGTTTACTATGATGATGGCAACACCGTCCAATGGGTACAAGAATCAGCCAGAGGCCCTGAAGGATACACTGGATCGTGGGGTGGTACCGCTTTAGCAAACGTTAATATGAATAACTTTAGTATTAACAATGCTAATGTTATTAACGTTGTAGATTTAAATGTCAGTGGAAATACTGTTTTAGGTGACGCGGGAACCGACAGTGTAACTATTAACGCTAATACAATTACTATTGCAGCTAACACAAATATTGATGCTGGAACTCTGTTCATAGATTCTACTAATAATCGAGTCGGGATTGGAACAAATACGTCAAATCTTACCGACGCATTTGTTGTATCGGGTCGTGCTCGCATTGAAGGAACAAATAAATTATCATTTGGATTTTCGGCAGGCGGTTACGCTGATATTGGAGTTTTAGCTAATACTACAGGAACAATGTTGTTCCGCACATATGATGGTGCTACATCACAAGAACGAATGCGAATTGCATTTGATACAGGCAACGTCGGTATTGGAAATTCTGCACCAGGTTCAAAACTAGTTGTTGCTGGGAATGTTGAAATTTCAACTGGCGGATTGCGTTCTGTAAATGGCGCGATAGTTATTGCAAATACTTCAACCGGATCCGGCCTTACAACAATTTCAACTGCTAATAGCTCTGCAAATGGCGGTGTTGGATCAGAATATTGGAGAGCTAGATATTATACTTCTTCTGATGCCGCATTTGTTTCTGGCCAAAGACTTTATTTCCAAGCGGCCGGTGCAGCATGGAGCCGCGGTGTTACATTTAACGCTGCCGCGGCATTTACAACAGTAGCCGGTGCTGCTGAACACGTAGGCATTACTACAACTGATGCTAGAAGTAACACTACTGCTTCTGGTGTATTATCAGACCTTGAAGTATCGCATATTGCGAATACTGCGGCTGGGGCATCTGCAACACTTCAATATTCTGTTGTTACAGCAAAAACAACAACCGCTACCTGGTCCGGGACAGCTAATAATGCAATGCTGTACAGCGGTTATAGTGAAGGTACACTCAAATACCGTGTTAATAAAGACGGTGATATTTGGGCATCAGGAAATGCCCATCTAGCAACTGGACACGTCCACTTAGCAAGTGGATATGACATTATTTCGCCGGATAACTTTGCAATTTATGACTCAACAGGAACCCGCGATCGTTTCTCATTCTCGACAAGTAACATTTATGATACAAGATCTGGCGGATTGCACTCGTTCAGAATTGCTGGAACAAACGTTGCGAACATTACTGGTAATACCGTACTTTTCACCCCTACAGTTCCAACACTAAATACAACAGCCCGTGCTCTGGATGTTTCTCCAAATACATTAACATCTTCACACGAGCCCCGCAACTTTGTATACCTTTCGGATACGTATAATTCCGGAACGAATGGTCATCAGCTGTTTATCAAAACCTACAGTAATGCTGGTCATTATGGTGGGTATATAATGCATACCAACTGGGGTAGCAATTTAAGATTGGCTTCGGGTTCAGCCGCGGGGTTCAACGATGCAAATAGCATACCAACAACATATGCGCAGATTACTTCAACACAGTTATCAACAGTAGGGTTGACTTTTGCAACAGGTAATACTAGCATTACCGGTACATTATCTGCCGGCAATACTACAATTTCCGGATTTGCAAATGTGTCGGCTGGTGTTAATACGGCTGTTTATACGGTGGGATCGACTGTAGTTGCTAATACTACAGGTACATATGCAACGCACTTTAATGGATTGACATCCGGTTCTTATATGCGAGCAGATGCGTCTACTACAAATACGGTAGATGTTCGTGCTCCTATCTTCTATGATAGCAACAATACAGCTTTCTATATTGACCCGGCCGGTACCTCAGTAGTTAATAACTTTTCTGGGGCATACTTTAATCAAATAGCCACAGGTATTCCTAGATCAAATCTCGGTGCTCCTACTGTCACAGAAATGGCATTGTTTGATAGCCAGTTTGATAATAAAACAGAGCGCCACCCTATTGCAAATATTTGGATTGAAACATCTACTAACGGAACTACCTGGGTTGATGCCTCGCCTACAGATGCAAATAAAAGACTGCTGGTCGGCGGTGATAGTGTCTCGAGTCTTGTAATTCCGAACGGTACTGCGTATTTCCGTGTTCGCATGCGTGCCCAGAATTACGTGTATCTCAACGCTCTATACGGTTATTTGTCTTGGAATGGACACTCGACACAAGTTCAAATTTATAAGAAACATGACAGCGATGCTGGTTGGACACAACATACCAACTCAACAACTGCAGTAGGTGGTTGGCCATCACACCTTTGGATGCCGTTCTCGACTATTCCATTCCATCCTACTGCTACGCAGGGCACACACTTCCACGAAATTTATATTGTTTTCATTCCTACATGGAATCCATCATTCCCTTCAAACAATATTAACCTATATAAGTTGCAGTGTTGGGGCGGATATCCGGCCGGTAAAAGAAATCTGTATTCGACTGATGAGTTTGGAAATGCTCTGTTTCCAGCAAACACATCAAGTACAGTAGCAGTAAATGCTCCAATCTTTTATGATAGAGATAATACAGCATTTTATTTGGATCCGGCCTCTACGTCTAATTTAAATGCTGTAACATTTAATGGGGCTACAACATTTAGCGCAAATGCTACATTTAGCGCTTCTCGTCATCTTATTTTAAATTCTACATCTGGTATTTCAGCAAACGGCACATTTGGTGTTGCTGGCCAGGCGCTTGTATCAAATGGCAGTGCTGTATATTGGTCTACAAATCCTGGTTATACAGGGTCTGCTGGACCGACAGGACCACAGGGACCAACCGGTTTTACAGGTAGTCAGGGTGCAACAGGTCCTACTGGCCCAACAGGTCCCCAGGGAACTACCGGTTTCACTGGATCTCAAGGTGCCACTGGCCCAACAGGACCTACTGGGTTTACAGGTAGCCAAGGTGCTACTGGTCCTACAGGGCCACAAGGACCAGCCGGACCACAAGGTCCAATTGGTTTCACTGGATCTGCTGGTACTAATGGACCAACAGGCCCAACCGGTCCACAAGGAACTACTGGTTTTACTGGATCTGCTGGCACTAATGGTCCTACAGGACCAACTGGACCACAAGGCCCAATTGGTTTTACTGGTTCTCAAGGAGCTACCGGGCCGCAGGGACCAATTGGAGCGCAGGGTACAACCGGATTCACCGGTTCCCAGGGCGCAACAGGTCCAACTGGTCCTACAGGGCCACAAGGTCCAATTGGATATACAGGATCTCGTGGCGCTACAGGCTTTACAGGTTCACAAGGCGCCACCGGACCAACTGGTCCGACAGGTCCTACTGGTCCACAGGGTACAACTGGATTTACCGGTAGCCAAGGTGCTACTGGTCCGACAGGCCCTACTGGACCACAAGGAACTACCGGTTTCACTGGATCTCAAGGTGCCACCGGACCTACCGGGCCAACAGGTCCCCAAGGAACTACCGGTTTCACTGGATCTCAAGGCGCCACCGGACCAACTGGTCCGACAGGTCCTACTGGTCCACAGGGTACAACTGGATTTACCGGATCTCAGGGTGCCACTGGTCCAACTGGTCCTACAGGGCCACAAGGACCTATTGGTTTCACTGGATCTCAAGGTGCCACTGGTCCAACTGGTCCTACAGGGCCACAAGGTCCAATTGGATATACAGGATCTCGTGGCGCTACAGGCTTTACAGGTTCACAAGGTGCAACTGGTCCGACAGGTCCTACTGGTCCACAGGGTACAACTGGATTTACCGGATCTCAAGGTGCAACTGGTCCAACCGGTCCGACAGGCCCACAGGGACCAACCGGTTTTACTGGATCTCGAGGTGCAACCGGTCCAACAGGACCAACCGGCCCGCAAGGAACTACTGGTTTCACTGGATCTGGATATGGTACATCCGCTAACGTCCAAATGGGATCACTTGGTGTTGGTACTCCTGCATCTGGTACAACCGGTGAAATTCGTGCAACAAATAACATTACTGCGTACTATTCTGATGATCGTCTAAAAAATCGTATAAGTAATATTGATAATGCTGTCGAAAAAGTTCTTTCTTTAAATGGTTTTTATTATGAAGCCAATGAAATAGCTCAAGCACTTGGATATGAAAAGAAGAAAGAAGTTGGGGTATCAGCTCAAGAAGTGCAAAATGTACTTCCAGAAATTGTTGTTCCTGCGCCGATTGATGAAAAATACTTGACGGTTCGATATGAAAAAATAATTCCTCTTCTCATTGAGGCTATTAAAGAACAGCAGGTTCATATAAACAAATTGGAACAACAAATTCTTAGTATATCGGAGAAAGAATAATCATGTCCTTAACATATGATTGGAAAATTAAAGGTCTTAAAAAACAAGACAATTCTTCTTTGCAACTAAATGATATTATTGTCCAAACATACTGGGAATGTACTGGAACAGATGAAAATGGGAATGCTGGAGTTTTTTATGGTGCCACTTCATTTGAATTAGATCAAGTAGATCCTAATAATTTTACTTCATACGAAGATCTGACTGAAGCACATGTTATCGATTGGATTAAAGAAACGGTTAATAATAACCAGGTTTATAAAGATCATATTGATGAACAAATTTACAAGCAAATCAATGCTATTGTCCATCCAGTAGTAGAAGTAAATAGCAATAATTTGCCATGGGCAGAACCCATCGATTTAAATATATAAATACCTTGTAAAAAAAATTAAGGGAAACACAGTAAATGCCATTAGATTTTCCAGGATCTCCTACGAACGGTCAGACATATACGTCTGCTGGTATCACATGGACATATAGTTCTGCTTATGGAACATGGGATGTTTCGTCGGCAGGTCCTTCTGGCCCAACGGGTTTCACTGGTTCTGCTGGCACGGCCGGTCCTACTGGATTTACTGGGTCGCGCGGTTTTACCGGATCGGCCGGTCCTACCGGCTCTACTGGTTTCACTGGATCTGCTGGTACAGCGGGCCCGACTGGACCAACAGGACCACAAGGACCGACCGGGTTTACTGGTTCTGGATATGGTACAAGTGCCAACGTTCAGATGGGATCTCTTGGCGTCGGTACACCAGCTTCAGGTACAACTGGCGAAATCAGAGCAACAAATAACATTACCGCATATTATTCTTCTGATAGAAAATTCAAAGAAAATATTAAACCCATTGAAAATGCCTTAGATAAAGTAGTTGCAATTGGTGGTCAAACATTTGATTGGTCTAAAGAATATCTAGATGCTCATGGCGGTGCTGATGGTTACTTTGTTACATCATCAGACTTCGGCGTTATTGCGCAGGATGTGGAAAGCGTTTTCCCATTAGCTGTCAGAAAAAGAAACGATGGAACTCTTGCTGTCGACTATGAAAAGCTTTGTGCGCTGGCATTCCAAGCTATTAAAGAACAGCAAGACCATATAAATATGTTAAATGAAAGAATTAACACTCTGGAGACAAAGTTATGAAAAAGACTTCAATTTTAGCACTAGTACTTGGTGCAATGGTGCTTGCTGGTTGTGAAGCAGAACCTACACCTCCAACTGCACCTCCTGGTGCGGGCGATTGCACTGATTGTTCTGGTGCTATTACTGATGGCGGCGGGCCTGGTCAAGTACAACCACGTCAGGTGAGTGAAAACAACTAATGCCATTACAGACTACCGGTGCTATATCTTTAAACGACGTCCAAACTGAATTTGGCGGTGGAAACCCAATTGGCATAAACGAGTATTATGCCAACGGTGCTTCTGTGCCGGCTGGCACAAGCGGCACAAACGGAGCGGTTCCTACTAGCGGTCAAATTAGTCTTTCTAGCTTCTATGGTACCGGTATTACTGTTTCTATTACGGATCAAACGATTTCTTCAATGGGATCGGGTACACGTTACGGGTATTACTTTGTTACTGCCGGCGGTAAGATCCAATATTCTACACAAGCCGGCGGTATTAATCCGATTGATTTGGAAACATGGGTTGCATCGAACACGGCTGGAAGTCTTTTCGATGTAAGAGTTACAGTTACTGCCGGTTCTCTATCTGGTAACTCTACCGGTGTTTGGTTGGCTATGTCCGGAGGAACTCGCAGTTGGTTCAACCAAACGACATTCAGCGGCGATGCTCAATATACAACATTCACTGTAGATTTACGTAGAACCGGAAACACAACAATTCTAGATACTGCTACTATTACAATTGATCTTAATGAATTTTAATATTTAAAAAGTGAGACTATACTATGAATCAAGTTTGGCAATTTTGGCATGCCCAATTAAACGACGATCTAATCAATAATATCATTAACGTAGGAGAACAATATCCTATTGCTAATGCTGGTTTAGGATTTGATGGATCCACGTCAAATAACAACACTCGAAAGAGTGAGATTCGTTGGATTAATCCAAACGACTATCAAAGCAAGTTTATTGTCGACTTACTCTGGTATTTTGCCAGAGAAGCAAATCGAAATGCTTTTGGGTTTAATATAGATTACTTGCCAGATATTCAGTTCACAAAGTATTCAGCCGATGAAAATGGCAAGTATGATTGGCACTGTGATACGTTCTGGGGAAATCCTTCAGCATATGATCGTAAGATCTCTTTGGTGATTCAGTTAACTGATCCATCTGAATACGAGGGTGGAGACTTTCAATTGGATCCACAATATCCGGCTCTTCCATCTACAATTCGTGATAAGGGATCTGTGATTGCGTTCCCGTCGTTTTTAAATCATAGAGTCACTCCTGTGACACGCGGTGTTCGTAGATCTCTGGTATCGTGGATTCAAGGTCCTAAGTTTAGATAAATAAATAGAATCAAAACTAGGATGTCGAGATGGCTACACCAACAACTAAAGCTGAATTTAAAGAATACTGCCTACGTAAGTTAGGTAAGCCTGTTATCGAAATCAACGTTGATGACGACCAAGTAGACGATCGTATTGACGAAGCAATTCGTTATTGGTACGACTATCACTTTGATGGTTCAGATAGAGTATACTATAAACATCAAGTCACAGAAACTGATGTTGCAAACAAGTACATTACTCTTCCAGAGAATATCATCGGTGCTGTTCGTATTTTCCAGATTGGCGATCCATCGATTCGTGCCGACGATCTTTTCAACATTCGTTATCAGATTGCTCTGAACGACCTCTATACATTGACAAACGTTTCTCTCGTTCCTTACTATATGGTAATGGAACATCTTGCGCTTGTGACAGAACTTCTTGTCGGCCAACAACCAATTCGCTACGCGCGTCACAAGGATAGACTTCATATTGATATGGACTGGAATACAGTTCCTGTTGGATCGTATCTTCTCGTCGATGCATACGAAGTTGTGAATCCAGAGACATGGACAGACGCATGGAATGATCGCTGGCTTCAGAACTATGCTACAGCTCTGATCAAGAGACAGTGGGGTTCGAATCTCACCAAGTTCACTGGTATGCAGCTTCCTGGCGGCGTACAGTTCAATGGTGAAAAGATTTATGACGATGCTACCGAAGAAATTCGAAGAATGGAAGATGAGATGATTTCGTCGTATTCTCTTCCGGTTCTTGACATGATCGGATAAGATCTTGACTACTAATTTCTATTTCAATAATTTTAGTAATAGCCAAGAACAGCTTTTGATAGAAGATCTCGTAATGGAGTCTATCAAGGTCTATGGCCATGATCTTTATTATTGTCCTAGAACACTTGTAGCAAAAGATGATATCTACGGAGAAGATACTCTTTCCGAATATAAGACTGCTTACTTCATCGACATGTACATCAAGAATGTCGATAGTTACGAAGGCGATGGAAACTTCTTATCCAAGTTCAACTTAGAGATTCGAGACCAGATGACTTTAACAGTCTCTGTTCGCAACTTCATGAACGAGGTCGGAAGTCTAGAAAATATTGAAAGACCAAGAGAAGGAGATCTGATCTATATTCCGATGTTAGATCGTCTCTGGGTTGTCAAGTACGTAAACAAAAATGCTGTATTCTACCAGATGGGTGCAATTCAAATGTACGATCTGGTATGTGAAATGTTTGAATACAGTTCAGAAAGATTTAGCACTGGCATTGAAGCAATCGATAGTATCGAGAAAGATCTTTCTCTTGCCTTAACAGATTATGCTCTTCTTACGCAAAATGGATTCATTATTACTGACCAAGACGGATATCAGATTGTTCAGAGTGGCTATAACTTCGAGGAGCAAGCAAGAGATCCTTACGAAGACAATACAGAGTTCCAGCTGGAGGGTGACACTATCTTAGACTGGTCGCAAATCGATCCATTCTCAGAGGGAGCAGTATAATGTTCGGTCGTACATGGAACCATGATACTCTCAGAAAGTATGTCATACTTTTCGGAACACTTTTTAATAACATCTGGATTACACGCGACAGTGCGTCTAGTGAATCGATTCAAACGCTGAAGGTTCCTCTCTCGTATGGTCCAAAAGAAAAGTTTCTAGCAAGACTTGATGGTAACCCAGGACTTTCAAATAAAGTTGGTGTTGTCCTGCCACGCATCTCCTTCGAGATGACGTCGTTCACTTACGACTCCGAGAGAAAACTAAATACGTTGAATCGTTACTATAAGCAACCAACAAACAACGGCACAGACGATCGTATTGCTTATCAGTACATGCCAGTTCCGTACAACATCACATTTCAGATGTCGATCATGGTCAAGAACGCCGAGGATGGAACTCGTATTATCGAGCAGATTCTTCCGTACTTCACTCCAGAATGGACTGCTTCTGTAAATCTGGTTCCTGGTATCGACGCCGTGATGGATATCCCGATTGTTCTAAACGACATCAATGTAACTGATACCTACGAAGGTAGTTTCGAAGAGAGACGTGCTATCATTTGGGATCTGACCTTTACAATGAAGGCATACATCTTCGGACCAACCAAGAAGTCTGGTCTGATCAAATTTGCTCAGGCAAATATGAGACTGACAGATTCACCTACTACGGCGAATGCATTTACCACTGCAAATACTGTGGTAGTTACTGCAAAGCCAGGACTCACTGCACAAGGTGAGCCTACAAGTAATGCAGCTCTATCAATTGATTATTTAGAGATCAAATCCACCGATGATTATGGATTCATTAATGACTTTATAGAGAATATCTAATGAGTAATATCGATAAATTTACTGGCTCAAACTCAAATCTGCCAGCAGTAATTGAAAAGAAAGCTACCACACAGACCGAGGCAGATTTTGAATATGCCCGTGAAAACATGATGGAAGTAATCAACAAAGGTCAAGAGGCACTCTTTGATCTCATGGACGTGGCTCGACAGAGTCAGCATCCAAGAGCCTATGAAGTTCTTGCTACTATGATGAACACCATGGTGAGTGCAAGCAAAGACCTGCTGGATCTTCAAGCAAAGAAGAAAAAGATTCTAGAAGCCGATCCTGAAGCTTCTCCACAGCAAGTTACAAACAATCTTTTTGTCGGATCAACTGCTGATCTACAGAAGATGATATCAAACATTAAAGGTGATTCTACCTAATGTTTGACTCTATGAAGAAAATGTTTGATAAGGGTTATAATGGCAACCCGCTTCTCAAGAAAGCTCGTCGTAAGATCGAGTGGACTCCTGAGATGGTGGAAGAATATATTAAGTGTGCACAAGATCCCATCTACTTTGCTGAAAAGTATATCCAAATTGTGCACGTTGATCATGGCTTGATCCCAATCAAGCTGTATGATTATCAAAAAGAAATTGTTACTAAGTTAACTAACAATCGCCGAGTCACCGTTGTTACATCTCGCCAGGCTGGTAAGACGACAACCGCCGCGGCTATTATTCTTCACTATATCCTGTTTAACGACCATAAAACAGTTGCTCTTCTTGCTAACAAGGGTGATGCGGCTCGTGAAATTCTAGACAGAATCAAATTATCTTATGAATCTCTGCCAGAGTGGCTGCAGCAAGGTGTTGTTGAATGGAACAAAGGTTCGATCGAACTTGAGAATGGCTGTAAGGTTATTGCTGCTGCAACCTCATCCTCTGCCATTCGTGGTAAGTCGATCTCGCTGCTGTACATCGACGAAGCTGCATTCGTTGAAAACTGGGATGAGTTCTTTGCATCGGTTTTCCCTACAATTTCATCAGGTGAAACTACCAAGATCCTCTTCACCTCTACACCAAATGGTTTGAACCACTTCTATAAAACCTGTATGGGCGCCAAAGAAGGAACCAATGGTTATCAATACGTTGAAGTTCCTTGGCAGAAAGTTCCTGGTCGTGATGAGAAATGGCGCCAAGAAACCCTTGCTGCTATGGACTTTGATCATGAGAAGTTTGCTCAGGAATTTGAGTGTGCATGGTTGGGTTCTTCTGGTACTCTGATTTCAGGCGCAGTGCTAAAGAGTTTGGTAGTAAAAGCACCGCTTGCATCGAAGGCTGGACTTGCTCAATATTTTCTACCAGAAGAAGAGCACAAGTATGTTCTAGTAGCAGACGTATCAAGAGGTAAAGGCCTGGATTACTCTGCTTTCCAGATTATCGATGTCACAAAGATGCCATACAACCAGGTTGCAGTATATAGAAGCAACTTAGTAACTCCTGTTGACTATGCAGTAGAAATCCATCGAATTGCTAAACTCTATAATGATGCTACAATACTTGTAGAAATCAATGACATCGGTGGTCAAGTTGCTGATACTCTTTATTTTGATTATGACAGTGAGAACTTAATCTATACTGAAAATGCCGGCGCAAAAGGCAAAAGAATTTCGGGCGGATTCAATAAATCAGCAGACCGGGGTGTGCGTACTACAAAGACCGTGAAGTCTATTGGTTGCTCTCTGTTGAAACTTCTCGTAGAACAATATCAGCTTATTATTCATGATCATGATACCATCCAAGAGCTTTCTACGTTCTCGAAAAAGAATAGTTCGTATGAAGCCGAGCCAGGGTGTCATGACGACCTTGTAATGTGTTTGGTTCTTTTTGCTTGGTTGTCAGACCAACAGTACTTCAAAGAACTAACCGATATTCATACTCTCATGAAACTGAGAGATAAAACTGATGAAGAAATTGAAAATGATTTAGTGCCTTTTGGCTTTATCGATGACGGACATCCTGAAGATGACGTTGTAGACATGACTCAGAAATGGAATCCGGAATTTGCTGGCTTGTTTTCCTAATCTAGCAACATTATAAATAAAACAAACTCGTATATAAAACCTTCGACTAAGGGAGATAACAATGGCGTTTCAAGTCAGCCCTGGAATTAATGTATCTGAGATCGACCTAACTACTACCATCCCATCGCTGGCTACCACTGTAGGTGCTTTCGGTGGCGTGTTCCGTTGGGGTCCTGTCGGAAAGTTCATTCTAGTAGATTCAGAAAATACTCTTGCCGCACGTTATGGCAAGCCAACATCAGACAACTACGAAACATTCTTCACAGCGGCTAACTTCCTTGCATATGGTAATGCTCTCTATGTAAGTCGTGCAGCTGTTACAACTGGTTTCTCAAATACGGTTACTTCAACAAGTGTTAACCTACAGAGCAATACAACTGTTATCCTGACAGGCAATAACCACGGTGTTCAAGCTGGTCATGCAGTATTCGGTGCTGGTATTCCAGACGGAACCTTTGTTTCAACCGTCACTGCTAACTCGACAGCTCTTGCTGTTGTTCTGACTGCAAATGCTACTACATCGACTGATGCTCAACTGAATTTCTTTGCAAATACTCTTGCTCTGAATGCTGTTGCTAATAGTGGCGTTATTGAACTGGCTGACTGTATTGTAAAGAATGCTGATGACTTCGAAGACAAGGGTCCAGCAAATGCTACCTTTGCTAGCACACAATTCGTAGCTCGTTATCCAGGTGATCTTGGTAACTCGCTTCGTGTGTCGATGTGCGATTCTGCAAATCAATACAGCAAGACAATTAATCCATTCAGCAACTCGAGCGTTGGCGGTGTAGCAACTACATATCGTCTTGATCAACTTGCTGCTGCTGGTATTACTATCAATGTAAACTCTTCGACTGCTAACGTATTCCTTACATGGGATTCAGGTGCTTCGACCCTTACATATGCTGAAACAAAGAATGCTGCAAATACAATCCTACAGTCTCTGTCTGTAGGTGACTATATCGAGCTTGGTAACACAACCGTTGGTACACAGGCACTCAAGATCAAGTCGCTTCCAACAGTTTCTTCGGATGACGCTTCAACTCAAGCATACTTCAACATCACGTTTGAAGATACTTGGAATCGTGCTTCGAACTTCACTGGTAACACAATTCCACGCAAGTGGGAGTTCTACAACACTGTTCCGGTTGCTCCAGGAACTTCACGCTATCTTTCGGATCGCGGTCTTACAACTGTTGACCAAGTCAGCGTTGTAGTTGTTGACGAAGACGGTAAGTTCTCGGGTACTCCAGGAACTGTTCTTGAAGTATACGAAAATCTTTCGCGTGCTACAGATGCTGTTGGTGAAGACGGTACAACAGCCTTCTACAAGACAGTTATTAACGATAACTCACGCTATGTATGGGCAACCAACGATCGTTCAGAAGCAACATCGACTGCTGCTGCAAGTCTTTCGAACTCAACTGCAACTACACCATATTCGAAGTCGTTTATCGGTGGACGAGATGGTGTGACTGAAAGCACTGCAACAGTTGCTGCTCTTGCTTCGGCTTACGATCTGTTTGCTGATGCTTCAACTGTTGACGTGTCTCTGCTAATGACTGGTAAGTCGGTTGGCGCTTCAAACGGAGCACAGCTTGCTAACTATCTCATCGACAATATCGCTGATGTTCGTAAGGACTGTGTGGTGTTCATCTCTCCACAGAAGGAAGATGTTGTCGGAAGCGGAGTGGAAGGTTCACAGGCTTCGAACATTGTAACATTCCGTCAGAGTGTACGCAATAGCTCGTATGCATTCATCGACTCGGGTTACAAGTATCAGTACGACAAATACAATGACGTATATCGCTATGTTCCACTGAATGGTGATATTGCTGGTCTGACAGCTCGTTCTGATGATCTACGCGATCCTTGGTTCTCGCCAGCTGGTTATAACCGCGGTCAAATCAAGAATCTTGTCAAGCTAGCTTATAGCCCGAACAAGACCGATCGTGATCTTCTTTACAAGAACGATGTCAACCCAGTAATCACACAACCAGGTCAAGGAACTGTACTGTTCGGCGATAAGACTGCTCTTGGTCGTCCAAGCGCGTTTGATCGTATCAATGTACGCCGTCTGTTCATTGTTCTTGAAAAGACAATTGCAACAGCTGCAAACCAAATGCTCTTCGAATTCAATGACGAGTTCACCAGAGCACAGTTCCTGAATCTGATTGAACCATTCCTCCGTGATGTTCAGGGCCGCCGTGGTATCACTGACTTCCGTGTTGTTTGCGACGAAACAAACAATACTCCAGAAGTTGTTGATACAAACCGCTTTGTTGGTGATATCTACATCAAGCCAGCAAAGAGCATCAACTTCATTCAGCTGAACTTTGTTGCCGTAAGATCCGGTGTTGAGTTCAACGAAGTTGTCGGCCAGTTCTAATAAATAAAAGAAACTAGGAGGAAAAAAGAAATGGCTTTTAATATCAATGAAATGAGAAGCCAACTGGTCTACGGCGGTGCACGTCAGAATCTCTTTCAGGTACGTATCAACAACCCTGCAAACGCTTCTGGCGACTTAAAAACACCATTCATGGTTCAAGCTGCTCAGATTCCAGAATCAACTCTCGGAGTAATTCCAGTATTCTACTTCGGCCGACAAATGAAGTTGGCCGGAGATAGAACATTCGGTGACTGGACAGTAACAGTCATTAACGATGAAGACTTCCTGATTCGTAACGCCATGGAAGAATGGTCAAACCGAATCAATCGTCTTGAGCGTAACGTTCGCGACATCAATCGATACAAGTCGAATGCTACTGTAATCCAGTATGCAAAAGACGGTACACCTATTCGCGAGTATAAGTTCAATGGAATCTTCCCGAGTGTTATCTCACCAATCGAACTTGATTGGGCATCAACTGATCAGATTGAATCGTTCCAGGTTACATTCTCATACGATTACTGGACTGTAAGTGGTGGCACCACCGATAGAGCTGGTGGAGAATAATAAGTAAGGGGTAACCACTCCCCTTACTTTTTTTGTTAATTAGGAGTCCAAATGGCCGAATTATTTGGTTTTGAAATCATTCGAAAGAAACCACAGGAAGAACTGCCGTCCTTTGCGCCAAAGCTCGAAGAAGACGGTGCTCTTGTTGTTTCCGAAGGTGGTGCATACGGCCAGTATGTAGATCTCGAAGGTGCAGTTAGAAACGAAGCGGAACTTGTCAGCAAGTACCGTGAAATCTCTATGCATCCTGATATCGAAATGGCCGTTGACGATATTGTTAATGAAGCTATTGTGATGGATCCCAAGAAAGAGATTGTCAGTCTCAATCTTGATGATCTTGAACAACCAGAAAATATTAAGAAGATGATTCTTGAAGAGTTCGACACTGTAATCGAACTTCTCGAATTCAATCAGCACGCCTATGAGATCTTTCGTAAATGGTACGTCGATGGCAGACTTTATTACCATCTGATTATTGACGAGAAAGCACCGCGTGAAGGCATCAAAGAACTAAGATATGTCGACCCGCGTAAGATTCGTAAGATCAAGACTCAAAAGAGAGTCAAGGCAAATAAGAATACGAACGTAATTATTAATAAGACAGCCGAAGAGTTCTACATCTATAACGATAAGGGATTCGCAAAGGCTCCTACACAGGGATCTACATATAATGATCCTGCCTCACAGGGTATTCGTATTGCTGTAGATTCTGTTGTTAACGTATCATCGGGCCTTGTAAATGTTCCAGGCGATATGGTAATTGGTTACCTACAGAAGGCAATTAAACCTCTGAACCAGCTAAAGTCGATGGAAGACTCGCTGGTTATCTACCGTATTTCTCGTGCACCAGAACGTCGTATTTTCTACATCGATGTTGGTAACCTACCAAAGATGAAGGCAGAGCAGTATCTTCGTGATATCATGACTCGTTTCAAGAACCGTGTAGTTTACGATGCTCAGACCGGTGAGATTCGTGACGACCGCAAGCATATGACAATGCTTGAAGACTTTTGGTTACCACGACGCGATGGTGGTAAGGGAACAGAGATCACGACTCTTCCTGGAGGTCAAAATCTTGGCCAGATGGATGATGTTATCTATTTCCAACGCAAGCTTTACAAGTCGCTAAACGTTCCGATTACTCGTCTCGATCCAGAGGCACAGTACAACTTTGGTCGTGCTACTGAGATTTCAAGAGATGAAGTAAAGTTTGCTAAGTTCGTTACTCGTCTTCGTGGCAAGTTCTCTGAACTATTCAATAAAATTCTTGAAAAGCAATTAATTCTAAAGGGTGTTATTACTAGCGAAGATTGGCAAGAGTTTAAAACTAACTTCAAGTATGAATACTCAGAAGATAACCATTTTGCTGAATTAAGAAATACTGAAATTCTTCGCGATCGTATCTCAATGCTCCGCGATATTGACGATTATGCTGGCAAATATTATTCGCACGAATGGATTCGTCGCAATGTTCTGTATCAGACTGAAGAAGATATCAAGGAAATTGATGATCAGATTGTAGAAGAACAAGACAATCCACAATATAATCCGCCGGTTGAACTAGGTCCGGATGGTCAACCACAAGAAACACCTGGGCCTGCCGACACCAGCGGAGCTTTAGGACCAGATACAGGAAAGCCTACAAAGGTTCCATCTCTACCTAAAGTTCCGGACCTGGTGAAGAAACCAGCGTGATTATAAATAATAAAAAATTTGGAGGAAACAATGGCCGATATTGATGATCTTATCAACTTTTCTATGAATCAGCAGCCAACTAAGTTCGCTTCTGCATTCGATGATATTATGGGTCAGAAAGCAACCGCAGCTATTGATGATATGAGAATCTCAGTAGCACAGAGTATGTTTGCAGCCGAAGAAGATTCTGTCGACGATGAAGATGACTTCGATCTTGACGACGATGATCTAGATCTCGATGATGACGATTTAGATCTTGATGATGAAGATCTTGAAGATCTCGACTGGGACGACGAAGACGATTTCGATTTAGACGACGAAGATTTAGAAGGATTCGAAGACGATGGCGAAGACGCTTAATCAATTCCTAGAAGGTTATCTGAAAGTTAAGAATCCTGACGAACAGAAGTTCGTGGATAAGCACGTTGTTGCCAAGCATTCAGACCGCAATGGCAACGACGACGAAGTCTTTAAGGGTTCGAAGGTAAAGCAGATTGATCGCCGCAAAGAGCGTCATGGCTATAACCCAGGTGAAGACGAAAAGGTCTACGAGGAACTCAAGGGCAATCAGCACAAGATCGATGCCAACAAGAATGGCAAGGTCGATGCTCATGACTTTAAACTTCTTCGTAAGAAGAAGAAAGTTGCTGAAGAAGCCGAGCAGATTGACGAGCTTTCAAAGAAGACGCTTGCAACTTACGCTGTTAAGGCTAAGAATCAAATGGGCCGTGATGAAGCTCGCGCAGGATATCAGCGCGGCATTCGCACTATGGACGGTAAGGGCCAGGGCGAGATGGAACGCGCTCATGATAAGAGAGCCGAAAAGCGTTCAAAGGGTATCGATAATGCGCTGAATAGACTTGCCAAGGAAGAAGTTGAAATTGAAGAAAAGATTGACATGAAAAAGGCTTCGATGGGAACTGTAATTAAGGATTTCCAGAAGTCTGATGCTCCACAGTTCAAGGGTAAGTCGCAGAAGAAGCGCCAGGCAATGGCGATCGCTGCTAAGCTTACTGCAGAACGTG